CCATTAACGAACCTAAATCTGTAATAACCAGTAGATGGGACTATGCCACTAGACGTAACCCAACCTTGGTTTTGCCCACGTCCATATGAAACTAAAGTTGAAGTAGCACTAGAGCCATAGTCGTATGAGTTCCCACTCGCAGAAACCTCAACTAAGTATCCGTATGCTTCGTAGTCGTCACCACCACCAGCTGCGGCCCAGTCAAAAGAAATTGATTGATTTGCCGTAGCAGGAAACGGCTCGGTCCATATTTCTGGTCCAAACGCCGAACCGTATGTTCCATGATTATTACAAGTATTGGCATAGGAAATAGTGCCAGAAGAGAAGAGACGAATTACTCCACTACGTCCACCATATGCTTCTCCTGTAGATGTTGAGTAGGACAGGTTCTGGGTAGTCGCTTCTTGGCCTTCGTACAACTGCTGTTCTCGCGTGTAGTTCTTGTCGGTTACATAGGAGTAGGAATCGCCAGAGGTGGTATCGGTGCCGGTCATTGTGTATGGCCCAATGCCCTGCTTGTCTAGAGCCGCACATTGGGTTCGGCTTGCCAACGAACCTAGGGTTACTTTTGCCGCCGCAGTTGACTCAAAAACAGGCGACAATGCCCTGACTGGAGCAGAAAAACCAAAAATCGACACTAGTAAAAGGAATACCGAAGGTACAGCCATGATGGCTGCGGGCTTGTTTATGCGACGTCTACCACCGAACATCTGACCTCCAGAAAAAATACCTCTAATTCTAGCATTTTTTGGAGTTTAAAAATAAGTGAACAATTTTAAATAGCTCTGTCTGCTATGTTCCTTTGTTCAACAGCTACTAGCTTGCCTTCGTGTTTTGCCTGCACGTCTTTTCTAACCCACGTCATTCCGTATGTTGTACTCAATGTCTCTGGACCCTCTCTACGCAATAATCTTTCTGCCATTGACTGAAAGGTCGGGTCATCGCTGAGGTTGAGATAGGCATTGTGCGACCATGGCAGGTCATAAAAGGCAGGGGCATTTACCAAAAGCGCTCCTGCAGTATTCCAGTGTTCTTCTATTCTTGGGTTCTCATTTACGATTGCTCCGGATAGGCAGTAAGCCGGAACGTCCACACCCACTAATGGCCTATTTACTTCGAGCATTTTCTCAATAGCGTTGCTATCAAGAGACATGTCGGAATCTATATAAAGTATTGCAGAGTAGTTAACTACGCCGTAATTCAATTCGGTACAATCTTCACCCCAGTGATGACCGCTCGTAACCCTGTGTCTTTGGGCAAATTCCCTAATTAGATTTCTGCCAGTCTCTATTCGAATCCATCTATTTCCTGAATCGACCTTGGCTTGCATATCGTTTATTGAGTATGTCCAGTAATCCCCGTTTATCTCACGCAGGGCTTCAATCACTTCTGCAAAAGGCTCTATCCCTCTGTTGTCAACCTCGAATGCAGAAAACCATTTCACATTTGGGAACTTTCGACATATCTCAACTCTGTCTGACAGCCAGTTCAAGTGTTCTTTAGCGTCACATTTCCAGGCAACAAGCGGTGTTCCAATTACGAAATGTTTGTCATAGTCAATTGGCTTGAATACTGGAGCATCAGGTATCTTGATTTGTGGTTTATTTAACATCCCAACAAAGTCTGAACAAACACCTGAAAAACCTATTTTCCAATTTGAATCAATTTCCCACCATGAGCGCTCTGGCAGAACATTTATACATCTGTCAGATGTTGATTTTTTCCCAGGATAAGCCCAAACATAACCCCTGCTTGTAATTGTGTAGTCGTCTGTATTGTGAAAAAAACAATGCAGCTGATAATGTAGTGAAAAGCTAAGAGCCTCTGGATTTTTGCAATGGACCCATAACTGATGCGTCCTATCGATAAGCCATTCTTTAGGCACTGAGTATTGAGGGCCATCGTGGCCAAGAAATATCCCAGACTCGTTAACCCAAAGGTCTACTTCTACGTCAAAACCATTTGCTATTGCTTCCTCCACATAGTCTGGACGATTCTCAAATTCTGGTTTTGGACCTGTTGTGTTTCCTCTGTGAGATATGTAAATCATTTTTCAACCTGAACCCATATCCAGTTCTTGTGGTTATCACCAGGGCCAGTTGGCCTAATGTCGTATTTAAAGTTCGTGAAACCAATTTTGCCAACCAGGTCATCAAAAAGTGTTTGCTCATCCTGGATGCTTACATCCGAGTGACCATTAGTGCTTCCGGCGTCATAGTTGTTGTCGTAATAGCCAGCAGTCGGTATTTCACCTTTCCCGCCGTACCCCATCTGAAAACACAACTTTCCGCCTGGCTTCAAGACTCTGAAGATATCCTTCAGAATATTGAATCTGATTTCATGCACGCAAATATGCTGAAAACAAATAACTGCAAAAACAACATCGTAAATGTCGTCCTCAATTGCTGAAAGATTATCTCCGCTGGTTACATAAAGATTTGGTTCTGAAATATTGTTTGCTTTTGTATTGATTCTGGCTTTTTCTATATTTACATCAGATATATCAATTCCGTCAACTCGAGCAAATCTGTCTGCAAACTTGACCAAGTTTCTTCCGGGTCCGCATCCATATTCAAGTGCTACAAGACCATTTGTATCAAAGTCCTTGAATAAAAAATTGTCATAGTCTGACCAGTTATTGTGTGCGTCGTATGAGCCGACAACTGGGTCTCTGAAATCAAGTGACCACTTTGATGCATATTCGTCATAATATGAATTCTGCATATCCAGATAATCTTTTTTGTTCTTGCTCATTTGTTGTTCTCCATATTGTAAATAACTGCCGTCATTGATAGTGGTGCATCTCGGCTGCCTCGATAGAAAACCTCAACAACATCAGCATTTTTTTGAATATATTCTGCTTCATCAGGTAGTGAATATTTTGAAGCCCATCCATTTTTGTCTATATTTTCCAACAGATTTACAGTTGCTTCCTCGTCTTCGTTTTTGTAACCAAGCCACCACGCATGAAGGTCTTCTATTATGTAAATCTTTGAATACTTGAATAAAAAAGAAAAAGACGTTTCCATCAATTCGGGCGTATGTCCACCGTCGTCAACTATCACATCATATATTTGCCCATTTATTGCGGATTCAATTTGTTCCCTATTTCCTTGGTCAACTTTTAGTACCGAGCATCCTTCTATTTGGGGTATGTCGTCTATATCCCACCCGTGGACCGATGAATCTTCTGGAAGCCATTCCCTCCAAGCCCTGAGAGAATAACCCCCTTGTACTCCAATCTCGAGCAGACGTTTAACAGATTCTCTTTTGATATGTCTCTCGTAGACATCCATGTATAGGTGTTGTGATTTGTCTGTCCCATGCTTCAGCCCCAAGCTATGAAGCAATCCGCCGCTCATTTGTTGTTCTCCAAGTAGTAATTTAGGTCTTCTGGTGTTCCGATTCCCCACATCTTTGGTACTTCCTTAATCCGAATCTTTTTCCCATCTTCAATTGCTTCATTGAACACCGGGCAGACGTAGAACTCATTATTTGTTCTTATGTTTTTTTCAATCATCTGGTTTGCATATTTAACATAGTCAGAGCCGTGCTTCCAGTAGTAAATGCCAACAGTAGCGTTATCTGAGATTGGGTTCTTTTCTGCAACTTCATTTACAAGACCATCGTCACCGAGCTTTGCGTACGACCACTTTGGATGGGTCGCCTTGAATGTCAGAATCCCACCATCAACACCTTCTGCTCCAAATGCGTACAAGCACTCGTTGCTGTTCCAATCCACTATTTGGTCGGAGTTTGCCATTAACAATGGTTCGTCATTGTCTATTAGGCCAGATGCCAAAAGCGTCGTGCATGCAGCACCTTCAGTCATTCCATCAACTAAAACAATGTCGCATTCTGGTTTGATGAGTCCCAAGACTTGTTTTAGGTTGTATTTTTCGTAGTGTTCTTTTTGAACAAGGAATATGAAGTGAGCATCAATATTCAAGTTCTCAACAACAACCTGAATCATTGGCTTCCCGTTGACTTCGATTAGTGGTTTTGGAAACGTATATCCAGCCTGTGCAAATCGCGAACCAGCTCCAGCCATTGGTATTAAAACATTCATTTTTTCGTTCCTCCACGCAACAGGCTTCTTGCCTCTTGTCTCTATTTCATCAACAAAGCGCATTAAACGTTCTTTGCTTAAGTCGCTGGCGTTCTTTATTGCATGTAGGTTTGCCCCAGAACTAAGCGCACCTTCCCTGCCGATATGGGAATCCTCAATAATTATAGTGTTTGCAGGTGATGCATCAAGGGAGACCATGCATTGCCAATACATTTCAGGATGAGGTTTGTGGTTCCTTACATCTTCATTGCTCATTATGTAACTGACATATTTGAGTACGCCAATTGCATCTAGTGCTGTAATTACAGTGTCTCTTACAGCGTTTGACGCAACAGCTATTCGCCAACCCTTTTCTTTAAGGGTCTGCATTATGTCAATGGCTATATAGTTTTTGGGAAAACCTGAAAGTATTTGAAGAGTAGCTTTTTGCTTGTCTTCCCAGACTTGCTGATGTGCTGACTCTGGTAAACCCTTTTCCTCGGTGAGCATCTTTAGTTTTGTTGTTGTTCCAAGACCGTCGTATTTGGATAGATGTTCTTCCTTGGAAATTACATACTCTTGCCCGATTCGACTGAGAGCGATATTTAGAGAGTCATAGTGGACATCGCGCGATTCAATAAGAACGCCGTCAAGGTCAAAGATGACAAGAAAGTTACTTTTCATTTGGATTAGGCCCTGCGTGTCGATGCCACTTGTTGTGACGGACAATGCTGTTTCCGTTGCACTTCATTACATATTTATTGCGTACACGCATTGACCATTCAACATCTTCTTCTTCGTTCCATCCGCGCGATTCATCAAGAGGCTCTTCAATCATGACGTGCTTTTTAATCATGAAGAATCCACCAGATATGTACATGTATTGAGTCTGCGTCCAGTCGTTGTAGTTAAGGGACCACGCGCGTCCATGTCCAGGCTTATCCCAGAGAGACCAATCCATTGGATTTCTCGCACCATTGATTAGGTATTGTGGGCATGAGCAGATTTCCCAGTCGGTGCCAAACTTTTTAAATTCTTCGTACCATCCAGTTTCAAAAATATGATAATCGTGCATTAAAACGATATTCTCGTACTTAGCGTTTTGAACGAGTATGTTCTTTTTTTTAGTAATCCATCTTGGTTTAATTGATTCATCAAAATCAATCTTTGAAATGTCAACACCTTCAATTTCGCTTGAATCACCGCCACCAACGAGCAGTATTTCGTACTCTGGAATCCCAAGAGCGCGGATACTCTCTATTATCTGTTTCAATCTATTTATGTCTTCATAAACAGTTATGATTCCAAAGGTAAAGGCGATGTCATTCATGATTTTGTTTCATCTACACAGTTTCTAATATTTGCTTAAAAGCCATGTCCCATTCAATTCCTCGCACCTGCATTGAAAAAGCATTCAAAATTTCTTTGTTTTTTTCTCTTTCAAAAATTCTTATTTTTGGGTCTAAAAGTGAATCTAGGTGTTCCTGCCACTCTGAATCGGATGTTGCAACTTTCCCTATTCCGCAATCAGCGAGATACTGGTACTCGGGGGAGTATGAAGAGACAAAGGGGATTCCTGCCGCCGCGTACTCCAGACCTTTAATAAACGATTTTGCATGATTGAAAGGCACGTCACTTAAAGGCACAATTCCAATGTCAAAAAACTTAAAAAGTTGCGGGTATTCAAGAATTGGAGCGAGACCACAAGACCTAAAATGTTTTTTGTTTATTTTTAATAGGTCAAAAACGTTTGGACTTGACGCACAATGCCCAGAGTGATGGAAGGTGAATTTATGTCTTGCCATATAGTCGCCCATCCATGGCGCGAGCTGCTCAAGGTCATGAGAGCGCCAATTTGTCGCCCCCACCCAACCTATTGTTGTTCTGTGTTTGGCAGAGTTTCGTGGAGGAAGTGTCCAGCGGTTAGCGGTGCCAATGTCTATGCCATTCCTGACCAGATATACGTTTTTTCTTTTCGATGAATAATAATCGTAAAGAAATGGCGTACTAACAGTGATTGCAAAAGCGCGATTAATTATTTCCGCGTAAATTTCCCTGTTGCTGTTTGGGTTATTTTTGGGGTCCGTCGTTTTAAAGGCATGGTTTGACTCTGGCAAACCCTCATACCAATCGTCTACATCTACAACAACTTTTTGCCCAATGGATTCCGCATAGTCCATCCCCTCCAAGACTTCTCGCTGCATTAAAAGCTTCATAACCACAATGTCCCATCCGTGCACAATTTGCCCTTCTTGGACTATGAGACCAAAACCTTTTTCCTTGCTAAATCCAGGAAACCCTATTCCGGTAATCCATCCGCGTTTTCCTAGTTCTTCCATGGGGAGCTTGCAGCGATACCAGGCGCATCCATTTGGTTGTAGCGGCTCAGTACCCCAAGACCAGTCTCCGGTTATATAGCAAATCGTCGGTTTCTTTTTTTGGGTAGGCATCAAAACTCGGTCTGCTTTCGGGGAAAAAATATCGGCTGCGTCATTTGATAATAGTCGGTGCGCTCTATCGATTCAGTACTATGCCTGTTTGCCAATATTCTTGACTCAAAGCCAGAAACTATATGTTTATATTCCGTAGATTCAGCTGTTAAGAAAGAATTTTTTTTACAAAAATCATCTAAAGCGTCATTTGGGTTATCGCCTAGACCAAAGCTTTTCGCTTCCTCGCTGGACCAAAAGTCAAGAGCATCACAGTCGTCTCCTTCGAGATAATCAAAGTATGCATCCGGCAGGGGGGCCCTTCCTGAATAGCAAAAGAAATGCCCGCCCTCATAGACGCCGCCATAACGCGACTGCTGAACAACTAAGGGGTAGTGCTCGCTCGGTATCTCGTATCCATTAATTTTCATTAAAAAATATTACCCCAATAATTCAAAGAATTAATTTACGGTGTAAACAATTAAGTGACTGTATTCATTCAGCGGGCAAGAATTGGTGATACTCTTGTGTTGGTCAACAAACACAGGAGGACCTATGAGCACTAAATTTATCAAAGACACCGTCGAAAGAGCAGTAATGGCTTTTTTGACCGGCTGGCTGGGTGCGGCAATGGCAAGTGGGTTAGATTTTGACTCACTTTCGAACACTGACAACCTGAAAATTGGAGTTTCCGCCTTGGCGCTAACAATCGCTGCGGCGCTTGGGCTCAAGAAGGTTGGACCAAACAAGGACAGTGGTTCGGTTCTTTAAGGCGTATTGCCGACCAGGTCGGCGCTTTCTAATCTACAATCTTATAGGTCGATGATTGGAGAAAAGCCGTGTCAATGGTAGCGGGTAGATACAGAATGGTTTGTGAGCAAGGGTCGACTTTTGATATTCAGTTGACTTTGCAATATTCAAATCCTGACTACCCAGCGAATTGTGCCGACCCCGATGATTGTCCTGAATTTTTGCCATGGGATTTGACTGGGTATACAGCAAGAATGCAAGTTAGGAAATATGTTGAATCAGCAACAACAATTGCTGAATTAACAACTGAAAATGCATCAACTTTTAGAATTACCCTTGGCGACCCAGACCCATCAGACGGTAAGATAACACTATTTATTCGACCCGAGGATACGAGAGCTATGCCAACATCTGGCGTTTATGACATCAAGATAACTTCTCCGACAAATGAGGTCGACAGAATAATAGAAGGTGAATTTATTCTTTCCCCGGAGGTAACACGGTGACGTCAGAAAACACAGTAGATGCCGTATCTCGCAATAGAGTGATAGTAACTACCACGCGTTCTCCTGGCGTACAGCAGTTTACCTATCAAGTTCAGATTTTCACCGTTCCAGGCACGCTTAGTAGCGGAGTGGGCCGTTCGAAGTTCTTCATCCCCGGACCGATAAACATAGGAAACGTTAGAGCCTCGGTCGGAACTGCCCCAACTGGCGCTGACCTCATAATTGATGTCAATAAAAACGGAACGACAATATTCACAACCCAGATAAGTAGGCCAAAAATCTTCGCCGGACAAACGACGGTATCCAATAGCACGCCGCAAATAACCCAGTTGACAACAGGAGATTTTTTAACCGTTGACATCGACCAAGTCGGTTCGTTAAATCCTGGAGCCGACCTAACAGTTCAAATAGAATTCACCCCTTAGGTGATATTCTAGTAGCAAGCGGTGTTAACCGGCCCCTAGCACAAAGGTATCAATCATGACAATTTCAAACTTTCTAGAAAACGAACTACTCGATACCTTGGATGGTTCGAGTTCTGCATACTCGGCTTCTGCTACTTATCTCAAGCTTCATACTGGAGACCCGGGCGAAGCCGGAACATCAAACGCAGCAGCGGAAACAACTCGCAAAGAAGTTGAGTTCAACGTTGCATCTTCTGGCTCAAAGACATCAACAGCAACCGTTGAGTGGACAAACGTTTCCACAACTGAAACATACTCACACTGGTCTTTGTGGGACAGCTCAACGGCTGGCAACTGCCTCTGGTACGGTGCTCTTTCGGCAAACGCTGCAGTTACCGCAGGTGACACTTTCGAGATTACCTCTCTTACACTGACACTCGACTAATCCACAAGGGGAGTAGCCCCTCATGGATGAACAAGAGATAATTGGTTTCTCGGAGCCATTCCGAGGGACGTCGTCGTTCTATGTAGGATTCAAAACTGTATCGGAGACTGCCTCCGCTACAGCAAGTGGTTCTTCGTCCGTATCTCAACTTTATACGGCGATAAGAAATGCTTCAACATCTGCTACATCTGGACACTTCATTGTCTCAGTTCGCGTTTCTCTACGAGGGGCCACTGGCTCTGGTTCTGCCACAGCAGGAGACCAAGCAATTGGTCTACATATATCTCCGAGACAAGCATCTTCTTCGGCCAACGGAGATAGCAGCGTTGTTGTTCTACACGCAGCCCTACGAAGTGCAACAGGGAGCGGAACCGGCTCTTCAAGCAACCTGAGTGAAGTAATAACATTCCTTAGAGCTGCAAGTGCATCAGGTGGTGCAACCGCAGGCGACGAATCAATTGGCCTTCATACGGCTCCTAGAGGGGCAACTGGTTCTGGTCAGTCCAGTGAATCGTCAACTAGAGTTAGAACGGCTGTTGTTTCAGCTACTGGCTCTGCTATCAGCGGTTCTACTGCGATTGGCCTACACACTGCTTCAAGAACGGCTTCTGCCTCTGGACAGTCAAACGAATCTGCAGTACGACTTATTGTTTCCCCAAGAAGTGTTACTGGTTCAGGAAATGGCGATTCTCTTGTTCTCGCCCTTCACACACATTTACGAACTGCATCTGCTGGTGGTTCTGGAACTTCAAATAACTCTATTCTTTACTCAAACCTTAGAACCGCTCAAGGTTCAGGTTCAGCAACAGCTGGCGATACAGCACTAGTTCTCCATTCACATCTAAGAGCCGCAAATGCATCCGGAAACGGCTCAGAGAATTCATCATCGTTCAAGACACCGCTGAGAACTATAAATGATTCTGGACAAGGCTCTGAATCTGCAAATGGTCTGCATACATCTCCAAGAACGGCAACAGGTTCTGGTTCTGGAAATTCATCATCATCGATAGTAACTACGTTTATCAGAACGGCTTCTGCTGCTGGTAATGGAACATCAAACAACTCAATAGTTCATTCAAACCTACGAACAGCCCAGGGCTCTGGTTCTGCAACGGCAGGAGATGAAGCAACAATACTTCATTCAAGTCTTAGAATCGCAAGTGCTTCTGGAAATGGTTCTGAAAATTCATCATCATTCAAGACTCCGCTCAGAATGGCTTCTGCGGCAGGACAATCTTCTGATTCTTCAACCGGTCTGCATACTGCACTAAGAACGGCAAGCACTTCTGCAACTGGAAATTCATCATCTTCAATAGTTACTACATTTATCAGAACAGCTTCTGCTGCTGGTAATGGCTCATCAAACAACTCAGTCCTGTATTCAAATATCAGAACGGCTCAAGGCTCTGGCTCTGCAACCGCTGGCGATGAAGCAACAATTCTTCACTCATCACTCAGAACTGCATCTGCTAGTGGAACTGGTTCAGAAAGTTCTGAAGAAAAGAACACATTCCTTAGAACAGCTTCCGAAAATGGAATCGGCTCTTCAACCTCCAATGAGCTGCGCAGTGTTTACAGAACTGGCTCGGCCATTGGCTCTGGTTCATCAAACAACTCAGTCCTCTACTCAAACCTCAGAACCGCTCAAGGCTCTGGTTCGGCAACAGCAAATGACGAAGCAACAATTCTTCATTCTTCACTTAGGGCAGCATTTGCAAGCGGATTGGGTTCAGAGAACTCGGAAGAGAAGAGCACATTCGTTAGAACTGTTTCAGATAATGGAAGTGGTTCTTCAATCTCGGAAGAATTGCGCACAATTCACAGAAACGCCTCAGCAGCAGGACAGTCTGGTTCGCTTGTTTCAGTTAGGTATGGAATACTAAGAACTGCATTTGCATCTGGCGGAGCAACGGCCAACGATGAAGCTCTCATCCGTCACACCTCAATAAGAACAGCCAGTGCTGGTGGTGATGGTTCTTCGTCATCAAACGGTCTACATACTGCACCAAGAGATGCAAGCGGTTCAGGTCTCGGCGATTCAGTAGCTTCTATTGTTACAACATTCATTAGAACTGCATCTGGTTCCGGTGCTGGCTCATCAAACAACTCTGTTCTGTATTCAAATATCAGAACAGCCCAAGGTTCTGGCTCGGCGACTGCTGGAGATGAAGCGCTAACACTTCATTCAAGTCTCAGAGCTGCAAGTGGTTCTGGTGACGGTTCCTCGTTTAACTCGTCATTCAAAACGCCAGTAAGAACCGCAAGTGCGAATGGTGATGGTTCTTCAACATCATCTGCGTTCAAAATTTCAAGAAGGACTGCAAACGCTTCTGGTCAGGGTTCTGAAGTTTCAATTGGATTGCATATTGCACCAAGGACTGCAAGTGGAAGCGGTTCTGGAAGTTCATCTGTATTAATAGTCACTACATTCCTCAGAACTGCATCTGCATCAGGAGTTGGTTCATCAAACAACTCTGTTCTGTACTCAAATATCAGAACGGCTCAGGGTTCGGGTTCAGCGACTGCTGGAGACGAAGCACTCATTCTCCATACGCACATCAGGGCGGCGTTGGCTTCAGGCGATGGTACATCTAGTGCTCAGTCGTTCAAAACTCCGTGCAGAAGTGCTAGCGCGTCAGGTGCTGGTTCCGAATCATCAGAAGGACTACATACTGCACCACGAGAAGCTACTGGGTCTGGTTTGGGCGCTGCCTCGACTTCAATTATTACGACCTTCATTAGAAATGCTTTCGCTGCTGGAACGGGAAGTTCAAATAACTCTGTTCTATATTCAAACATTAGAACAGCTCAGGGCTCTGGTTCGGCAACTGCAGGAGATTCTGCAATCGGTTTGCACACTCACCTTCGCTCTGCAACCGGTGAAGGAACTGGCGGTTCTAGCAATACAACTCTCCAAAGTAATATTCGTTCAGCAAGCGCCTCGGGTGGTGCAACTGCAGGAGATGCGGCAACGGGTCTACACACTGCCCCTAGAGCTGCAGACGGCAATGGAACCAGTAACTCAACGGCATCAATTGTAACTACATTCATCAGAACGGCATCTGGTTCTGGTGCTGGTTCGTCAAACAACTCAATTCTTTATTCAAATCTAAGAACAGCTCAGGGTTCAGGTTCTGCAACAGCTGGCGACGAAGCAGTTGGGTTGCATTCACATCTCCGAAATGCAAATGGTTCAGGTGCTGGAAACTCATTTGTTTCTCAACTGTTCACACACCTTAGAATAGCATCAACTTCTGGTCAAGGCTCTGAATCTGCAAATGGACTACATACAGCACCAAGAGATGCTGATGGTAATGGAAATGGTGACTCGACAACATCAATTGTAACTACATTCATCAGAACAGCATCTGGTTCTGGTGCTGGTTCGTCGAACAACTCAATAGTTCACTCCAACCTCAGAACGGCCCAAGGTTCAGGTTCAGCAACAGCTGAAGATGAAGCCATTGGATTGCACACCGCACCTCGAACGGCAACTGGCGAAGGGACTGGTGGCTCTAGTGCCTCAATCCTTTATACCAATCTTCGTTCCGCAAGTGCATCAGGTGGAGCGACAGCTGGAGACGAAGCAGTTGGCCTACACACAGCTCCAAGAAACGCAACTGGTTCTGGCTCTGGCACGGAGAGCACGAATGAATTCAAGATTCTTTATAGAACATCTGTATCTGCTGGAACATCAAGTCAAACAGCAACTGGTCTACACGTTGTACCAAGAGCTGCTACTGGTTCTGGTTCTGCCACAGCTGGAGATACTGCAGTTGGCCTGCATACAGCACCAAGAACTGCAACCGGCAATGGAATAAGCGGTTCAAGCAATGCGACTCTACAAAGCAATCTTCGTTCAGCAACTGCTTCTGGCGGTGCGACTGCAGGCGATACAGCAAATGGTCTTCATATTGCACCAAGAACCGCAGATGGAAATGGAACTGGAGATTCGGCGACATCAATCGTCACAACATTTATCAGAACGGCATCTGGTTCTGGTTTTGGAAATTCAAACAACACCATCTTGTACTCAAACCTCAGGACAGCTTTGGGTACTGGTTCTGCAACAGCTGGCGACGAAGCAGTTGGGTTGCATTCACATCTCCGAAATGCAAATGGTTCCGGAACAAGCGGTTCATTTGCCTCAAGTCTTCACAGCAATCTCCGTCAGGCAACAGCATTTGGTGGGGCCGCGGCTGGCGATGAAGCGAACGGCCTGCATACTGCACCAAGAGGCGCAAGTGGAAATGGAACTGGTTCATCATCATTAGCTCAATTGCTAACGATTATCAGAACCGCATCAGTAAGTGGTCAGAGTTCTCAATCAGCAACGCAATTAATAACAACACCGCTTACTGCAACTGGTCAAGGTGGAGCAACCGCAGGAGACACTGCAGTTGGATTGCACACCGCACCAAGAACCGCGAGTGGAACAGGCCATTCAAGCGAAACAGCAAGTTACGACACAGACCCAATCCAGGGAATTACAGCTGGATACTGGGGTATTCAGGCCCTTGTCAGCTGATATGGGGTAAACTAGGAGTAATCATGGCAGCATATACACGCAAACAATATTCGGGCGCGGCTCGCAATACGTTAACGACGACACTCTTGACGAATGTTGGAACAACTGTTGACATTGCGGCGACCACTGGGTGGCCATCCGTTGCTGGCATCCCTTTTTACGTCGTAATTCAGCCGGCTTCAATCCATGAAGAAAAGTGCCTTGCAACCATCTCTGATTCAACACTTACCTTAACAAGAGCCCAAGATGACACGACTGCATCTGAGCACCCAATTGGTTCGGTCATTTACCCGGTATTTACTGCAAATGATGCTGACGAAGCTAATGAACTCGTAAGCAAACTTACTACTAAAGGCGACCTGCTCACTACTGATGGAACAAATCTCCTGCGACTTGGAGTTGGTCCAAACGGATACTTTCTAAAAGCAAGCACTTCGGCATCTGCCGGCGTTGAGTGGGCATCGATACCGACAATCAACAGCCTTAATGACATTGGTGATGTAATCCTTGTCAGTGCCAGCATTGGGCAGGTTTTGACATATGACGGAACAAACTGGGTTAATCAAAACTCCAGTATTGGTAGTGGTAATCTTGATGGTGGTAGTGCCGTGTCTAACTACGGAACAATTACCGCGCTAGACGGAGGTTCGGCATAATGGCTGTGAGAATTCAGATAAGACGCGATACGGCCAGCAACTGGACCTCTACTAATACCGTTCTTGCTGATGGTGAAATTGGTCTCGAAACAAACACCAGCAAAATCAAAATTGGTAATGGCTCTACTGCTTGGAACTCTCTTTCCTACTTTGTCGGCCATCTGCCCGGAGCAACACTCGATGCGCTCGGCGACGTAAATATAACGAGTGTTTCGAATGGCGATTTTCTTCGTTACAGCAGTTCTGCTTCAGCCTGGATTAATGACCCAGTAAACCTTTCAACCGACACGGTCGGAGACTATGTCCAGAGTCTGGTTGCTGGAACTGGCGTCACCGTAACAAACAACTCTGGGGAAGGAACAACGCCGACAGTTGCTATCGGTCAGGCTGTTGGAACTTCTGCTTCTGTAACTTTTGCAAATGTAACAGCAGACCTTGTCGGAGATGTTACTGGAAATTCCTCTACGGCAACGACACTTGAGACATCGCGAACAATCTCGCTTACTGGCGATGTGTCTGGTTCCGTATCATTCAACGGCTCTTCTGACGCAAGCATTACTGCAACGATTCAGCCAAACTCTGTCACCCTCGGCACCGACACAACAGGGAACTATGTAAACGATGTAACCGCTGGAACTGGCGTTTCGGTTACACACACCCCTGGTGAGGGTTCAAGCCCAACCATCGCAATTGGTCAGGCAGTTGGAACTTCATCATCAGTGCAATTTGCTGCAGTTACTGCGCCGTTGGTTGGTAATGCCTCTACCGCAACCACCCTGGAAAATGCACGAACAATCTCTTTGGGTGGAGATGTCAGCGGCTCTGTTTCATTCAATGGCTCTTCCGATGTGACGATTAACGCAACCGTACAGCCAAACGCTGTCACTCTCGGTACAGACACCACTGGAGATTATGTTTCATCCCTGGTTGCAGGAACTGGCGTAGCCCTCACCAATAATACTGGAGAGTCAGCAACCCCTACCGTCGCAATTGGTCAGGATGTTGGGACTTCTGCTTCGGTCACATTTGCCCATGTCTCTGCTCCAATCACTGGAAATGTAACTGGAAATGTTACTGGAAGTTCAGGTTCTACCACTGGAAACGCTGCGACTGCAACCGCCCTACAAAACGCACGCACCATATCACTTTCTGGTGATGTATCAGGTTCGGTTTCGTTTGACGGAACCAGCAACGTTTCAATTAGCGCAACAGTTGAGCCAAACTCGGTTGCGCTCGGTACCGATACAACTGGAAACTATGTCAATGACCTGACAGCCGGTACTGGTGTTTCGATAACCCACACACCCTCAGAGGGCTCAAGCCCAACCGTAGCCATTGGTCAATCGGTAGCAACTAGCGCATCTGTAACTTTTGCAAAAGTTGATACAACTGGCGACATTACCGTTGGCGGAAACCTGACAGTAAACGGAACCACAACCACTCTTAACACAGAGACGCTGGCGATTGAGGACAACATTGTTGTTCTGAACAGCAATGTCACTGGCTCACCAGCAACCAATGCTGGTATCGAAGTAGAGCGAGGCGACTCTGCAAATGTTGTTCTGCGCTGGAACGAGTCGACCGATAAGTGGGAAACCACCAATGATGGTTCTGCATATTCCGTAATTGCAACGAACGGAAACATTGCTCTAGGAACAGACACGACTGGCAACTATGTTAATGATTTGACCGCTGGAACGGGCGTTACTGTAACGCACACTCCTGGCGAAGGTTCTTCTCCAACGGTAGCAATCGGACAGGCTGTAGGAACCTCATCGTCGGTACAATTCGCTGCAGTTACCGCTCCATTAATTGGCAATGCCTCTACGGCTACAACTCTTGCTACTTCACGAACAATTGAACTAACTGGCGATGTGTCTGGCTCTGTATCGTTTAACGGTTCCGCAGATGCAAGCATCTCGGCGACAATTCAACCGAATTCGGTATCACTTGGCACCGACACAACTGGCAACTATGTTAATGATTTGACCGCTGGAACCGGCGTCACCGTAACTCATACACCTGGGGAAGGCTCAAGTCCGACCGTAGCAATTGGTCAGGATGTATCAGCATCGGTTGCTCCAACATTTGCTGGTTTGAATCTAAACGGAAGCATTGTTTTTGAAGGAGCAACTGCCAACGAGTTTGAAACAACTCTTTCAGTCACTGACCCAACCGCAGACAGAACTATTACCTTGCCTGATGCATCAACGACTTTGGTTGGAACAGACACCACTCAAACTCTTTCTAATAAAACACTTACTACTCCAACCATAAATGGACCAGAAATCACGGCTACTGGTGGGACTCCGAGAATTCATGGTATCTATCTTCCAGAACCACATTTCATTACATTTGAGGGTGCAACAACAGATGAGTTTGAAACAGTACTCACCGTTGTTAACCCAACTGCCGATAGAACCGTAAGCCTTCCCGATGCAAGCGGAACAGTTGCACTGAGTGGAACTATTGCTCTTGGAACGGACACCACTGGAAACTATGTAAACGACCTGACAGCGGGCACGGGCGTTACCGTAACGCACACACCAGGAGAAGGCTCCAGCCCGACCGTGGCTATTGGTCAGTCGGTAGCCACGAGCGCGTCCGTAACATTCGCTCATGTTTCGGCACCAGTAACTGGAAACGTTACCGGTGATGTTTCTGGAAATGCAGGAACCGCTACAGCACTACAAAACCCACGCGCGATTAGTCTTGGTGGTGACCTCAGTGGGTCAGTATCATTCAATGGAACATCCGATGTAACTATCACCGCAACAGTTCAACCAAATTCAGTAGCACTTGGGACCGACACATCTGGAGATTACGTTCAGTCGCTTGTCGCTGGTACTGGCGTAACACTTACCAACAACTCTGGTGAAACTTCTACCCCAACGGTAGCCATTGGACAAGCCGTTGGGACAAGCGCCTCGGTTACATTTGCCAAAGTTGATACAACTGGCGATGTAGTTGTCGGTGGAAACCTTACGGTGAACGGAACAACGACCACGCTCAATACAGAAACACTCGCCGTTGAGGACAACATCATTGTTCTTAATAACGGCGTTACTGGCTCGCCGACAACAAATGCTGGGATTGAAGTTGAGCGCGGAACATCTGCAAATGTCGCTCTTCGCTGGAATGAGACATCGGATAAGTGGGAACTCACTGAAGATGGAGCCACATACAATGAAATCGCAACCAACGATGAGGTAAGTGCAATAACCATCTCCATACTTGATGACATTGGTGATGTGTCTGCATCAGCAGCGGCTTCTGGCGACTTCCTCAAGTACAATGGCGCTGCGTGGGTCAACGACCCAATCAACCTAGGAACAGACACTGTTGGAAACTATGTCGCTGATGTTGTTTCAGGTACGGGAATCACCATCTCGCACACCCCTGGAGAAGGTTCATCGGCATCTGTTGCCCTTAACGCGACGCTGGATGACCTCAGCAATGTCACTGCTCCATCACCATCTGACGGAAACTTCCTCAAGTATGTTTCTGCTTCATCTGCATGGGTTCCTGCATCAATTCCGACCATCAACGCTCTTGACGATATTGGCGATGTCTCTGCTGCAGCGCCGACAACTGGACACTTCTTGCAGTGGAACGGTACTGCATGGATTCCTGCTGCTGCTGGTGGGGCACTTACTACGACATCTATTACGACAACTTCTGCAACTGAAATTTTTTCATTCGACCCAACTTTACATGGAACCGCAGAAGTAACATTACAAATTAAACAAGGTGCTAAAAAAACTTCATCTCGTGCATTGGTGAATCATGACGGTTCATCAACCGCCCTATTGACACAGTATGCAAAATTGGAACATGGTTCTCCAGTAATTCCAGTAACGCTTGCGGCAAATTACGATACACAAGGGTCTTGGACTACACGTACCTCAAACTTTGGCAATACACACATCGACTCCGTGGCTTACGGCAACAACCTCTGGGTTGCCGGTGGAAACTATGGTCAACTTCGCACCTCCACTAACGCAACAACTTGGACTACAAGAACGTCAAACTTTGGTAATACAGACATCAACTCCATCGCGTACGGCAACAACCTGTGGGTTGCTGCTGGAGACGCTGGTCAACTCCGTACATCCACAGACGCAATTACGTGGACCACACGCACATCAGACTTTACGAATCAGTACGGTCCTACGAACATCTTCGCCGTTGCCTACGGAAACAGCCTTTGGGTCGCTGGTGGAGATTATGGTAAACTTCGCACTTCAACCGACGCTATTACTTGGGATGAGCAAACCTCAAACTTTGGTAATACAGCCATCTTATCCGTCGCCTACGGGAACAATCTTTGGGTTGCTGGTGGCAATGATGGTCAACTTCGCACCTCGACCGACGCTATTACTTGGGTAACACGAACCTCAAACTTTGGCGTTTATACAATTACGTCCGTCGGTTACGACAGCAACCTCTGGGTTGCTGGTGGTACTGCTGGTCTAATTCGTACCTCAACAGACGGTACAACTTGGACAACCAGAACATCTAACTTCCTTTTTAGCATCAAATCTATTGACTACGGCAACAACCTTTGGGTGGCTGCGGGGTATTACGGAGACATGCGTACCTCAACAGATGCAATAACTTGGGTAACACAAACTTCAAACTTTACTTCAACAATCCGCTCCGTCGCCTACGGCAACAGCCTCTGGGTTGCTGCTGGATATAGCGGTCAACTCAGAACATCTGTAGATTCAGATAAAGTTATAGTTACTGCAACTATTACAGACGCAAACGTAACTACTGCAACAAGTAAAGCAACTATCGTGTTGACGGAGGAATAGACATGGCCTTATCAAATTTTGTAGTTAGTGAAAATGTTATTGCGGACAATTTGCCCTCATTTGACGAGGTCGCAGTTTCGGCATCTACAGTAACAACCATTTCATCTTTTAATAAAGATGTTGCAGACAATGTTGAATTCACCGTAAAAGTCACACAGGGTATCCGCAGGTATTCATCGAAGTCCCTTGCGCTGCACGATGGTTCAACTGTTGATTTGGCTCAGTATGGGGAACTGTCGATTGCTGGCTATAATCCACCTAGCACTTGGACCACCCGAACTTCAAACTTTGGTAATACGACCATCCGCTCCGTCGCATACGGAAATAACCTGTGGGTCGCTGCAGGTGGATATAGTCCCGTACTCGCCACATCCACAGACGCGGTCACATGGACCACACGAACATCAAACTTTGGTTCCTACAACATCAACTCTGTCGCCTACGGAAACTTATGGGTCGCTGGTGGGAACGAAGGTAGACTGCGCACCTCAACGGACGGAACAACTTGGACTACAAGAACTTCAAACTTTGGTAATACACACATCAAATCCGTCGCTTTTGGCAATAATCTATGGGTTGCGGGTGGATACTATGGTCAACTTCGTACATCAACAGACGCAGTAACTTGGACAACCAGAACATCAAACTTTGGTAATACACACATCCTCGCCGTCGCTTATGGCAACAACCTCTGGGTCGCTTCTGGATACTCTGGACAAATTCGTACCTCTACAGACGGAACAACCTGGACGACCAGAACATCCAACTTTGGTAATTCACGCATCCTCTCCGTTGCCTACGGAAACAACCTTTGGGTCGCTGGTGGGGATGGTAGTGAAGTAAGAACCTCAACCGATGCAGTAACTTGGACAACCAGAACATCAACCTTTTCTAGTAACAACAGTATTAAGTCCATTGCTTTTGGCGCCAGTTTCTGGGTTGCTGCTGGGTACAACAACGGTCAACTGTCTACCTCAAGCGATGCCATTACCTGGACCACACAAACCTCAAACTTTGGTAATACAAACATCCACTCACTCGCTTACGGCAATAATCTTTGGGTGCTTGGTGGTGGCTACGGTCAAATCCGCACATCAGCCGTAGCATCGATAGCAATACCACTGACACTCTCCGCTGACATTTCTGGTTCAGATGTTCGACTGCGTGCAACTATTACAGACGCGAATACATATGGTGCCACGGTAAAGGTGCTTAAGACAGTCCTCTAGTATTAAGTAGTATTATTTATTAAAACCATACACCTCGGGGAGAATGAACTGAGATGGCTGATAAAAACTTCAAGGTAAAAAACGGCTTAGACATTGGCGACAGTAGGATAGAACCTACGACCACTTCGGTTACTACAAATAACGAAACAACTATTGCGACATTTGATAAATCAACAGCAAAATCCGCAGAGTTTATTGTCGAGGTCGGTCAAGGCGAACGAGCATATTCTGCAAAGGTTTTTACACTGCACAACGGAACGACTGCTGATTTTACAAAATACGGAGATTTATCATTTTCTGCTGTTGAATTAGACTTTACCACTGTTGGGATAACATGGACTACGCAACAATCAAACTTTGGAAGCAGCAACATCCGCTCCGTTGCTCACGCCAACAACCTCTGGGTTGCTGCTGGAGATAGTGGCGCACTCGGCACATCAACCGATGCAATCACCTGGACCACAAGAACATCAAACTTTGAACCTAATGTTATGGGCAACATCTTCTCCGTGGCATACGGCAACAGCCTTTGGGTTGCTGGTGGATACGGAGGTCAAATCCGTACCTCAACTGATGCAATCACCTGGACGACGCAAACATCGAACTTTGGTAATACAACCATCCGCTCCGTTGCCTACGGAAATAATCTCTGGGTTGCGGGTGGACGCAGTGGTCAACTCAGAACTTCAACTGATGCAATTACTTGGACAACAAGAACCTCTAACTTCCCATCCAATTTTACTGGAGATATTTTCACCGTCTCATACGGTAACAACCTGTGGGTCGCTGGCGGATATTACGGTCAACTTCGTACCTCAACTGACGCAATAACCTGGACCACAAGAACATCAAACTTTGGTAATTACAACGTCCGCTCCGTTGCCTACGGAAATAATCTCTGGGTTGCTGGTGGAGAGGTTGGTGAACTCCGTACATCCACCGATGCAATCACTTGGACAACACGGACTTCCACCTTTGGTTATAGAAGAATTATTTCTGTCGCCTACGGCAATAACCTTTGGGTGGCTGCTGGCTACGATGGTCAAATCCGCACCTCAACCGACGCAATCACCTGGACTACTAGAACTTCAAACTTTGAAACTGATTCTATGGGCAACATCTTCTCCGTCGCCTATGGCAACAACCTTTTTGTTGCTGGTGGGAGATTTGGAAACCTCCGCACCTCTCTTCCAGGTAGTTCCTCGCGTTATGTCGGCGGTTTAACATCATCTGCATCAGCAACATTCAACGCCGATATATCAGGTTCCGATGTGCGTCTTCGTATTACAATTCCTGATGCTGCAACAATGAACGCAACTGTTAATGTTTTGACAACAACCGTAGGAGAATCGCAATCATGACCGAAAAAAACTTTGTTGTTTCTAAAAACATTGTGGCGCAGAACACCCCCGTCTTTAACCAAACCACTATCTCAACAGTATCAGAAACAACTATCGCCACATTCAATAGCACTGCCGCGGAATCTGCGGATTGTATTGTAAAAGTAGAACAAGGCAACCGCCGATTCTCTGGTAAATTACTTGTTGTTCATAATGGAACTACAGCAAATGCTACAAAGTACGGTGACTCGTCTATTGCTGAAACAGCAGCGGGCTTGACAATTTGGACTACTAGAACCTCAAACTTTGGCGATACACAGCACCGCGCTGTCGCCTTTGGCAACAATCTCTGGGTTGCTGGTGGGTACTCGGGTCAAATCCGTACTTCTACCGACTCAATTACTTGGACAACCCGTACCTCAAACTTTGGGTTTGACATTATCCGCTCCGTTGCCTACGGCAATAACCTTTGGGTTGCTGGAGGTGGTTACGGTCAAATACGTACCTCAACCGACGCAACAACCTGGACTACCAGAACATCAAACTTTGGTAATACACGCACCCGCACCGTAGCCTTTGGCAACAATCTCTGGGTTGCTGGTGGGTACTCGGGTCAACTCCGTACTTCGACAGATGGCACCACTTGGACAACACGGACCTCAAACTTTGGAGCCACAGCCATCCTTTCCGTCGCCTTTGGCAACAACCTGTGGGTTGCTGGTGGTAGTGCTGGTCAACTCCGAACCTCTACAGACGCTGTAACTTGGACCACAAGGACTTCGAACTTTGGTAATTATGGCATCAACGTCGTAGCCTACGGAAACAATCTTTGGGTTGCTGGTGCTGGTGGTGGTCGACTTCGGACATCGACTGACGGTACAACTTGGACCACAAGGACTTCGAACTTTGGTAATTATTCCATCGTCTCCGTTGCCTACGGAAACAACATTTGGACGGCTGGCGGCAGCAACAATGAAATCCGCACCTCTACCGATGCAATAACTTGGACCACGAGAAACTTCAACGTTACTGGGTCAAATATAATCTGGTCCATCGCCTACGGCAACGGAGTTTGGGTCGCTGTATCTGGCAATGATATGCGCACCTCTCTTGGAGATAGTGCCGCATATTATGTCGGCGGTTTGACATCTGCTCCATCGGTGACATTCAACGCCGATATATCAGGTTCCGATGTGCGCATTCGTATGGCAATTCCCGATGCCGACTCAAACAACGCAACTGTTAATGTTTTGACAACAACGGTAGCAGAATCGTAATCACTACTAAAAAAATAAAGGTATCTTGCCTAGATTTGGAATCAACAGCAATTATGAAAAAAGAAACAATATTCCAATAGGTTCTTTTTAGATATTCTTAATAACCTGTTCCCACTGGTCTACAATTCTGTCCCATGAGTAAAAGTGATTAAAGTATCGTGACTGCTGTTTAAGCATGGGTTCATAATCCCAGTAGTTATCAATGGCTTGGTTTAGTGCAGAAGCGTATTTTTCTGCAATGCTTTTTTTATCAATCTGAATAGGAACCAGTGTCGCAAACTCTGCTCCAGTTTCAGCCAACGCCCCAAGATTCTGCCCGATAATTTTGCAACCAGCCGCACCAGCCTCAATCATCGCTAGGCAACAAGTTTCTTCAAACATGCTTGGGTAGGCAAAGATGTGTGCTTGCTGGAGAGCGGCAGTAACTTCGGTGTTTGGCGCGTACCCCATATAAAACACATTCTTCATGTTCTTTGCTCGCTCAAAAAGCGCCGTGTATTCACTGCCATGCTTTAGGTCGTAATCGGTGCCATAGACAATGGTTGATGAATAGACATAGAGTTCTACATCGTCACGGTCAAGCAACTCAAACGAGTCAAGCAATACATCTAGTCCACGGAAAGGCGCAGATGTATAGATGAGGCGAATCTTCTCGCCCTTCTTGCGCTGTTGGTATTCAACTGGCTCAATGGCGTTCTTAATTACATGTGCATTATCGACTGGGATATGGTACACATAGCGGAACTTCTCGTGCTGCCAGTGAGATACATAGACATAAGCATCGATGCAGCGGGTGAAGAATTTGTTGGTCATTCCCTGTGTTAGCGGCTCGTTGTAGTTGAGGTGCTGCCAAAGGATGTTCTTTTTGCTCATGTCAATCTGGTCTTCAGTGCACCGTGAAAGAATAAGGTTGACATTGTAGTCATCAAAGTTAATCCTCTTACGGAGTCCATCTTCCATGATGTCCGAACCTCCCCGTGGAGGAAGTTTGGCGCTCAACTCGGCCATCGCAACTTCACTGTCTTTTGATGACCAACACGAACAAGTGGGTCAACCCAGATATCAATTCCCATCTGGTGAACCTTTTCGCACCACGACAAGTCTTCTCCCATGAGCGGGAACTTGTACTCATCTTGACCAGTCTCTGGGTTCTGAACTGTCACATGTGTTGACGAGAACCATGGGCGCGGAAGGCTCTCAAATACGCCAGAAGCAACTGCCAAGAAACCGAATCCAACTCCACGAGTGGTAAACGGCGCTTTGAGTTTTAAGATGTCATCTCGATGTAGAGGTGGTCCGAGTGGTACTGGGTAAACAGTGACCTCTTCGCTTTCCATCATGTAGCACCCAGAAATAACTTGCTTGTCTGAATTCAGGAGCCTAAAGAAGTCATCTGGCTCCCACTCAATGTCGGAGTCAATCCAGAACAACTTGTCGTATGTCCATTCCCCATTGGCAGGCTTTTGGCATGTCTTGTCATTGAAGGCACTTCCACCCAGCGTGCGCTCTCTGGCGTCAGCGACATGCGAAGAATACTCCGTCATGAAGTTCCAGGTGATGTTGTTCTGGTTCATGTAATAGGTGACCTTTAGCAGGCTCCGTACATAAGACGGGGTCATGCTTGAGCCTGGTGTGCAGATAACTACATTGAAGTGTGGGATTGTCATAAAAGCCATTCTATACAGGATATATTGCAATACGGGCACCGATTTGTGTTACAATTTGGTCTATGAAACTCCACGGAACTTACGCCTTTGATGAGGCTTTCGCAGCAACAATCTCCACAGCCCTGAATGCTTCGTATTCAGACAAGGCATCTGGTCATGGGTACGACAAGGTATTCGCCCACCTGTTTGAGGGTAAGACTGTGGATAACTTTCTTGAAATTGGTTTATTTTTAAACGAACTTCAGCACACCGACCTCAATGCATGGGCTTCGGTATTCCCATCTGCGAACATCTACGGAGCAGACAAGAAAGAGTCGCAATTGTTTAATTCTGGGAAAATCAGCACGCATGTTATTGACCAGGAAGTTGCAGCATCATTTGATGCCCTAAAGGCAGCCTTCGCTGTTGAATTTGATGTAGTCCTTGACGACGCATCGCACATCTACGCCAATACGGTCACTACATTTGAAGCGCTTTTCCCAGCGGTTAAGACTGGCGGAATGTATCTGATTGAAGACATTCAAGACGCTGGCGCACACGCTAACGATTGGCAGCAAACGCTTGTCCAACTAGAAGCGTACATGACCGCAGAAGGACACACATATGAGGTGTTTCAGTCGGCTGTTCCTCGAAAAGTCATGGACCGCGAAACTATGGAACCAACAGAAGAAGATGCGGTTTCTGATAGTTACATCCTCTGCGTTTATAAGTAAAAAGAGAGTTTTACTATGTTGCTAATTTTAGGCGCGCGATTCAGTCTAGGTGAACGGAGTACCCGTTCATGGCTGATAAAAACTTCAAGGTAAAAAACGGACTGAGCATTGGCGACAATGTCGCTACCTATGTCACAAAAGTTACAATTAACTCCAATAGCGAAACAACCCTTGACTCCGTTCTGACTGGGACTGTAGAGTCAGTGGACTATTCATTGACCCTGTATCAGGGTGATGGAGCGATATTAAAGAAGTACCTATCAGTAGAAAACGGCTCTTCTGTTTCGGCACATGAATACGCATCTGGCAGTGTTAACAGAAGTGAATACTCTGGTGCATGGAACTGGACTACTCGCACCTCAAACTTTGGCAACACACACATCCGCTCCCTTGCCTACGGAAATAATTTATGGTCCGCTGGTGGGGAGTATGGCCAACTCCGCACATCCACCGACGGCACAACATGGACTACACAGACCTCAAACTTTGGCAACGCACCCATTTTGACCCTCGCCTATGGTAATAACCTTTGGGTTGCTGCTGCTACGTCGGGTGGACTCCGCACCTCTACCGATGCCGTTACTTGGACTACGAGAACATCAAACTTTGGTGCATCGGGTGTTATTTGGTCAGTTGCAAACGGAAACAGTTTATGGGTTGCTGTTGGTCGATATGGAAATATCCGCACCTCGACTGATGGAATAACCTGGGTTACACGAACATCGAACTTTTCTAACACTGAAATCTACACCGTAGCCTTCGGAAACAGCCTTTGGGTCGCTGCTGGAAGTGGTGGCCAACTTCGTTCCTCGACAGATGCAGTAACGTGGACTACAAGAACATCAAACTTTGGTGATACACACATTATGTCCGTCGCATACGGCAACAGCCTTTGGGTTGCTGGTGGAGAGGCTGGGCAACTCCGCACATCCACCGACGGTACCACTTGGACCACAAGGACTTCAAACTTCGATACTGTAGGGCCTTCACGCATCCGCTCAATCGCCTACGGAAACAACCTTTGGGTTGCGGGTGGATACTATGGTGAACTCCGAACCTCTACCGATGCAATTGCCTGGACCACAAGCAAGACCAACTTTGGAAATACACGAATCCGCGCCGTTGCTTACGGAAATAGCCTTTGGGTCGCTGCTGGGTACTCTGGTCAAATCCGCACCGCTGTCGATTTGAACCCATCTGCGGCCGTTCCAGCAACAGTGTCAATAAGCCTGCAACAAACCTGGACAACCCGTACCTCAAACTTTGTTCATAATGTTTTTGGTATACAAAACATCCGTTCGGTTGCCTACGGCAGTAACTTTTGGGTCGCTGTTGGAAATTATGGAACACTTCGTACATCAACTGATGCTGTTAGTTGGATTACACGTACATCAGGATTTGGCAACACAGCCATTCACTCCGTCGCCTTCGGAAACAATCTTTGGGTTGTTGCTGGCACCAATGGTCTGCTCCGCACCTCGACCGACGAAACTAGTTGGACCGCCCGCACATCAAACTTTGGTGCCACAACCCATATCAATTCAGTTGCCTTCGGAAATAGTTTGTGGGTCGCAGGTGGTCAGACTGGCCAACTCCGTACATCCACAGATGCAATAACTTGGACCACTCGAACCTCGAACTTTGGTACTACACATATTAACTCCGTAGCCTTCGGAAACAGCCTTTGGGTCGCTGCTGGCTACAACGGTGAACTAAGAACTTCAACAGATGCTACAACCTGGACTACTAGAACCTCCAATTTTGGCACCACGCGCATCCAGTCCGTAGCCTTTGGCAACAGTCTGTGGGTTGCTGGTGGATATAATGGTCAACTGCGAACCTCAACGGATGGAACCACCTGGACCACTCGAACTTCAAACTTTGTTTCAACAATCCTCTCAGTCACCTACGGCAACAACCTTTGGGTTGCTGGTGGTCGATATGGAAATATCCGTACCTCCACCGATGCAATTACCTGGGTTACACAAACATCCAACCTTACAACAACCATCCGCTCCGTCGCCTACGGAAACAGCCTTTGGGTCGCTGCTGGGTACAACGGTCAAATCCGCACCGAAAACCCAGCAGAAAGAACGCTCAAATTAACGGCAACCGTTACTAGCGCAGGAGTAATTGGTTCTGAAGCAACAGCCATTTTAATTAAGGAAACTGTTGTGGCATAATGGCTGATAAAAACTTTAAAGTAAAAAACGGACTGAGCATTGGCGACAACGTCTCTACATACGTGACCAGTGTTGTAATCAACACTGGCGAAGAAACGACACTTGATTCTGTACTGACTGGCACAACGGAGTCTAATGATTATTCATTGACGATTTACCAGGGTGCTGGGGTTATCTCAAAAAAGATACTTGCAACGGAAAACGGCGCAGGAGCATCAACCCATGAGTATGGCTCGGTTTCTGTAAACAGAAGTGAATACTCTGGTGCATGGAACTGGACTACTCGCACCTCAAACTTTGGCATGACAGAAATCGCTGTACTCGCCTACGGTAACAACCTCTGGGTTGCTGGTGGATATGGCGGTCAACTCCGCACCTCTACCGATGCTACAACCTGGACGACCAGAACCTCAAACTTTGGTAATACAGTTATTTACACTATTGCGTTCGGCAACAACCTCTGGGTTGCTGGTGGGTATCAAGGTTTTATTCGAACCTCAACTGATGCAATAACCTGGACGACACGAACATCGAACTTTATTGACGATGGTGGCAATACCGCCTATGCACGAGTACGCTCACTGGCTTATGCCAATGGCATATGGGTCGCTGGGGGTTACTACGGTCAACTTCGCACATCGACCGACGGTACCACTTGGACAACAAGAACTTCAAACTTTGGCAATCAACACATAAAATCCGTTGCCTTTGGCAATAATTTATGGGTTGCTGGTGGAGGTTACTCTCCTGGGCAAATCCGAACCTCCACCGACGGAACCACCTGGACAACACAAACTTCAAACTTCGGTTCAGGTTTAGCCATTGATACAGTCGCCTACGGTAATAACTTATGGGTTGCTGGTGGGTATGGTGGAGGAATTCGAACCTCAACTGATGCAATAACCTGGACGACACGAACATCAAACTTTGGCACTACATTCATCCGCTCCATCTCCTACGGGAATGGTTTGTGGTTCGCAGTTGGAAGCGCTGGTCAAATCCGTAATTCGACTGACGGAATTACATGGACCACGCGCACCTCAAACTTTGGTGTTACAAACATCAACTCCATTGCTTACGGTAACAGTCTTTGGGTTTCTGGTGGTATAACTGGCCAAATCCGTACCGCCAGTGAAATTAATACACCAGCGGCCATCCCAGTGACAACCTCAATTGTTCTAGGGCAAACCTGGACAACCCGCACCTCAAACTTTGGCAATACGTCAATTGAATCCGTGGCCTTCGGAAACAACCTCTGGGTTGCTGGTGGGTACACGGGCCAAATAAGAACTTCAACCGACGCAGTCACCTGGACAACCAGAACCTCAAACTTTGGGAATACCCAAATCAAATCCGTCGCCTACGGCAACAACCTTTGGGTTGGTGTTGGTGGTGCTTTTGGGACTTCTGGTGAAATTCGTACATCAACTGATGCCGTCACTTGGACCACAAGAACATCCAACTTTGGAACTACGCGCATCCAGTCAGTAGCCTACGGGAACAGCCTTTGGGTGGCTGGAGGGGACACTGGTCAACTCCGTACTTCAACTGACGGTACAACCTGGACTACAAGAACATCAAACTTTGGTAACAGCGCCATATTCTCCGTCGCTTACGGCAATAACCTCTGGGTCGCTGGCGGAGACAGTGGTCAACTACGCACCTCAACCGACGGTACAACTTGGACGACACGAACATCAAACTTTGGCACTACATTCATCCGCTCCATCGCCTATGGCAATAACCTTTGGGTTGCTGGTGGCCATTATGGTCAACTCCGCACCTCCACCGACGGAACCACCTGGACAACACAAACTTCAAACTTTGGTGGTACTACTCATATCATCTCCATTGCATACGGAAACAGTTTGTGGGTTGCTGCTGGTAATACTGGTCAACTTCGTACCTCAACAGACGCAATCACTTGGAACACCACCACTTCAAACTTTACAACAAGTATTCTCTCCGTCGCCTTTGGCAACAGCCTTTGGGTTGCTGCTGGACGAACTGGTCAACTCCGCACAGAAAATCCAGCAGAGCGACAACTAAGACTCGCAGCAACCGTTACCAACGGCAATGTGGCTGGTTCGGAAGCAACAGCGATTCTAAAGAAAAAAACGGTTGTTGCATAATTTTAGTTAAATAAATCGTTGTCAATTCTTCGCTGCAGGCTGTATTGGCCAGCATCTTTTGCTCCAGGAGAATTAAACTTTTCCTGCCAGTATTTATAGTTTGACTCGTTTGTCGAAATATTGCGGCTAAACAGTTCTTGAGTATCCTGAATAGTAGTTGCTGCACCATACGCAATGACATTGATGTCTGCGCTTACCGATGAGCCTCTCAATCCGAGCCTGTCCATCCGAGCCTCGTAGTCGTTGTCTTCATAGTATGCAGGGTGGTAGTTCTCATCAAAGAGTCCAACGGTTTTTACAATGTTTCTACCGATAGAGAAAGAAGACCACGCCTGAGATGTCTTAATAAGAACATCTGGACTTGATTTATCCGCAAGTTTTTGTAGTTCTCCTGGAGCGTACTTTATGTCGTTTGAAGCAACAACCCAATATGGCGCAAAAGGGAATGACTTAATCCCGAGGTTCCACGAGCCAGCAACACCTAGATTCGCTGGCATATTGAGAACAGTTGCCTTGCCGCCGTATAGACCAGAAGGCATCGAGTATTGCCCGCTGTTATCGATTACAAGCAAATGCTCAACCGCGCAATCAATTGACGAGATGCACTCTTCAAGCAAATCAAACCTATTGAGTACTGGGATTATTACTGCTGGAATCACTTGTAGGACTTCTTCTTCCAGAACTGTAGTTGATATGAGCGGATAATTTTAGACTTTAAGGCAAAGCCATTCTTCTTGTTTGCTTCTTCATCAAATTCAACGGTTGAACTTGTCCAGTCATCTCGGCGGAATGGAATCACCTGACAAATCGGTGTTCCCTTTTCCAGAATGACAACATCCTTTTTGGTGTCAAGAAGCCTAAAAGGAAACTCAACTCCGAGTTTGTAGGAGTCTGTATCAACAACGCCAGACAGTGTCGCAAACGGCAAGTCAAAGTGGTTGAGCGGGTGTGTGTACAGGCAACTGTACCCAGGAGGAGTGATTACCCTCCAGCCTGGACTCCACTTGAGAATGCTTGGGCTTGCACCAAATGGCATAGGAAGTCCTGGTGCTTGGTCTGGACCGTGCTGTCCTACAAAGTTGATGTTGGTTGCCCAACGAAGACCAATCATTCCCTTTTCATTCCTGCGCAACTCCATATCAAATGGGAGAACAAACATGTATCCAGATGTCATTGCATCAAGAAACGGCATGCATCCTTTTAGCGTTAGGTTGCTGACTGCAACTCCGTCTGGGCTTAGTCCTGTTGTTTTTTCTCCAGGTAGGTGAAGCGGCATATCTCGGTACCATGTCGGAAGGTATTCCGCTGCAGGGCGAGGCTGTTCAAAAAGACTCTGCGCTTCATCTGATGTTGGTTCAAACTGGAGTTTCTTGGTCATGGCTTTATTACAACTTTCTTATGGTGAGACACATTTACGGTTGGGTCAATATAAATAGAAAAGCCACACTCTCTGGCAGATATGCACCAAGAGAAGTCTTCTCCGTATGGAACAAACATATCCTTGCCAGTCTGTTCGTCAACAACCTTTTCAAACTTTTCAACAAACCACGGCCTTGGCATATCCTCAAATACGCCCTGCTTCACACATACAAACCCAAAGCCAACAGCGCCGACTTCTACTGGGTCAAACGTATTCAGCAGTTTTTTGGGGTCTGAACTCTTGTCCAGCGCCGCGAACATATGTACGCCCCTATCGCTTAGATATACGCCAGACACAATATTCTTGTCAGATTCATACAGCGCTAGAAAGTCTGATGGAGTCCAAGAGATGTCTGAATCTATCCAGAAAATCTTTCCGTACTCAACTTCTCCACGGAGCGGAGCGCGGTTAAATGCATCAAGGTAATCGGAATCCATTGTTGTTGCTTCACGGGCAGACGCAACTCTTGGAGAGTACCTATTTGAGAATTTCCAAGTAATGCCCTTTTGTTCTAGAACATGGATTGTCTCAACAAGACTCCGCACATAGGCCGCTTCCATTGAGCGACCTGGAGTAGCAATAACTACATCAACTTTATTAGATTCCACGGTTTCTCCAGAATTCCATATTTGCATATTGGAATATTACCGATTGAGGTAAAACCTTTGCGATGTCTACATTGCTGCGAGAAATATTCTGACCGACATCATGCATTCCCTTGAGGCCATAGATGGCGTCATTTTCATGAAACTTATTATGGATTGAAGAAAGGTCATGCTCAAACCTATCCATCTCCAGGAAGTCATAAATCCCATTCATCACTTCTTCTGTGTTGGATACCAGACTGTCGTACTCAACGAAATGGAAGAACCTTCTGTTCTCTGGCTGACAGGCAAACATCACGCCATAAAGAGCGTTGTCGATTGGTCCCTGTGGGCGCATCAGGCTTGAACAGCGCACCTCGTCTGGGTGCTTGTAGAAATGAGCGCTTTTGTGCGCTTCAATTTCTTTGTCAATAAAAGAAACTCTGCCCTCATTCTCATGGACAAGATTAATGAAGGATGCAAGTATCTCGACTATTGACCTAACCGTCACGATGATTCGTGGCTCGTATGGCATGTTCCTCTGAAGGAGTTCAAAGTTCTGAGGCATTGCCCATTCACGATTTTTGTCTATGACGAGTTTGCAGTCGGTGTCTGCGTAGAATGCTTCAAGCACACCTCGCACCACGCCTGGCAGGACATCTGGTTTCGGATACGCGGTCCACGGCTCGCTGACAATGATGCTTTGTTCCAAGTGCCACATCATTCCGCAAATGGGTGAATTAGGACCAGAGTGAACCTCTGGGTTTTGATTAAGGAGCGACCCTAGTAGGGTGCTTCCAGAGCGTGGCAATCCAGATAGAAATGCATACCGTTTTCCGGCTGTATTTTGTTTTTGGATGGGATTTGGTGTGCTTCCAGATACGATTATTTCCATGCCTGGTAGTATAGTCGCATTACGCTTATGGGCGCGTCCAAGTTTTCAGTCGGTTTTGTCTCCCAGGACTGGTCTCGTGTCAATGAGGTCAATATCCCAAACGGGTGCACGTGGTACCGCTGTGCAGTACCGGCATCAATCCTCAATTCCGCTGGTTACTCTGCGCATGTCGGAATGGCTTCTTCTACCGAACAGGGCCGTCTTGCCATATATCTAACCCCACCGTTTTACAAGCAACAGGGAATGATTTCTGGACATGACATCATCGTTTTAAAAGTTGTCATGAACCGTAAAACAAAAGAAATTGTCGAAGCAGAAATGCGGGCTGGTAAAAAAATAGTTGTTGACATTGATGACTGGTTTGACGACCTTCCTGATACAAATAGGGCAAAACAGACGACTGACCCCGAAAAAAACCCCGACAATAACCGAGATATTTATTTTGAAATAATCGACATGGCTCATGCCATTATTTGCTCAACCCAATTTCTATATGACCAGTATTCAGCGCGGTACCCATCAAAGCCCGTCTTTATGGTCAGGAATTCAATCGATATTGCTCGCTGGCCGCAGCGGAAAATGCAGCCCAAACTCCCAGTCATCGGGTGGTGCGGTGCCACACCGTGGAGAGCAAATGACCTTGAGCAATTGGCGCCATTCATGAATGACTACCTAAAGTCGCGGCATCTCACATTCCATCATGCAGGGCACATCCAGAACGCGCACAGCGTAGCAGAATTGATGCAGGTTGACCCAAGTATTGTGTGTCTTGAGCCAATGCAACCAATAACCAATCTTCCACAAATGTTGCAAAAGATAGACATCGGAATCGTCCCACTGAATGACCTACCATTCAATCACGCCAAGTCGTATCTAAAGGGTCTTGAATACGCTGCAGCGGGTATCCCTTTTGTTGCTTCTGACCTACCGGAATACAGGTTGCTTGCAAAAAACGGAGTGGGACGAATCGCAACTACAGCAGAAGAATGGATTAAACATCTTGATGAACTTCAGGAATACAAATTGCGCTTTGAAGAAGCACAAAATAACTACGGCATTGTTAAAGATAAATACTCAATGACTTCAATGAGCAATAAATGGCTTTCTGTATTTCGTGAAATTATGGACATGAAGGTTTAGGGGCCAAAAACCGTGGCACTGCGCTACGACGCTTATTTCAAAAAACTTCTCACCCTTTGGGGTGATGGCTGGCATTCGGTTTAAAACATTACATCTAAGAAAAAAACAATGCCACACTCTGCAGAAACAAACGCAGACAGGCAAGCCCCCAGAATTGATAAATTCAGCCGACTACTGGGGCCTCTTCTTGACCAAATTCAATAACATAATCCTCCAATTTTTTAAGCCTCTCGTCTAGTTCTCCGGTTAATGGCTTATTTGTCCATCCGGAGATAATTGAATAACGTGTTGAGCCAGAAACAGGACTCACGCCATGTGAATGCTCGTTTTCCGTTTTAGCCACATAAATTGAGCCGGTTTTGGGCGTTACAATTTTTCCAAAATCTGGATACAAGGCCTCACCACCATCAAAATCGTCATTCAAAAAAACTACGCTTTCTGCAACTCGGCCAATTTCTGTTGCGAAATATTTAAACATAGGCTGTTGAGCTCCTGGTTCAATACGCAGAATCGCCATGAATTCTACATTTACATCATGGCCAATAAATTTAGAAACATAATCCTGCATTTTACGAAAAATCTGCAAACATAGTCTATGTGATTGAACGGAAGAACAGCGGCGATGTTGAAGCGTGGTAAAAAAATCTATAATTCTTTCATCAAGAAATGAACCAGGATAATTGTCCCAATCATTTTGGCATTCGGCCATCAAAATTAATAGGTCGCACTCATCAGGGCTCAGAAAATCTTCTTTTTGTGCAATTGTTTTCATTTTATTGTTAACCCCGATTAATTATTTGACCCTTTAGGAGACTTCTCCTAAAGCTGCTGTATTCATTATTGTAATCAAACATGGTTACCGCAGCATACTTGGTTCCCGTAATCACTGGCAGGCTTGCGTGGGAATAAATAAATGTTGACGGGAAAACAATAACATCCCCAGCGGTTGGCTTGAGTTTGAGGTTCAACTTATCGAAAGATAATTCTCCACCTTCGTAATTATCGTTGTAATAAGCGATTGTTGAGATGGTGCACACATAATGATGCGCATGGTCTGAGTGGTAAGAAAAATGAGTTCCCTGTTTGTATTTTACAAAATTTACTGCTTCCATATAATTCATACTTATGCCGTATGACCGAGAATAATCTTCAACGCAACCTCTAACTTGACTAATTGTTTCTTCATAAACTGAGACAATTTTGTCCTGCACATATGGGATTTCATTTGTTCCCATTTTAAAATCTTGACAATTTCTGTAACTTTCGTCTGGTACCTGCTCGTATCCAACAAGCGCAAGCGACCATTTATTGCACGACTGCTCATCGGTAAGGCACTGATTTAGTAGTTCTGATGAGTCTGGGCCGAGTGTGGATTTATAAATTCTTATCCCCAGTTCTGGTGGTCCTAGGTTAACAAAGTCCATCACATATTCCAGTTCGGGATTAAATTTCCAGTTTCTTCAACTGCGCCCATCATCCATTTTGATTCTTTGAATTCGCGAGCAAGCCTGTCCTTCTCCATTTCGCCCCAAATATCTTTGCCGTATTTGGTTTCGTTTGCTTTCCAACTATCGCTACCGTCATACTCGTATCCCCAGAACATGCGTATGAATAACTTACGGCTAGAGAGTGTTTTGCATACACCGTGGTAATACGGGTGATGTGCCGGGAGAATCAGCATATCGCCTGCCCGAGGTTTGTATTTAAAATGGACAAATGGGTCATTTTCAGAAATGTTATTTTCATCTGCGAATACCTTAAAAGCTATTTCTCCACCCTGGTAATCATCATTTACATAAAGTAGGCAGGTTATCCAAAATTTATAACCTGGGTTGTGTGTTTCGGCCATTTTGAAATCCGTGTGATACTGCATAGCAAGCGTTCCGTCTATTGGTTTTGCAGAATGAGTCAGCAAGAATGGGCCATAGTGCGACCAATTGGGAATTTCAATTCCATATTTGGATACATACTGATTAGTAGTTTCATAAAAAATTGATGCAGTTTCCATTGCTACTGGGTTATTTGATATTATTGAATAATTTGATTCCCATTCGTGTTTTGTTGGAAATGATGTAGAAAAGAAATTTGGATATCCGATAAAGTGGGTTTCTTTGCCGAGATTGTACCAATCGGTCCAGGGGTGAACATGCGGGGAACCGTCCGCTAATAGCGATTCAAAATTTTTCGAGTCCCCAATTGTGTCACGGAAGACAACTATTTTTGGATAAAGCTCTTCTTGATTCACAAAACACTCCGAATTCCTGTCACTGTCCAGAACGTGGACACTGTGTATCTTATCCCATCGGTAACCGTATTGACTCCATGGATAAAGTTTATGTCGCCGGGGAAAATTATCAGCATGTTTCTGACTGGTTTTGCTGTGAATGATTGAATCGGGAAAAATATTTCTCCTCCTTTGAAATCATTATTGAGATAAAATACTGACGATAGGTCGTATGTTGGACAACAGTTTTTGCTTCCATCAAGTTCCTGTTTATCGGCATGTGGTGCTTGCTCATCACCAACTTGCCATCTATTTAGCTGAGCTCCAGTTGAGTCGGCCAAAATGTCAAACGTAGTTTGAAGTATGTTTTTCGTTTTGATATATAGATTTTCGTAAATGTTCTTCGCTATAGGCTCAGTAAAATCTCTATGTACCCTGTCGGACCATTGATGATGGCCGTATACGGCAGACCAATCGTCATTACACTTTGCATAGCGAAGCAATTCTGCGAGCTCATCGGTCGGTAGTAAATTTTCAAAAATGTGTATATTGTCCACAGAATCACCCCAATACCCAGAGGGGGTTAGCTCAATTCTGGTGCTGTAATTCATAATTAACTGATGGGTTTTTTGTTTCGCTGCCATAAACAAAACATGTCAACATATACCTAGTTCCACTAGAAACAGTGCTGACCAGGTGTGGCTCATCACCGGCATGAACAACCAATTGTGATGCAGATGGTCGCCAAACAGTGTTAAGACGCGGGTACACGAGGTCCCCACCCTCAAAGTTATCATTCAGATATACAACGCATCCGAATCTGCATGTCTTCTGATAGTTGTCAGTGTGTTCTCCCATTCCACCACCCTGGGAGATTCTTTGTATTCCACAAAATGGGCTTATAAAATCATAATCATCAAAATATAATTTAATTCGCTCATTTAACAAATCAAATATTGGTGATTGAAATGGGAATCTATTGCCAACCCAATATTCCCCACCACCATTTTGTATTGACCAATCACTGCTACTCGCAGAATATGCGGTGCAGAGCAACTCAAGTCTTTCGTCTTCAGTTAGAAAAGAGTCGATGTGTAAAAGCATGTATGGAACCGCATTCCACTATCACCACTTGTTTAGTGGGCAAACTGCAGTATTGAGTTTTGTCTTTAATGACATGAAGCAGCCACACTCTTTGCATTGTTTTGTCAACTTAATTAATTTTGGGCACGCTTCGCAAATCTGCATTCTAGTACTGGCAATTTCGTCTGTTGTGTAATTTGACTTATCCAACAAGTCGGTTGGCAATACCTTTGCCCCATTTTGTAATTGCATTTGTCTTCTTTTTTTGAATTCCTCGTAGGCGGTCATTATGTCACTGCTCCTGGTTCGTTGAATTTTTTAACATATTTATTCGCAAAATTAGCGCTTGCCAGTGTCACAGTAGTGTCTGACCATGATTTTTTGTAGTCAAAGTCTTCTGTTTCTTCGTTTTCAAGAATGTAGTCAGCAACTTTTGTTCCTATTCCTTGTCGTTGGTGGTCTGGGTGAACATCAAAAATAAAGGGTTTATATATATTTTGTTCTTCGTTATAGTATCTAGCTACTACACAAAGAAGTTGTCCATCTTCTCCTCGATACAGGAAGGTTTCTACATTTATTTCATTATTGTGACCGAAAATATTGGGGAATCTTGCTGGAAGTATTTGTTTAGAGAAGCCTGGGGTGCCAAATTCCCCAAATTTTGCTTCAAAGAAAGACCATGTAGTGAAAAAACTTTCCTCTGTTCTTTCTATAGTTGGCAGCAAATCTTGCCATGATGCATTTTTTTTAATCATAAGTCAATCATTCGCTCCCATCTTTTTTGTGTCGTATATTTTTATTCACCGACCACATTATAGGCATCCTTCCTCGCCATTTCCCTTGATGTCAATGCATCCTGAACCGCTGCCACCGCCACAGGAGGCACAGTTGCCGGTCGGTGGAAAACTGGGCGTTGGAAAACTGGGCGTTGGAAAACTGGGGGTTGGAAAACTGGGGGTTGGTGCCACATAGCCACAGCAACCATTTCTAAGCGCTCCGTAATACCCACCCTCATAACCCGGACAACCTTGACACCAGTATTCATATGAAGTCTCGCCGGAGCAAGTATATCCGCAGCCATCGCCGTCAACACACCCGGCGTTACCGCCGCAACTCCTCGAGCAGTTGCTGGATGGCGGGTCTCCGGTTGGATACCCAGGGGGTGGACAGCTTGCTGGCGGGAAGGAAGGCGCTGGCGGGAAAGAAGGAGCTGGCGCCGCCGGTGTGGCCGAGTTGGATGCAGTTGATACAGCGCTCACCCCGTATCCAGTAACCGTGGTGACCGTAAATGTGTAAGCAGTTCCATTGCTTAAACCAGTCACCGTTATGGGCGAACTAGAACCACTTCCCGTAAAACCTCCGGGGGATGAAGTTGCCACATAGGTTGCAACACCTTTACCGTCGTATGCTGGAAGAGTAAAAGAAACAGTTGCTTGACCGTTGCCCGCACTAGCCGAAACAGATGTCGGCGCATCAGAGAACTTTCCCTGACTAGAAGTATTTCCCGGTATCATGAAGCACTCAAGTCACCCATCAACATCCAGGTGTTCGCCGCGGCGCACTTCAGCAAAGTTGCCGATGAATATTGTGCACGTAAGTAGGCGCCAGGAGTTGAATAAAGTATTACTGACCCCGAGGCACCAACAATTTGCGTCTTGCCTGTTCCGTATTGAATAATATGAATCTGTGCGCCTTCAGGGAAGGTAACTGTTGAGTCAAGAGGAACGGTAACAGTATTTGCGGTGCTTGTTATGTTCATTTTAATGAACTTGTTCTTGTCTGTGAGTTGAAGTGTGTAGTTTCCTGTTTTGATGTCAATAGTCGCATCAGCCAATTTACCTAAGCCAATTGCAGCGGTTGTGCTGATGTCTGCATCGACAATGGTTTGATTAGCAATCATTGTTGATGTAACAGTTCCGCTATCTCCAGCAGTAATTGCTGTTCCAGAAATCTTGGTCTTGTCAATCGCTGCAGATGCATTTATATCTGCGTCGACTATTTTACCTGGCCCAATCTCAACGACGCCAGAAGAGTCGATTGTCACATCTCCAGAAATTGTTGTATAGGTAGGGGTTCCAGAACTGTTGGCTATTACAACCTGTGCTGCGGTTCCGGAAGCAATCTTACTTAATGCTATCGCTGCATTGTTTGCAACGTCAGCATTGGTAATCGTTGAATCAAGAATTGCCACAGAAGTAATTCCAGTTAAAACCCAGTTGTTTGTTTCGCGCTTAACCAACTGTGCTTTTTGCCATGCAGAAGTCAAAGAGGTTATTCCTCCAGTTGCTTCGATTGTCACTCCAGTGTCACCAAAAATCTGCACCGTTGCAGAAGAACTGCTAATTATCTCAAGCACATCGCCAAGACTGAAGGCAACGGATGAGTTGGTCGGTATCGTTACGGTCGTTCCACCAGCATTTTGGAACTCAAGAAGCTGACCACGGTCTTCAAGAACGGCCGTGTATGTCGCCGCGGTAACTATTTTTCTCGTATAGTTAAAATCGCTTGCCTGCAGCGCATTCATTGCGCCGGCCGTCAACGTCTGTCCAGCTGTAAATTGTTGAATAGCCATAAATCACCTGCCAAATATCGTTGATTTAATATTGTACTTCATATAACGCCTTTACTAATTTTCCAAATCTTCGTCTTCTGAGCGGTTAAAGTCTCCGGCCATCATCATTTGTTGTGCATACCTTAGCATTCCATCTGCAGCCCACGGAGAAAGACCCTCTGAAACAGAAACTGAAAGCTCGCTTGTCTCTTCGTCTGCGACCTCGGCAACGATAATAAAATTAGTGACAAGTCTTGACGGCATAATATTTTTCATAATCGAATTAAACAAGTTTTGCAGTGTCTGGTCTTCATCTTCCTGCATGTCTACTCCACGTACTCATGGGTTATTTTCGTGCCAAGTGGTCTTGCGGGTTCGATAGATTCAAGAATTATTACCGAAGATTGCCCAATCACCTCAGGACCGATGGCCCCAATGGTCTCGGACCATTTTGTTTGTATATTTATTTCATAAGGCGCAGTGTCGTAGTCATATGTGACATATACCGTCTTGGTGTTGATTAACTGAAGTTTGGCCGCTTCAGTTAATGCATTTAGAGTTCCCGCATTCTTTCCGTAGTATCCAGTTTCGAGCTGCCATCTGAGCAACGTCTCTTGAGCATCGATGTCGAGAAGTGGCGGATTAAGCTCGGTAAAACTGGTTAAACGTAATTGGTCTTCTGAATTCAAGTCGCTACTCCCCAGAATAAATGCATCGGAAACTATCTCTGGAGAAAAATCAAATCTGGTTATCGGCTGTGTTCCGCTAAATTTGCATAGCCAAATCAATGTTTCGAGTTCCGCGACCGAAGAATCCACAAGGGTGCTTTTTGTCAGCGAGTCAGAAAAAGAAAATCCCTCTTCTGTATCGACATACGCAAATTCACGTGTTAACTCCAATGATTCCCCAAGACCCAAGGTTGCTATGTCTATTAGTCGCAACATTGCCCTGTCTGGAGTTGTTTCTGCATCCAAATCTGCTTGAAACATAACGTCCGGCAAGAAAGAAGCAACTAAAGCTACTGACTCGTTCGCCGAAGAAAATTCGTAGGCGGGGTAAACCGCTGGGGTTGTAAAATAAAATGTTTCGTCAGGGTTGTTCGGCTCAAATATTATATCAATATTTATTGCGGGGAGTTGTTGGTTGCTTTCAAGTTGGAACATGTTGCTTCTAAAGATGTTCCATTGTGGTGAGAGTATTCCTGGAGCATTAATTACCGCATCCGATTGACTCAAATTCAATGCTGTTGTTGTTGTTGTTCCACTAACTAGGTCAACGTCGGAAATACTGCAAGTAACCAGTCCCCCAGATGGCATTTTTACAGCAAACAAAAAAACAATATCCTGATTAAAATCTCCCACTTCGAGTTGAATGTCTTCGTGGAAGAGTGTTCCAGATTGATTGCCGGCTGAAACTTTTAGCGATATTTGTTTGAATTCGGAAAAGCCATCAAACAATTCAGACGAACCGCCTTGCCCAATTTCGAGATTTGAAACACTCCAAAAATCTTCATCATAAATATTTTGGAGTTTTGCCAGGGAATTGGTAAGTCGGTTACGAACTCCAACCATTTAGAGCACTACCACTTCTACCGTGGCTCGAGGGAGTACGCCGTAATACCCAATCTCATAGCCAATTATGCTTCCAGCAAGATTAACTTCTGTTCCCAGAAGCTCATTTCCTGGATACTCCGCCGCAGGATAAGTTGGAACACTGGTTCCAACACTGTAAACATAATCAACGCCGGCAACTTTGCTAGCAGCCACAACAATGTCAAATATTCTTACTGTGGTATTCCAGTTTGGCCATTCTGCGAGAGAAAGCAATGTTTCTATTTCTGACGCTACGGCAGTTGCAACGGAGTTGGCTCCAAACTCTGGATTGATAGAAATTGTCGCTGTCACCGCTATGTCAAACGGGTAGGCGTCGAGGAGCGAAAATTCTAGACCCGCAGGTATGCGCTCGGCTACCGCTTCAACAATCTCTGCTTTTAGGGTGGATGTTAATGGTGAGCCCCCAGAGTCGCACGCATATATCACGAAGTATCCCGGGGAGTCACCTTCGAAGGCATGTTCGATTGAGTTCATTGAAACAACCGATATTGGTCCAGCGACGCCGCTTGCCGCAGTATTTATATTCGTGAACTCAACACTTGAGCTACCAGAAGATGCACCCTGATAAACACCTGTTTTAATTATTGATTGATACGTGGTGTCCCCGTAGTAGTCGGGCGCCAACACCATAAAAAGGTCGGTATTAAAGTCATTGCACAGGTCAATGAAATCAGCACTGGTTGAAACGGTGGCCACATCAGATTCGCTGTTGAAACCATTTAAAAATCCCGCGGAAGCAGAGAAATTAACGGCTTTCGAGACGTCATAGACCTTGCATCTATACACATCAACAAAGTTGGTAAGAATGTATTTTTCTACTTGGGAACCAGTTGCAAGCACTGAGCTAAGGCTTTCCAAGTGAGACGTTCCCCTACTGAAATACTCAGTTGTTGTCTCGGCTAGCGAGCCCTGCGAAACATTGCCACTGGTGTGAACATCCAGGATTGCTGCACTTGGTTGAGCCAGGACAAGCTGTGTCCCAGAAGCAATTGTCGGCAGGACTCCAGCAGTCAGCGACGTTGCGTTGACGGTCACCGTTGTAGAGGCTGAATTAGCAACTACGGTGCTATCGGTTGAAAATGGATACTGAATAACATCGTCACCACTAACTATTTCATATACCGCCAACGTTTCGGCTGGAACAATACCACCAGCTTCAGACAAGGTAAATTCCAGCCCGACAGAGCCAAAAGTTGCTTCTTTGCGCAAAATGTCCAGGTACCTAAGAACGCCCTCCATAATTCCATCAGGCAGACGATTTATGTTTCCAAGATTCAACGAACCTATATAGGCACCCGCCTGAAGTATGGCATCTTCGATTGTCCCTGGTCTTGGCGAAAATTCAGGCATTGCAAGGCGCGCATAATCAACAGCCTCGTCATATATGTCACCGGGCTGTTTGTCGTTAATCGTGAGGTCGATGTAGTCTGAAAAATCTGGTGATGGCATATTAGTTACCTACCACAAAGTCGATGAGGATTCTTTGCTCGCCAGTATTTTTCGGTTTATCCCTAGCAATAAGGGTAAGCTGTATTTCTGGCCAAAATTGACTAATCGTGTACCTTATTTCTGATTCTCTGAGCTGTGCAAAAGTTGGGTCTTTCGTTCCGTAGGTTCTCTCAAGCGGCAATTCCCCACGCTCAATTCTGCAAGCAAGAGCAATTATCTGCGAATAGTAAGGACGCGTTCCTTCAGACAGGGTCGCAGCCGTGCCTCGCTCAAATGTCATTGGTAGTTTTAATGTGTCCATAAATCAGTCAAAATTCTGGTCGACGTAGTTTTTAAGATTTTGTATCACTAGGTCAACATAGCTTTTATTTGCTGCGTCGCTAGATGCCATTGGCGTGTCGACCTCCTTAATAATTTTACTAGTAGTTTCCCTTCCAAGAATGACGACTTCTTCAAATCTGTTGTCAAGGAATCCACATAACACTTTTTGCCCAGCAATTGGATACGCAGAAAACACAGTGCACGGGCCAAATACCGTTTGAGCTGCGACTTTAGGGATACTTACAAAAACGCCCTGAGCCCCAGCCCTAACAACCGTGCCCAGGTACAGTCCACCTGGCACGGGTTTTCGAGAAGAGGCTTTTTTTGAATTAGAAAACCTTGAGGTTGGGTCGTAAAGCATGACTAAAAGATACCAGGGCTCGAGCCGACCCTAGGCTTGATTGGTTTGCCTTTTTGGTCTTTGGGTTCTTCCGGAGTACGAAATGATATTCGAGCAGATTCTGGAGAACCCTCACTAAAACTAACCTCCGTTATTAGGTAGCCCCCAAAAAAATAATTAGGCAAGGGTCCACAAACAGCAGTATGTCCTGGTCTTAAAGCTCCACCCTGTGGCATTAGAACGCTGCAGCTTCCGGTTGCGGCAAGCGGTTCGTTATCTGATGAATTGAAATCATGCCAAGTTTCTAGTTGAAATAATTCACTAGAGTCTCCGAGCATTGCATTTGCAAATAAATCTTTTGGGTCTCTGTTCGGATAGAAAAGCAATGGAACAAATTTACGAACACCATTTGCCGGACTGGTCCAGCTAGAACTGCCAAATTTCCACATCAACCATTCTTGCGATGCGTAGACCAAAACGCCATCAACCTCAAACACGACAAACTGATTGTCTCCAGCAGTCCTGGTGAGGACGTCCCAGACCGACTCTTCACCGTCACCGGTTCGAGCTTTAAAAGTTGACTTTGTTTTAGCTGATTTTTGCCCGACAAACTCCAGGCCGAACTTCTTGGCCGCGTTTCCGGCATACTCGTAACCAGAGCCACCAGTAACCGAATTCGGAAACTTATCGCGTCTCATCTGTTGAAGAGCCTTGTTGCGAGCTTTGATTACTACGGTGGGCGAACCTCCCGGTCCTGGCTTGGCCGAAACATCGGCTATCTCGTATCTTCTTCCCCTGTATGTAACATCTCGTCTAATAATGAAATAATTTGAATCGAACATTTTGTAATCTTCATCAACTATTTCAATAGATATTTCAGGGTTTAGGTCCATGGAATAATTAACCGAAACCGATACAAGATTATTTTTAAAATCTTCAGTAGCAGCACCAAAAAGGTCTGTTATTTGCAAAATCCCGCCAAGGTTTCTATTCGACGGCTCAATAATCTGGTCAATTGGATACCAGGTCTTTTCGCCAACTAGGTAATCAGGATTATTCTTTATTTGTTCTTTGTAACGTTTATTTTCTTGTGCAGACAGGGCCTTGGCATAAGTATTGGCAATTCTCAGAGTGGCAAATTTGCCGAGATGCCTTCCACTTTTGTTATAAATTAATCTTGCTTCTTTTTCCGGCACAACCACGCCGTCATCGCTAATCGTTGGTATTAAAGAAAAACATAGTTTTCCAGAAATTGTGTCCTGAATTGTTATTGAGACAAGTGTGGCGATTTGACCATTTTTCAACTTAACAATAGGTCGAAGATTTAAATTTATGTTGCCATATTCAAACACATCGGCCTCGGACATGCTCAAAGACTGCATGGATGGATATTCTGGCCGTTTTTGTAATGACATAATTTCTGCGTTTCTATTATTACTACTTTGAAGCTTCGGCAAGCTCTAATGCGTAATACTCTATGGCCTTGACATTACCAGCAGCTCTAGCTGCATTTAGCTTTGCTGTAAGCGCCTTGATGTGGTCCGCCCCACCATTCTCATCATTGCCGGTTGATTTTTTGTTTGCAGGCACAAATTTCCCATGCTTAAAACGCGGCAATAGAATCATCGTTTTCCTACGTGGTATAAACTCGATAAGCGATAAGCTGACCGTAGCGCTCGTGGTGTTTGCTTGAAGGTTCTGCCTACCATGATTTATCGTGCACTCGTCTATGTACCATTTGGGAATAGCGAGAGCTGGATGAACATTTATGAACTCAACTGGAATAGCAAAATCTGCAATTGATTGAATAAACCTAAGCTGGTCATCGATTGATTCATAGAAGTCTTGATAAGTCTGCGAAGAAGGCTTACCGTCTTCCCCTGTAAGGGTGTTAATTCTTTTTGGTGGCGCAACAAGGAACTCGAAAGAACACCGCTCCGCCTTGCCGCTTGTTATATCCACAATCGGCGTCGAATAGGGGCGATTGATTTCGTTGAATGTTGGCCCGTATCCACTGTGGCTAAAAGTCGTCGGAGGAAAATAGAATTCATAAGCAAGTTCAGGGCCTGCAACTTGGCGCATTTCCCTAATGTCGGAGGTATTACGCAGAACAGTAGCTGATTTTTGAAACTGAAACTTGCCCGAAATTTGACTCGGTATTTGTTTGCCGATTATTGAAATTGCCATTATATTCTCTGTTTCACATTTCTTTGAATCTGAAGAATTTCGTTAGCAACTGCACGCGCCGTAACCTGAGGTGTTGACGATTCATTGACCGTGATGTTAAAAGTGTCCCCGCCACTAGAGCCTCCAGATGGGATTGAGCCCGTCATCTTCGCAAGGATACTCGTGGAGGTATCTCCCATTGGACCAACAGGGGGAACTACGTGCAAGTGGCGCGCACCACCAGTTCCGTGGAATTCAGCAAACCCGCCAGATGCATTGACTAGTGATGAATATTTGCCAAGGTTGTCACCAACCAGGTCGTAAGCATGTCCGGTTGCGTGGTCTGAATTATTTGAACCAAGTGCAAAGTTCCTTAGTGAACTTGTTACCGTGCGCTTACCGGGAACAGCGCCATCAAACATGCCATGCTTGCCCATTGTCTTACCTAAAACCTTGGGCGTATCGGTGTCACCCATTGGGACAAGTTTGTCAATTACGCCGTTTTTGAGTTGAACCTCAAATCCATTAGTCCACCAGCTTGGTGCATCATTCCACCACTTAGGTGTGTCTGTTGATTCAAAGAATTCTTGGCGAACAGCGTTCGTGAACTCCTCTCTCATCAATGCGGCTTCTGCGGTCAGAATATCTTTGTATGGGTCTAGTTCTCCTGACATCTCGGGCTTTAATTTTGTTCCAAACAGATTATTTCCCAGAGCCCCACTACCTAAAAGTTTTGAACCAATAATTGAAGCTATGGCATCTTGTCCTTTGCCTTGAAACGCGACACCCCTAGAAAGCATTCCTTCAAGGTCTCTTATCTGAGCGGTTGCGGCCTCATCGCCACCCATTGCCTTTGTTATCAGGGCGTTTATTTGTGTTTGTGCTCCGCTAAATGCTTTTTCTCCATCCTCAAAGACAAAACCGGCTTCTCCGGCCATAGCCAGAAGTTGTTTTGTCATTTCAGTTGCTGAGCCTGAAGCAGTCTGTTTTTGCGCCTGACCGATGAGCCCCTTAGCTTCGTCCCCCATAACGACGCCCGAAAGAGGACCTCCTGGACCAAACGCGGAACCTGCGCCCACATTCGCACCAGTGCCAAAGGCTTGGGCTTGAGCTATCGAATTGAGAAGGGGTGAGTCCGGGGAGATGTAGTTTGAATAATCGAGATATTTTGTGTAGTAATCGAGGAATGCTTCCGTTGATGTATCTCCACCAGTCAAGTTATCCCCAGAAGCCTGAAGGGCGTCTTTCATGGCTTTGTTTTCGGAGAATCTCTTAAACACGTCCATGGCTCTAATTTGCACATCCCTAAGAGCATCCGAGAATTGTTTTGAAGTCTTGGTCATCCCGACGCCGAGAGCTTTGGTTGCATCATTGAGTTTAAGAGTGGTGCTGTAGAGGTCTACATTGCGCTCCATGGCGAGTTTATATATTTCCTCGGAAGTCATTCCTGTTGTTTGTTTCAGGGAATTCATGATTGAATCAAATTGATTAAAAGCCGGAGTCAATGCCTGGTCCATGTTTTTGGATGTTTTTGCAAGAGCTTTTTGGGCGTCTTCAGCATTGTCTCCAAGCGCAAGGCTGAGTTCATTCCCGCCAATCACTCCAGCGTCAATGAAAGGTTGCAAAACCTTTTTTCTATCTTCCTTTGTTTCGGCCTTCGTAAAATCGCGAGTCATGTTTCGAGATGCCGCAAGTACGGCGCGAGCCTCGGTAGTGCTTCCTGCTTGACCACCTTTTGCCGCCGCCGCAGCTATTCCGGATATCTGAGCAAGACCCACCTTGCCCATTGCCCCTTCTGCCATCTTCTTTTGGTTGCGTTTTGCTGCCAGGAAGCCGAGACCAGCACCAAGCACGCCACCAACTGCTGCTCCAAGTGGACCAGCAATCATTGCGCCGACTGCTGCACCACTGACTGCACCAGCAATCGCCCCACCTTTTTTGGTCTTGGATGAAAACGCTGTCAAACCAGCACCTACCGCAAGACCAAGCATTGGGTTAATGGCCATCAGAGACGCGCCCATTTGCATTCCGCCCTGTGCTTCTTCTGTGCCATATCTGCTAGCCAACGCGCTGGCCCCCATGCCAGCAATCATGCCTGCGCCGCTCAAGCTATACTTTGCACCAGCTTTCATCCCTTGAAGCCTGCTGAACTTTGCGTTTGCAGGAATTTGTCCAGCCTTCTTGGCTTCATTAAAATTCAATCTTGCGTTTCTGTATCCCTGACCAAAGTTCCCACCCTTTGCGGAATTGTAGGCTCTACCCAATAAGCCATTACCGGGTCCCAACTGCCCCATTCCGCTTTGGTTTCTGATTGTATCCCTGAATCCTCTATAGCCACCTTCGTTATAAGACTGGCCAAGCAGTGTTCTTCCAGCAAAACCACGAAGACCACCTCTTCTGGCGGTGTTGTTGTAATTGTTTGTTCCGGTTCCGGCAGCCTGTTGTCCGGTTATGCCACCCATCCCGCCCATCGCGCCAGAAACAGTTGGGGTGCCGTTGAGCAAAAAACTGCCATAGCTTTTTGCTCTACCAAGCAATTTTTTCTCAAGTTCAACTACGCCGGGCAGTGCATCAATGCGGCTAGGGATTGCCGCAAGACGCCCCCTAATGCCTTGTCGAATCGGCCTGCCAGGAAAAAACCCAGACGCCTGGAGGGACTGGTCTGTTCTGTACCTAAACGCAGAATTGTCCATCAGATTACTATGCGGTCCCTGTGGGGCATTCGGCCTAAGCTTCATCCTCCTCATACGCTCGGAAGCCTGGTATTGCTCACGCGTCATCATTCTCTGACCTATGTTTTCATAGTCTGGTGTGACGCCACGTCGTCTACCAAAAATGTTTGTAGAATCTTGGTCTTTGCGGCCGAGAAGGTCTTTTGCTGACCGATTCATGCCTAAACTCGGAGCCTTATACCCTCTTTGCTCTAGGGGTAAGTCGGTTACACCTCGATTCCTCGTGACGAATGCATTGACATCGCGCTGGTAGTCTGCATTTGATTGTCCTGGTTTTCTCGCCGGCAATCTTGTGTATCTTCCGGTTGCTCTGTCAACCGCCCCACCACCCATTCCACCACGGAGGGTTCCTCCCATTGCCGCGCCGGTAATGGCAGCCGCAGCACCCTGAAGAGATGCGCCGGCGGCAGTCAACGCGCTTGCCCCTGGCGCTATAGCAGCACTTGCTGCTGTCCCTGCTGCCTGTCCGGCGCTAGACATCGCTCCAGCTATCGAGCCGAGCTGGCCTTGATTGGCGGCCCCACCTCCACCAACATTCGTTCCCATTGTTGAGAATTTATGGCCAGAGTAGATTGCTTGCTTCGAAGAAAGACCCACGTTGCCAAATTCATCACCCATGCCCCTGCTGCGCTGAAACCTTGCTGCACGACGTCCTTTAAATGCAAACATTCCCAGTAGCGCAACAATTGCCGAAGAGCCACCGCTTCCAGTCTTGCCGCTAAGCGTATTAATGATGGTTGCAAGAGTTGACATGAGCTTGCCGAGCGCAGCGACGACCGGGTTTATTATCGGTAGCGCTCTGGCGAACACCTCTCGAAGTGCTCGCATAATTTCGAAAAATCCGACAACTACGCTCTTCATTGAGTCACCAAATGCAAGGAATAACGGTTCATATTTAACCGCTTGTGCAGCAAGCGCTTGTACGCCAAGCCCAATTTGCTTAAATATTTCAACAATCGGTTTTCCGAAAGTCTTAATCACTATGGAGCCACCCTCGCGCAGGGGGTCCAAGGCGTCACGAACTTCTCTAAAATAAATTGCAAAGCCCTTAAAAAAATCGGTTGTTCTTCTCCAAAAACCCTCTGTCGCAGGAAGAAATTTTCTAAACAAAACGACAGTAAAATCTTCTAGTTTCTCTGTGAACTTCACCAACGAGGACAAAAACGGACCCTGTCCAAATGTGACGAGGTCCCCAGAAATTCTTCTAAATGTTCGTTCTAGGCCGAAGTAAATGTCAGACATTGCCTTCTTGATTGGCTCGAGTACACGAACACCAACATCAGACATTTCTACCAACGCCGAACTCAGATAAGTTCTGAATTGACCAACCAAGGTCCGAGCCATAGTCCCAGATTGCCCAGAGACTCCAGCGTCTAGGGCTAGCTTCCCGCTTTGAAGGTCTTCCAAGAACTTTCTGTAGTCCTTGTAATTTCCTTTTTTAAATGCTTTTTCAAACTCCGGACTAATTGCTTTTACTGCTTGAAGAGCTTCGGCAGTAAACTTCTTTTCTTTTTGCAATATTCCCACCAAAGAACCAGCCGCCTGTAGAGCATTTTGGGGGTCGCCGCTTGATTGCACAAAGTCAGCCATGGCTTTTAGGGCCGCCTTAGAGGCCGGAGTGAAAGCGGAATGCTTATTCACAGCAGCAAAAGCACCAGCAAGTGCTTGCACACCCATTGAGGCCAACGTGGCATCCTTGTATAAACTTCTTAGCCCAGAGCCAGACTGGTCAAGAGCGGAGCCGAGCTCTTTTGAATCTTTGTATCTAAATGCATACTGGGCTGCTTGGAATTCCTTAAACGCTGCAGCTGCACCAATCGCCGCAACTCCAACCGCAGCAACGGTCCCAGCCAGGGCTTGCATTAAATAGTTATATGCCTGCGCAACAATTTTCCCAACAGCAAAAGCAGCGTTAACGCTTGCCAACGCAAGGGCTGAAATACCGAATTCAATTCCCAAGGCTATGACGCTAAACATGAGTAGGCGGGCCATTTTCAAAAATTTGGCACCAATTTTTTCGACGAGATTCAGCTGCTTGGAAAACTTTGTGACGCCTTTGCTTGTGGTCGTCATCTGCAGGTTCAGCCTGCCCATAGCACCAGTAAGTCGATTGGTTCTGTTCTCTAAGCGTTTTGATGCAGCATCGAGGGCCGTAAGTTTTGCCGCGGTAGTAAGTAGCTTATTATCACCTTTGACGTCAACGTCAACATTTAAATTTACGATTTCGTCAGCCATGACCCTACCTAGGTAATAAATCTCATTCGCTAATACCCCTGAGACTTACGCTCAGCTGCCTCACGGTCTGCCTCAATAACTTTAGCACACGCAAGGCGTATTATCCATTCTTCGAATGAGCAATCTAGAATTCTTATTGGGTCCGTCCCAAACACCTCCCCTAGTCGGGCGGCTGTAACTATTCGACTATCGTCGGTTAATTCGTTGAGGACGGATTCGTAGGGTTTTCTTGCTGTTCAACCGTATCACCGAAGCCCGCTGCATCAATAATTGTTAACGCTGCTGCCTCTACGTGTGGGTCAAGTCCAAAAAACTTCTGAACTGCATCCGGTAGTGCTCGCGCTGCACCGGTCATTTTAAGAATTGCCGGAGAAGCAAATCCAAGAGATTTCCCATTCTCTAGAACCTCTTCACTGTTGAAGTAAATTCCTCTTGTGGTGTGACCAATGACTTGACATGCAAATCTTGTTGCGTCAAGACCAGTCTTTGAATCAGAACCAGCATTCTTTTGCCATGCTTTAACTTGCTGCTGCGTGATGTTTGGGCTGATGAGCAGAGTTACGCCTGGTCGCTCTGGGACATTGATGAATACATCAGGTCGCGAAACCTTCTTGCTAATCACGGCTGTGAGTTGCTCCAGAACGTTGTCTGAATCTTCACCAGACACGCCAGAATCTAAAGAGGAATTTGAGTCTTCTGAGTAAAATGAGTTTGTCATGTGGCAAACACTAGCACTAGCACTAGGCCAGTAGTGGATGTCAATTGGATATTTTGATTATGCCTGAGCGGGAACACCGGAGATTGCAAACGTAAGAGCAATCGTCGCTGGTGCACCAGATGAGGCATCGCCTTCTGGCTCCGATAGACCAACAAGCAAGGCACCTGCATAAACACGCTCCGACTGAAGATTCTTCAGGTCGCAGTCAGTGTCGTAAATCTTGATGTCATAGTAAGCACGACCAACAACAGGACGAACCTGGTTGATTAGGACACGCATGTCGGCATCATAATGCTTGGTTAGCGTGACGTCGCCTACTTCTGATGGGGCGCAAAGAACTTCCGGGAAAGCCTGCCCACCGATGTAAATTTTTTCTACAGCGGCTGTGATTTCTCCACCGGACACCTGAGCGAAATACCCAGAAAGGGTCGGCCCAGTAACCGCGCCGCTAACTGGCGTGATTTCTGCGATGATTTGTCGCTGTGCCAATTTTGTGGAAATTGCCATAATTCCTCCGTGTCTTTACTTTATTTTCTTAGACCAATGTTGAAGTCAGGTTTGACTTTGTAATCTCGACCTCAATCGTGTCACCGATTGAAGAAACTCGAGCGCCAACCTTGGCCTTGATTACGCCAGTTGCCAACTGAGTAAGCGGGTTGTTTGCATTGTTCACCTGAACTGTGTAGCCAGGGTCAAGCTGCTTACCGTTTGCATCAAACGCCTCGTACAGACCGCCAGCCAAACGGATTCTTTCCATGATGGCTGTCAGTGTTGCGCGAACTCGTGAGAATGTCGACTGTCTTCCGTCGATTGGCAAGAAGAGGAGAGCCTCAAGTGCGCTCTCTGCCTCATAGACAATCTGATTCAGAACCTCGCGAGAGATGATGAATCTAAAGTTTGCTGTGTCGTCAGAGGCGGAACGAGCTCCGTAGATTCTCGCACTGCCATTGATGATTTTAATCGCGTTGATAAAGTTCTCATCAAGGTTGTCTGAATCTGTCTTTGAGAGCGATGTCTCAAGGCCAGTCACAAATGTAGCTTCTGTTCTTTCACCTGCATAAGGGTTCCACGGACCGTAAAGATTATGTACGCGTGCTCTCTTGGCAGCAACATAACCTTCTGGTGGAACCATCATTGTGAGTGTTCCGTTTGGAATCTTTACCCATGGGTAGAAAAACGCACCATATGGCGCATTATCGTCGCCAGTGTGATTTGCAGCCTCGGAGATTGCTGTAGCAACAGACGTGCCCTCATCGAATGATGTCAAAGCGATTCTGTTATTGGAAGCTGCGTGAGCAAATACCAAATCTCTCATTGCCTCTGCGTAGAAGCCCGGAGCAGCAACTGCACCTGGTCCAAGATTGTTGGTGAATGTGTCCAACGCATCTTCTAGGTCTGCTGCAACTAACGAGCTTCCATTTGTGCCACCAGTAAAGTTTGTTGCGGCAACAACAGCAGGAATATTCGTTGATGCACCAGTCGTGGCCGTTAAGTACAGGGCAGCTGTTGCGCTGTTATTGATTTCATTAACAGCATTTGCTGGGCTTGTGTGATTTTCTGTCGTGTAAACCAGGGTTCCGTTAACGCGAACTTTAATTCTGAAATTCACGCTCGCAGTTGGTTGCTCAACCTGAGCAGTCAATCCACCGCTGTTAGCCCAAGTGCCAGTTCCGGAGGCAAGAAGGTTTATGCATGTTGCAGCAGAGGAATCGGCAAGAGCAAGGCTTGCCTCATTGGCCGATTCATCAACGACGCGCGAAACATAAGCACGTGCGCCGCCTTCTTCGAAAAATGTTTCAATCGTCTGGTGTGTGTAACCGGATGATGTGTACCCGCCAAAAATATCTTCGAAATCCGAAAGGCTGGTAACGAGGTGCGAGGTGCCATCTGGCCCCCTCTCCGTTACTCCAGCAACAAACAACGTCGCTGTTGGCGCGGTTTGCGTATTGGTTGGACCAGTGCGGACCGCCGTTGTAACAACTATACCTGGCATTTTTCCTCCGTCCCATTTCTTTCAGGAACTATTTCGTATGAGACTACTGAAATTATAGGTGGTTACTCAAGGTGTTTGGCGTACGTTTTTGTCTGGACCCTCAAAAAGATGACTTAAGTTTTCAAGTACGTGGTCTTGGTGCGCTTCTATTTCTTTTTTGACTTTTTTGCGAGATTTTGGTTTCTCGACATGTTTTACTGCTTTTGCAGCTGGGGTTTCAACCAGGAGAACCAAACCTTTGTCAATTAAAATTAATACTTTTTCGTTGTCGGCTTTCACCAAAGCAGACGCCCGGCTTAGCAAATAGGCGTCGTTGGTTACTTTGAGCATTTTTGGGGAAAGGTTTTGAATTTGCATAAATCCTGCATATTCAACAGGTATTTCGTTTATTTTTTCCCCAAGACCAACAAAGTCGATTTCACCACTCATGATTTTACTCGCCTATTGAAATGCTTGCCGCGTTTGTAAAATTAGAAATAAGTGCAGTTAGTGGGTTTTGACCAACAGTTAAGCCGAATTCAATAACCTCATCAGCAATATTGTCGCGAGCTATAACTTCGTCAATAGATAAGTCATACCCTATGTAGGCTCCAGCAAGAACTCGGTCGCCCTTCAACATCGTAAGGTCGGAGAACTCTTCAACCACGGTAGTTTCCTCTATGCGAGCCTCCCTCTCTGCGCCCTCCCGCTGCAGACATGGGTAATCCAAAAGAGCAGAGCGGACGACGGTGGTGAGTCTGTCTCGCATCTCGGTGGTTTCTTTTGAGCCATCGGTTCTTACCCAAATATATGTTCTCATTGAGTAATTCACTTTATATACCGGGTCAGCCCCTATACCATACCCGACGCGATTAAACGAGCGCGTAGATATGGCAACAGTAATTATCGTTGGCCAAGAGTCGAGAGCAACTGGCTCATATGTTAGATACTCTGCCGGGTCTGGAAGTTCATCCTCGGATAGATTCCAACCATTTCTATATCTAATTAATCTGCGCGGAATGTCGTCGGTTAAATAGTCGTTTACGAATGACTTTGCAAATTGAGCTCCGTACATTAATTCTGCTGGCATCAGAACACCTCGCCGTTTGCAATGTATGAAACAGTATCGCCGCCGAGCTTTTTGGCAAACAGCGGTGGCTCAAATACAATTTTTCTTTTTGGCATTTTTGTAGTTCCATACTGATGAAACTTTGCATATTCCACAGACGTTCCAGTAGAAAAAGATGTATTCGTCATTGTGTCAATCGAGCCGTTGGCACCAGAAAGAGATGCGAATAATTTTCCAGTCCTTATCATCGGTGGCATACCGGGGAATCGAGTCATCTTCCACGATGCATATTGAGCATCAAGCGGTCTCCACCCGCCAACCAGGAGACCATTACTTGTAAAGTTTGCAGCATTTGCCATACGCACTTCTTGTTTTGCTTTTATCAACACCGGAGTGAGCACTTGAGCGCGAGAATACATGGCCCCAAGCCTGGCAATGGCGGACCCCATTCCCCTGGTACTTACGCCTATTTCAATGTCCATTAAATGCGTCGCCTTCTCCACCTACGTAGAGCAAGAAGTTCTCTCTCTGAAAAACCAGTTTCAAGAGGGGCAACATTTCTTGTCGTTAAGTCTTTAACTCCAACAACGTCATCGTGCATATTTTGCATTTCTCTTGTGGCAGCACGAAGAATAAATAGTTTAAACATCTGAATCGCTTCACCATCAAGGCCGCCGGTGTAGACAATTTCAACAACGTCGTTAGGAAAACCTCTGTACAACTCAATTCCGTATCTATGAACTGTGTAGTCGTTTCCGGTTGCAGTTACGGTTCCGCCAGATACATAAGCGGACAACCCGCTCTGATAACCGCCAACAGAAAAAGTTGTACTTGTTACTGCGGTAATTTCAAATGAAGATTTATTGTATGAGTTTGGAGTTACTCCTGTAACAACAACTCTCTGACCCTTCGTGAAAGTATTTGCAGCGCTAAATGTGACCACCGTTCCAGACTGTGATGCACCGGTTATTGTCGCTGTACGCATCTTTGCTTCGGCCATGAATATTGGCACTTGTGAAAGATTTCCAATCGAAACACTTTTTACGGTTACGACAGGTGTGTTTCTTAAGCTAAGAACAATCGAAGGCTGAATATAGTTCAATCCACTATCCGTAGTGTCCAGCGATTGGTCGTAGAAAAAAGAAGTGGCTGGAACTCCTTGAAAATAACTTGGTATTACATGTTGCTCCGTATGCTCGGCAACTTCTACCGGCCTACGCAAAAAAGCCTCAAGCTCACTCTGGAGACCATTCAGCACAAATTCAGCAGCATCAAGTTGCCGCAAACTGAACTTAACGTCCATATAGATTGCTAAATCAGAAGCCGTAACAAGCATTAAGACCTCACGTAGCTCTTGCCAGATTCAGCCTTCGTCTTTCCCTCAAAAGCGCTCGACCGGTGCCGGACTGCGTTGTTCTTTGACCAGACACGGCGTCAGCAAGACGATTCAAGCCGTAGGCTGTGGCCCGACGCCACCATGCAGGACGATTACCTCCGGTTATCGGATTTCTTCTTGTCAATGCACCGATTTCTCTATCTCTGACGGTGTTCTGTTCCATGGCTACCTCTTCAGCGTTTGACTAAAGTTTACACCATTGGATTCTAGGTGTGTCAACGGTCCTGATTTGGTGGCTTCTCTAACACGATTTTGTCAGATGATTTTGCAGGTGCTTCGATTGGAACCCACGCACTCGAGTAGACGTGCTCTTTAACCTTGCGCATTTTAACCAGTGAACCGTCGAGCATCATGTCGGATTCCTGAACGGTCATATTGAAAATCTCGTCTAGTTCATCCATCGAATAAACTCTACTTTGATGTATCTTCTTGACAATGTCGGACATCCGTTTTGCAACAACCGAACCGCGACCTCGATTTATTTGGACGTGAAGAATCATCGCGTCCAAATCTGATACGTCCAATTCGACGCAGGTGATTGATTTTGAGTACCGCTTGGCTAGCGCCTTGGATTGAGATATTGCAATCACTCTTTGATGGCCATCAATTATCACGTTTGATTTTTTCTGCACAATGATTGGGCTTAAAAGTCCGTATTTTTCGATTGAAGAAATAAGCACTTTAAGGTCAGGCTTGAGAATATAATTTGCCCTCCATGTAGCCGGCTTCAGCAAAGAAGGATTAATTAAAGATGTTTCTGTGTTATTCACTTCTAAACCTGGGCGCGGACATTGGCGTTGAGGGTTCGCAAGGCATCAATACTCGTCCTGAGTGAAAGAAGTTTTTCTCGCTTTGCCCTAACTAGTGCTTCCGCGATTTCGTAATCCTCTTTCATTTGTTCCATCTTGTAATGAGACCATTGCTCTCTGTCGGTGATTGTTCTGTGCCCCTTGCCAGCAGCTCCTAGATATTCTTTTGCCCATTCCGCCTTGTACCTGGCGTCTTTTTTTGCAGCGTCCACGGCGAGTATTTCAAAGTTTTCAGTTTCTTTTTCGAGCAGGTCGAGCAGTCTCATCATTTCTCGTTCAATGTCCACCTGGCTGATTGGTTGACTTCTATTCATTTTCTATCCCTTCGAGTGGGGACCAGTCTATCTTCTCTAGCGCCGAGAGAGAAATGTTTGACCACTTATATTTTGCATTTCCAATTTTTGCCAAAACCATTTCTTCAAGAACCCACGCATCGCACATATCATCAGCATGCCCCCCTTTCCAAACTATTCCCGTAATAGCTGATATTGCAGATATGACTTCTGACTTGCCAGCGTTCCCTTTGCCTGTGGCAAATTTTGCTCGACAAGTAGGAGGCACGATTATGTATGGAATATCAAGATTTAGCAAGGCAACCCTGACAACACCGCCAAGCTCCCCAATTGAGTGAGCCTGAGAATTTCTTGATGCAAAAGAATAACCCTCTATGGCTACCAATTGTATTTTGTTGGAAACCGCAATATTGCCAATTTCGCTGGCTATTTTCCTCAATCTTTCAGCTCCAGATAAATCAAAAGAAAGATAACCAGCTTCTCCAGCATGGCAATACCCAGTGGATGTAAGTGATAGGTCGAGACCTAGGATGTTCATGGGCACGCAAAACTCTACCCCACAAACAAAGACCCGCCGGGTGTAATCCCGACGGGAATTAACACAGACAGACGTCCATGTCTACTTTGCGTAGTTATTCACCACTAGACCTTGGACCACCTGCCTTTCTTTTCTCAGAAACGGCTGTAAGACCTTAGAGTACCATTACAAAATTATTAGCTCAGGTAAAGAGATGTTGGCGCGCACATAAAAAAAGAGACGCAAGAACCGGGGGCTGCACGTTGCCCTGTGCCCCCGGCCCTCGCGCCTATAACGGTCCTAAGGATATTAATTCTACAACTGAAATGTCTTTCGTGTTGTAAACGCAAGTAATGTTTTAACGTTCCCAGCCGTGCTTGGCTAAACCTAAATCAAAAGCAAGCTGCGGATAGTTTCCAATTCGATTGTGACATGGCCTGCATACCGCAAGAAGATTTTCCTCATCGAGTATCGACCCACCCTGAGAGCGTCTAATTATTTCGTGAATGTCGCAACTTCTGTTACGAACATATGTCAACTTCTCGTCATGTTCAGCAAATACAGGACACGCTTCGCAAAATGGTTTTTTTGACAAAAGTTTTTCTACGAGCGGGCGCCTCAGCAAATACTCTTCTTGTTTCTTTTTTGAACGATATTTCACTCAGGAGATGTTACATCGTCGAACTGCCATTTATTTTCTAACGATGCCCACAGGGCGACATCGATGTCGGTTGGCTCCATGTCGAACTCATCCATTAGTGACTTGTGCTTCAAGATTGCTGACTCAAGGAAATTGGCACGAGAGAGTGCGCCCTCGTCTTCGCCCAAGGAGACAACGTAATCGAGACGCTTGTTAACAAAGAACCTGAAGCGTTCAATTTTTGCTAGCCTGCCGTCGTAAGATTGCATTGCTTCGGCTAGCAGTACCGTGCCGTCGGAACCCAAATCCGCGTATCTCTGGGAATCAAGTTCTTTATCGTCTTTGATGTCAGCAATTTGCTCATCAAGGTTCCGCACCAGCGCGAGAAGGGCTCGCTTCCAACGCTCGCGATTTTGGGGCAAATGAATGTATTCGCTCTGTGTGTCTGATACTCGGTTTTTAACATCCTCTGCAACAAGGCGAGCAAACATATCATCATTCATCTTTTGGGTTCCAATATGTACAGAGATTTGTTTTGAAGTGGCACCAATTGCAGAGGTTTGATGGAATTGCTGTCCATGTTGAATTGTCATATGAATTTACTATCTCCTTCTTTGTTGTTGTTATTGTATTTCTTGTGCTTACAAAATCATCTGCCGTTGGCAAATGTTTTTTCGCAACACCATCTTTTAGGTATAAAAGCTCCAGATTGAATGATTTCTTATTCTCTAGTTCGGCAAGAAGAATCGCGTACAGGCTGAGCTGAAACCATTTATCCGCCATGTACTTGGGTGCTGGGGTTTTCCCCGTTTTGTAGTCCGTGATTGTCACAACCCCATCGATTTCCGTCCACCTGTCGATGAATCCCTTAATAAGAACGCCATCTATCTCGCCAAGGACTTCGTATTCAATACCAGAAGGCTGAACCAGAGACGGGTTTTCAAGAAGGAAAATGTTCTCCACGCACCACCATGCGCTCCATCGAAAATCGTTGATTGGCGTTCTCTTCAGATAAGGGGCAACCCTGTCTGCCCAACCGCCACTGGACCATACGTGAGTACATGCGTGTCGAGCAGACACAACAGTCCTCTCTTCCGGCTGATAGGCGGCGTAGAAATGCTCCAGCACATCGTGTACGAAATTTCCCAACAATGTCTGCATCGTTGGCGGCTCTTGAATTTTGTCGACACGAGACAGCTTAAACTTCAGCGGACACTGAATGTACGTTTGAATTGACGAAGCTGAAAGGTGTGCTGGAAGCTCTGGTTTTACATCGCTCACTTGGCAGGCGCTTCTATGATTGTCCCACCAAATGTTAAACGAGTTGCTTCTGTAAGGAGAAAATTTGCCTGTTCTTCGGTAACGGTGTCTTTTGTGGGTGTTGGCTTGCCGTCGCTCCACTGTGTCCACGCAGAACGCAACTGTTCCTTTTGGTCTTTGCTCAAACCCTTACTTACAGACATGAAGCTTTCCCAGGTCATCTTTGATGGCGAGGGTGGCTCCGAGGCAGTAACCATCTCGGCCTCCATTACCTGTTCGATTTCGATTGCGTCGTCAGTACGAGATAAGTACAAACCGACACCAAGGCTTTGGGCTGCTTTCTTGAACGCGTTTGACTCTGCGCTCTTGTACGCATCGCCAAGGTCGACAATCTGACCTTGCTTGGTGCGCATAATCTTTGCTGCATCAATTCCATCGCGAGATACGGCTGGGTGCTCATCCGTTGCAAGCCAAGTAATGCGGACATGAGCCATAATCCAGTCAGTATCAATTGCGTCGCGTTCACACTTGATTACCTTGCGCGACCACTTCCCAACACCGAGAACCTTATTGAGACGGTTGGTTACTTCGGTAACTGGGATGTATAGAAGATTCGTTCCACTTTTATTAACTGAACGCACCATCTCTGGTGGGAACGACTCTGATAGTTGTTGGTATATGTCTGACATTTTATTTAGCCTTTCGTACGATAATGCTTGTTTTGGATTCGCTCACTTCACAAAAGCTATCTGCAGATACTCCAATTTTGGCAAGTTCTTTTATTCGCCAGTATGAAACTGCTGCAAAGTCGAGCATTTTTACCATCATGTCCTGTGGGGTCATGATTACCTCTCCAGTATCAAGGTCAACCGCCATGTCATTGATTCGACTAGCAACATTCTTTGCAAGGCCTTCGTGGTCCCACTTCTTCCTGTCAGAACCACCCTTTTTCTCGATTAAACTTCCGTCGCTAGATGACACTTCTGGGACGTTGGCCATTTTGCCAATCATGGAATGACAAACCGAGTCGTACATAACTGACATTTCTGCCTTAAGAGCATGAACGCTCACCATTGCATCAGCGACTTCGGAAAGCGGTTCATCGCTCAAACACATTTCCTTGAACAATTTATCCAAAGTCATGAAGTCCCCTGTCATTTTTGCGACAAGTTCTTTAAACTCGGACGTAGTGATGTTTTCGTTACTCATATATACCCCTTGCTCTAGTTGATACTTTGTCAGATGATTATAGACACCGGACGCCGCTGCGGCAACCCCAAGCCAGCTAAAAATGAAAAAGCTCCAACCGCCGAGTCCACCTGGTCGTCGTGGTCACAGGCCTCAGGGAAGGATGAAAATTCGTCGAACCAGTCGGTTAGCCATGAGCCTCGCACGACACGGACATTGCCATTTGCAACCGCTGCGGAAAAGGGTCGGGAACGGGTTAGCTTGTCTCCAGTGGAGCGTATTCCTTGAAAATCATACCCAGGAACGACATATCGGGCATATTGGTCAACTAGAGCCTTTCCAGACGAACCCGGTTCTTGCTCCATCCTGATTGCAACAGAGTGACCATCTTCATAAGCTGTTTGCGCAATTAGCTGTTCTACTTTTTCGTTTTTAACTCTCTGTCTGCGCACATCCAGAACATAGGCAATGCCCTGGTCGAAAAGCATCAGTGTTCCAACGGTGTAGTCGGGGTTCGGATTGCTAGACGATGGCTCGGTGGCCGCCAAGTCCCAGAATCTCACGGCACGTGCAGATGACAACACCTGTGGAACTTCAGAGGAATCAATAACAACAAAATTAGTTCTATCAAAAAGAGTTCCTAAAGTAGTAGCCCACCAGTCGCCCATCTCGAGCCTTCTGCGCTCAATCGGGTCCAGGGCGGACAGGGCCTGACGATATGAGTCAGCATCGATTCCGGGGTTGTCAGTAAGCATCGACGGAACGAAAATCCTCCCAGAATCCGCTCCCTCCACGATGAATCTTTGTCTGACCCAGTTGGGTGCTGGGTTTGAAGCCGCCCTCATCCTCAGCGGAACCTTGGAAAGCTCGCCTGTTGCTGGTCGGCGCAAGCGAGAGAACAGGTATCGATAATCAGATTCCCTGATTTCGGTCACCTCATCCATTCCAATAAATTGAAATTCCGAACCTTTATATCGAAGGTAGTCATTGGTGTTGTTCAGATACCCGAATGATATTCGAGCCCCAGACGGAAAGGTGGCTACATAGGTGCTGCCATTCCAATGGACTTCGTCATAATTTGAAATCCATGAGCGGAATCGGTCCATTAGGGCGCCAGGGAGCGCGAGGTCTGCGTAAGTCTTTCTAAAGAGAATCGCTGAATACCCAGGGATGTCAACGTATTGCATGGCCGACATAAGTAGGGCTGAACTCTTGCCTCCGCCAGCAGCCCCACCGAATAATGCCTCTATAGAGTAAGAACGCAAAAATACTTTCTGAGTTATGGATGGCGCCTCAGGACAATAAAGCGGTTCCTTCGGTTTTAGATATTCGAGAACTTTGTCCCAATTCGTCATTTATAAGCCTGCTCTCTGCCGAGAATGATAAACCATACTAGTATTAAATTATGCAATGTTCTGTTTTTGATGAGGAGACATGAAAATAGTACAATGGTTTACTAGGGCAAGAGCTGCCAATCTCCTTATGGGGTCATTTATAATTATGACTACAACAGGTGCGTTTATTTTTAGCATTCCGGTCGGATTCTTAGTGGCTGGCGTGTGCTGTGGGGCTGTTGGCCTGCTGCTCGGACTGGATTAATCATAAAACATGGCTTGGAACTCAACCAATAACAAATCTGCTTCATCGTCAGGGCAAAAGTCCGCTATTGGACCTGGCGCCCCAGTTGCATACAACACCGGTCTTCAAGGTAAACCCTATAGGGACTCTTGGGATATCGAACGTGCATACAGAGAGGGAATGCAGAAGGTCACATGGGTTAATAGGTGTATTGACGCAATAGCAGGGAACCAAGCAAGACTTCCAGCAATACTCCGCGAAGACAATTCTCCAGACGGAAAAATTGTAACAAATAACAGAGACCATAAAATTCTCAATTTGCTAAACACTAAAGCAAATATTGGCGAAAACTCTTTTGTATTCAGATACAGGCTTTCTTCTCAGCTACTCATGTCAACCAGGGGTGCATTTATTGAGAAGGTTAGAGGGAGAAATGGTGGAGTCATAGCGCTACACCTTCTTCCACCGCAACACACATCCCCAATTCCAGATGCAAAAAATTTCATTGCAGGTTTTGAAGTGGACATGCGGAACGGCACTAAAGCAATTCTAAAACCGCAAGATGTCATATGGATTCGCAAGCCTCACCCCCTAGACCCATATCTGTCACTGACTCCACTTGAATCAGCTGGTGTCGCTATTGAAATAGAAAATCTTTCAAAAATTTATAACAGGAATTTCCTGCTCAACGACGGCAGGCCGGGTGGTTTGCTTGTTGTGCGAGGGGAAATAGATGACGACGACAAAGATGAATTGCGTAGTCGTTTCCGTGGAAATATAAATCGCGCCGGTGCAGTGACTGTCGTCTCATCAGACGAAGGTGTCGACTATGTGGATACTGGCTCAAATCCTCGTGACGCCAACTACATCCAGATGCGACAAATCACCAAAGAAGAAATTCTTGCTTCCTTCGGAGTTCCAGAGTCAGTCATCGGCAATGCATCAGGAAGAACCTTCAGTAATGCCGCAGAAGAGCATCGAGTGTTTTGGAATGAAACAATGCTGCCGCACATGGAGCTGATTGGGCGCGGCCTAGATGAGCTAGATGATGAGTACTACATTGACTTTGACACTTCGGAAGTTCCAATTCTTGTTCTTTACAAGCAAGAAAGAGAACGTTATTTGCTTGATGAATTTCAGAACGGTCTCATTAGTGGAAATGAATACAGAAGAGAAACGGGTCGAAAGAAAATTGATTCCGACCTAATGCAAGCAATGCTTGCCAATCCAAACCTCACGCCGATTGGATACACCGATAAGAAGTTTGATTCAACACAACAGGCAGCACAAATGGCGGCTGCGGGTGGCGCGCAGCCGGGAATGCCCGGTGTTGCGGCGGCAGGAATGGTTCCAGATGGACAACCACCAGCACCCGGACAAGAACCCACAGGGCAACCAGAACAGCCGGCTGCGCCAGGTGAGATACCTGCTCAATTAGTTAATTTTAATGAAAAACCGAGCACCATGACTGAAGCGCTTGCCGCAGAAGGACAGGGGCAGCAGCAACCAGTGATGGCTTCGCCGACCGCACTATCAGCGTTTGATAACGGAATGCAGTTCAAGTCTGCCAATAAAGAACTTTCTGAGTGGGAGCAAAAAGCCGTTGAAAACGCGGACCGATGGGTTGAAATTCTTGATAGAAATGTTGAAAGATTCATGGAGCGACAGCAGCGTGTCGTGATGGAAAAAGCTTCTGGAGCAAAATCAAAAAAACTAATCACCTCTGGCACCTTGACTGTAGAAAACATCTTTGATGAGCAGGTCTGGAATAAGCAGCTTGAAGAAGATGTAAAGCCAGTTATCGCAGGTATTTCTGCTGATGCCACGCGATTGGTGAGCGAACAAGCAGGAATGCCCGCGGACGAAAACTCAGAAGAAATGCAACAAGATATCGAATCGCAGATGGAGCGAATGAAGAAAATAAATTCAACAACCAAAGATGAAATAGCTTCAGCAATTCTTATCGCTCTTGCTCTTGCAGATGACGAGGATAGGGTTGGAATGTTGAAAGCAGCCTTGCTCGCAATATTCATGAACCTGCTTTCGAAGCGCCGCAGGATAATCGCGGAACATGAGTCCCAAACTGCCTATAACTCTGGCGTTTATCATGCTGCCAAAGGGATAGGCGCATCGACGAAGACCTGGATTGCAAATAAGGATGCTCAGGTCAGGCCGGAACATAGATTGCTCGACGGAAATACAACATCGATTGATTCGGCGTTTAGTGTTTCAGGCAAGGACATTAGATTCCCAGGAGACCCACTGGCTCCGCCGCACCTAACAATTAACTGCAGGTGCAGACTGTCGTTCTCAATCTGACTTTACTAAAACTCGAGAATAGTTTCGCCAGAACTGTCTCATAATTGTTTATCATTGGATAAACACTATGGAAAGCGCCACAACATGAGCAATATTGCCAATGACTTTACTGAAACTCAATACAAAGCGATTCCTGGGCAAATCAACACGATTGAATCAAAGGGAATAGTTGAGTGTTTTGTTGCGGGCATTGGCAATAAGGACAGCGTAGGGGACATATGCCTACCTGGTTGCTTCAATGGCTCTCTTGGACGACGCAAGCCTCGCGTTGTATGGGGCCACAACTGGAACGAACCAATTGGAAAAGTTCTTGAAATTTACGAAGTTGGACCAAACGACCCACGTCTTCCAGCGAAGATGAAAGCCAATGGTATTGGTGGTTTGTTTGCCAAAGTACAGTTCAACCTTGCTTCAGAGCGTGGTCGCGAAGCATTTGCAAACGTAAAATTTTTTGGTGAAGAGCAAGAGTGGTCAATTGGCTACAAGACTTTGGACGCAGTATTCGACACAACAAAGCAAGCCAACATGCTCAAAGAAGTTGAACTATACGAAGTCAGCCCTGTATTGCATGGAGCAAATCAGCTCACAGGAACAATTTCAATCAAGTCAGATAAGCAAAACGAAGAAGTCAAGGGCGGACCTTGTTGGGATGGCTACAAGCAAGTTGGGATGAAGAGGGGCAAGAATGGAAATATGGTTCCAAACTGTGTTCCCATTGAGGAAAAAGGAGAAAAGCTCAGGGACCCAAAGGGCGGCCTTACTGCTGCTGGTCGCGCACACTTCAAGCGCACGGAAGGGGCAAATCTGAAGCCAGGAGTTAAGGGAGCAGCAAATACGCCAGAAAAAATGCGCAGAAAAGGTTCTTTCCTAACTCGCTTCTTCACTAATCCATCTGGACCAATGAAGGATGAAAAGGGTCGCCCAACACGCCTTGCGCTTTCTGCAGCCGCATGGGGTGAGCCGGTGCCACAGGATACTTCTGATGCAGCAAAACTCGCAGCGAAAGGACGTCGCATGCTTGAGCGTTATGAGAATTCAAAGAAGAAGTCGAGTGAGGTTGAGATTGAAGAAAAAAATATTTCAATCTATTCCATCGCGAACCCATCCGAAAATCCAACAATGGGAAGAATGGGTTCAATCGCAAAGGCAATTTCAACTCACTTTGGTGGTGAAGTCGCTGTCCGCGAAGCAGACAGCAACAACGTCGTGTTTGACCTCATGAAAGACGGAATGGTTGAGACAATGCGCGCTGCGTACCACACACAAAATGAGTCAGATTTTATGTTTGGCCCAGCCCAAAAGGTTAGAGTCGAAACGATTTATCTTCCAGTTGATTCAAACGGAGAAACATCCGGAGCACCAATACCAAAAAGCCCGAACATGCTCGCCGCGCCAAAGCCGGGAGGGTGCGGATGTGGCGGAGCGTGCGGTGGAAAGTCTGACCCATTTTCAAGTTGGGAAGAGTTCAAGAACGACAACCCGGGTGTCCATCTTTTCATCAAGACAGAAAACATGGAGATGTACGAAGTAGCGAACAACGTTTCCGAGTATCACGGTTTTGACATTGAGCTACTCGCCGATGGATTTGTTGTTCCAAACATCGATTGGTATGAAAAAGACGCGCGAGATGCTGTGATAACAGCAATTGAGAACGTTGAACAAAAGGCCATTGCAAGAGCCGCGCGCAGCGCTCGTGGTGTTGGTCGTTCGGCAAGAAGAATGGTTAATCCATCAGAGTTCGATGGAGATGGTGACGGATTCAGAACTGGGCGCGATGGCAGGGACAATGTTCCATACAAGAAGCCAAAGGCACCAAAGATGATGCCACCACGAACCGTTCCTCAAGAAATTCCAGAACGAGAAGAAAAACCACTTAGAATCCCTAAGCCAAACGAAATCCCTCGGCCGGCACCAGCACCACAGCCGGCTCCCGCACCAGCTCCCGCTCCGTCGGTCCCACAGAGAGTTCCGGAAAGACCCGGAATTCCCGCAACCATTACGGGTCGCACAAGAGGAGCTTCTGCCCTGAGGGCCGGAAAACTGGATTCCGCTATTTACAAGGAAAGAATGGCTGGAGCCTCCCTTGAGGATGTAGCAAAAAAATACGGTGTTGAAAGAATTGACGTTCGTCGAGCCGAACAGCGCCATATGCAAAAAATGAGGGCCGCAAAACAGAAACGTTCATCAATCCTGCAACAACTAAGAGACATGCAGGACGACCCGAGCATGCCTTCTGGTGTGCCGGAGAGGGCTAAAGAACGAGCCATATCCATGATTGCAGAGCAAAACAGTATGACGCCTGCTGGCGTTCGCAGGGCCATCAGAAGAGAGCTCGCTGCAGAAAGAATGACTCAAGCAGCAAATCAAATGAGAGGCAGAAGAAAGTCTCTTTCCTCTGTCTATGTTTCGGTGTCTGAAGGTAACGACATATCCGTTAAAACTGCCCTGCAAAGCACGGTTGACGACTCGGTACTTATCAAGGTTGAGCCCCAATTCGTATCGCAAGTAAAACAAGCGGTTGACACTGTTGCCGAATACCACGGCGTGCGTATTTCTCGTGCCGAAAATGGAATTAACGTATTCGGAGCGCATGAATTGAATGACGACTCGATTGAGGCTATTTCTCGCGCGATATATGCGTCGTATGTGGATAGCAATATTGAAGACATCGAAATGGACAGAATTTTCTCGAAGAGATAATTCATGGCTTCAGATTTTTTAAGTCACCTTGCTCGATTGCGCGACAGCGCCATAGTGAATCACGACATGAAGTCTGTCAATAAATATAATGATGCAATCGACGACTTTTTGGAACTTAGCAAAAAACAAGAAAATTCGATTGCTCCTCGAACGGCAAAAAAGAAGTCATCGCGCTTCACTGTTAGCAAGCGGAGACCAAACGTCAGCCGTGAATCCTCTTCTATGGGTTATGCTAAACCTATACATAATCAACGGATTTTAAGTAAATACAACTGCATGGTTACCGGAGAAAAGCGCATGAATCCATGCGCTGGCTGTAGTAACGTACAAGGTTGTATTTCCAATTCAATGCAGTACAAGGAGCACCAAGCATGAGCGAAAAAGCAGCAGTCGTAAAGTTGAATGCTGACGGCGAAGTTGTTAGTTGCGCCAAAGGCCTCGGCTCGGATGAGTGTGGATACACGCCAGGCGCAAAAGTTTGTGGAAAGTGCGGAGCAATGGCTGTCTCTGTAAAGAAGAAAGAAGATGTTGACGTTAAGGCCGCCAAGAAAAACATGCTAAACATGGCCGCAATGGATTCTGACCTGGATGAAGAAATGTCCATGGAAGATGAAGAAAAAGATGACGACATGGAAGACATGGAGCTCGTTGATGACGAAGAGGACATGGATGAAGAGGACATGGACGACGAAGACGACGAAGACATGGCCGCAGATGACGACGAAGAAGACGAAGACATGGAAGACCTTGACGGCAAAATGTATGATGATGAATCAGTAGACGAAATGTTCGTCCGTCGTTCTGCGCCAAAGAAGAAAAAGAAAGGCGCCATGATGATGGGGCCAGACGCTGAAGTAGAACTAGACGAAGACGAAAAAGACATGGATGGCATGTACTCAGATGAATCTTCAGTTCGCAAAAAGATGCGCAGACGCAGACTCGGAACAATGGGGTACAAGTCAGCAGATTTTGACGACAACGCATTCGTTTGTGGATTCGACCGCAAGGTCTACCCAGGCGGCGCAAATGTTTGCGATAGCTGCCCAGGCGGTTGTGTTTCCGAAAAGGGAATGCCAGCCCTGATTGAAATTGAAGGCATGGCAGAAGACATGTTTAGAGGCAAGGTTCTCGATTCTGGATATTCAGATGAAGCAGACCTGTTTATAGTTGATGTTGAGAGAAAAGACGGAAAGCCAGTCGAGGTGTTCTTCGATGGTTCAACCGGCGAAGTCATGGGCTGGCACATGCTCACTCAGGATGTCGTGCAGGTTAAGTCTGCGCTGCAAAACAAGGTGATGATTAGCTTTGGTGAAGCAGCAGATATTGCTGTTAAATCGGTTGAAGGTGACATCATTGCTGTTGAACCAGATGTTTTTGAGGGATTTGATGTTTACGCAGTAGAAATCGAGGGCCTCAATGGCAAGTCGTATGACGTGTTTGTTGGGCTCGATGGTGAAGTGCTTGGATACGATGAGTATACGCAGGAAGAAGCTTCAGAGATTGAAGCCGAAGCGGCGGAAATTGCGCTGAAGCGTGCCTACTCGGAAGATTCGCGCACATCAATGGCTCAAGCCGGGCAGGCACTTGCAGATGGTTCATTCCCAATCAAGGATGAAGCAGACTTGAAGAATGCAATCCAGGCTTACGGTCGCGCAAAAGACAAGACAGCAGCAAAAGCTCATATCATGAAGAGAGCTGTTGACCTTGGCATGGAAGAAATGATTCCTTTGAGCTGGGTCTCCAAGGAAGATATGGACAAAGCCAAAAAGGACTACGCTGCTGAAGAGAAGTCAGAAGTGACGGATTTCTTGTCAAACTTGATGGAATTCGAAATGCTTTCCATCGAAGAGGAAATCAACGAACCAAAACCTGAATAGGCTAATATGGTTGTTGTTCCATAACTTCGTTAGGTGATTGCGGTATCTGTTTGCCGCCTAGGAGCAACAAGTGGCTAATTCATATTCCAATTTCGCAGAACGCAGGATAAACAACCTGTCCAAGAATGGCGAATTAGAAATAGGTTTCATTCCCAAAATAGAGACCAAGGCCGAAAAACCAGAAGTAAATAAGCCTCCAGTAAAATATTCAAACCCGTATGAAGAATACATAAAGACATGGGAGCCGGGGGACGTAATACCGCTTGTTCCACCAGGCAAGAGAATGCATTTTTGCACTTTCAACCCAAATATGCTGGATACAGATTCAACATTTTTTAGGTCAACACACAAACATTCCTCTCCGACGAAATTTAAATCGGGTGAACTGAATGACATCGAGTACAAGGTCCTTGGAAGGAAACTAAAGGACAGCCTTGACTCGCTACTGCGAAGAGCAGCCAAAACAAGAGGCTTATGGGTTGACGATAAAAACAAGCTTCGCTGCCCTCCGGGAACACCAGCTGCAAACCAATTTACAGACATAACTGGCTCTAACTGCTTCATACCGTCACCAAGAACTGCCGCACAAAGTGGAGCTCGTGCAGTGCGTAGAGCAACAGCTGGCGCAACCCAGATGTCAACCCAGGTTGGCGGAAGAGTTGCTAGTGGATTCGATGCAGCTAGAGCAAACGCTGAACAAATTAGAGAACTTGGTTTTGAAAGAGTTCAAGAAGCAATGGGGTACGGTGGCAGAATTGCGCCCACTCCACAAATGGTTAGCGATACAGTCTCGGGAGCCATGAGGGCTACGAGGTTTGGTCTCATACCAAACCCTTCAGCGAGAACTGGAGGCAAGCAGCGTGGAGCACCGAAGGGCGTCGGCAACAATGTGTGGCAGCTTGGATTAAAAGAACAAGTCTGGAGAGGCAGAAGAGCCACCGAACTTGCTCGCTCCACAAGGGATAGATTTAATAACCCAAACCGACCAGACGGACTAAGACTCCCACCGAGTCAGAACTTCCCGGCCGGTAGACCAATCGGCGACATAAGCCAAAAGGCTCAATTCGTTTCCGCAATGGCCGAACTATTTCCAAACGTTCCACAAGCAGAAATAGAAGAAATGTTTGACCAAGCAATTCCAATGAGCTTGAGCAGGATGGAAAGGTCAAAACTGAAGGCATCTTTGATTCAATACTGGTACTCCTGGATGGAAAATGCAATTGCAAATCCAGAGCAGGCAAAATGGGTTACCTCTTTCGCGATAGATACGGAAATGGGGTCAGCGTTCGAAGTTAGATTTGATGCATTTGCTCCCTCGCCTTCAACGGGAGGAAGAAGAATTAGCCAAGCAGCATCAAACGCGGCTCAGGGAAGAACCGCAGAACAGGGTGGACTTCAGTTCTCCCTTGTTATGAATCCATGGGAAATGTGGTCACAGGTAAATCGCTCGGGCTTTGACAGAAATGGTCGAGCAAATGGAGTCGCTGATTCTGTTGAGGGTGACATGCACTATTTGGCCAACCATGAGTGGGGCCACGTTGCGCACTTCTCGAGTGTTATGGAGACACTTGGATTCCAAACGCAAAATCTTCAGAGATATCCGCTTGCACAAACACTCGTAAAACCACAGCAGGGTGGTCCCCAGTGGCAAAGACAGAAACAAGTCAATGCATGGATGATTGACTTTAGGCAAGCTGCGAATCCAACAGGAAACAGAAGTATTCAGCTGTTAATCGACTCAGCAAACAATCTAAGCAGAAGGCAATATATTCGCTCTGGAAGTTGGGGAGGTTCGACCGGGTACACAAGGCAAGACCTGGAGACCGATTTAAACAATTTTCATAATGCGCTAGCTGAGGCAATTGAAAACAACATCACCGATGATGCTGACGACCAGGAGTTGATGAGACAGTTTTCTGGTGGTGTTTATGCGGCAACATCAAACATAGAAGCCCGCGCAGAGTTCTTCGCATCCCGAAGATTGTTTGGAGACCCGGTACTAACAGGTGGGCAAACAGGAATCCCATCCACGGTTGATGAGTTCGCGCGAACAATGGCTTCAGCCCAGGGAGCCACACGGACGCAGGCACAATACCGTTCCCAGATGGACGACATTGGACAGAATGTTTTTAGTGTTCCTGGAAACGCATGGAATATTAGTGGTCGCATGGCTGGTTCTGGATTGCCACAACAAAGGCCAACACTTAAAACACAGGCCGTCAGAAGAGCTGTAGACCAAAACTATCCACGAAGCAATAGAAATAGGAGTTCCTCGGCTATTACTGGAGCAATGAGGTCATCCTCATTACAGCAGAGAACCACTTCTTCTCGTGACTGGAAAAATCAAGACACGATAAGTTCAATAAACACAAACAGGCCATTCACCGAAGAGCGTCAATCGCTGCCGGGAATGCTGCAATCAGCATTGGGAACTCAGCAATCATCTACACCAATCGTTGGAAGGATGTCCCCGCTGGTGCCAACAACGGTCACGGGTGTTAGGAATCGTTTCGATGGCAGCAGGTCTGGTGATGTCGACATCAAGGTCCACGAAATAAACGGCGAAAAAATAGTATTTGATAATCCCGACGCAATATCAATCGATGACTCATCAATAAAAATTATTCCTAAAAACCCATTTGAGATAACCGGAAAATCCAGAACCAGTAAGGAAGGTCGCGAATATTCAGAGAAGTGGCTCAATGCCCATCTAGGCAAAGGAGACATGGATTCGAATGATGTCGACGCCCTTCTGTATCGAGCATCACGCGGTGACACGGAGGCAGCAAAGGAATTCGATGGTTTAGCGGAAAAAGGAAGCAAGCGAGTCTCTGAAGCAGAAGGAAAATTGTATGAACCCATCGAACTTGATGAATACCAGGAAAGAACAATAACCCGAGCTGGTCTTGAGGATTTGAGCCTAGATGACTTGTATGTTGTACATGAAACAAGTTACGAGCCAGAAATTGATGAAAATGGAGACATAAGCATCTCTCCTCGTTCTAACTTTGAGGAAACAACTGAATCCGGAAAGAAGGTAAGGGTTCCTCGCCACACGATTCACTTCGCATTAAATCACCTTGTTGGTGGACATATATTTAGGCAGCGCTCAGAAAAAGATACGACTATCTTAATAGCGCCACTGTCTCAGGTGCTAAGAGACAATCCAGATTCACTCGACAATCTATATACGCTTGATACTGTTCTTACACCAAAACCTGGTGAGGGGATAAAGCTCAAATCAGGAAGCTTCCGAAGACTCACTGGTACACCAGACAAAGAAGCAACAGAAGAGGCTGTTCGTCAGCAGCTAAACGAAATGGGTGCAACAAAGATTTTTAAAGCAGAATCAGCAGAGTCTTCAACTGACGCACAGGATTTAGCAGTCGGCAAAATAGCCAGGCAGCTGAGAACCCAATCGGGATTGCACGCAAACATCCCAAGCGGACAGGTCGAGCAGTATTTGATTCGCCAGGCTGGAAGTGGTGGTAGCGCTGAAGTGACGCTTCCGCCTAGTTGGGTGGCCGGAATGAGCAAAAACCATCGCCAAAGACTTGGTGATTCAAACTTCTGGAGCGATGCGAAACCAGCCCCAATCACCGGCTTTATGAGAAGCGGCTCGACCCCACAAGCAGGACAGAGCAGAATCAAGAAAAACAAAGACGGTGTGCCTCAGTACCCACGGACGCCAACCTACGGTCCAATGCTCGGTGAAACAGAAAATATTTTTGCTGGAGTTAATTCTTGGGAAGAATTTAAACAGAGATATAATGACCAGGAAATAGTCTTTCTTGATTATGAAACAACTGGTTTAGTATTCGACAAATATGGTCGCGCTACGGAAAACGGAAATCCGGTAGAAATAGGCGCAATAAAAGTAAAAAACGGACAAGTAATAGACAGATTCAACACATTTGTCAATCCGGGAAAGCCTCTGCAGCAATGGTCTAAAGACAACTTGCGCGACGCAGACGGAAACCCCCTCACTGACCAATACCTACAGGGGGCTGAGTCTTTGGAGTCTGGGCACAAAAAACTTGTTGAATTTGCTGGACCAAATGCAATTATGGGTGTTCAAAACGCCGCATACGACAAGAACGTACTTGAAGACACTCTCCGTGAAGCGGGAATTGAATGGCAAGCAAGGGGCTGGATTGACCTCAAAGATATGGCCGGCATGACACTCCCAAGGTACACAGATGAAAATCCGGATGGACCACATAAGACAAATAAAGATGGAACAAAATCACCATCCAATGGACTTGCGGACATAACAAGATACCTCGGGGTCCCTCTTGGCAAAGAGCATCATAGAGCAGACAAAGACGCTGAAGCAACAGCGGAATCAATGCGTCTTTTGATTGATGGTGCAATTGAAAAGAATTGGTCAAAAGACGCTCTGGATAGAGCCAAGCGAAGTGCGTACGTCAAAAAAACACAAGACGATTTTGACTCAGATGTAAAAGAATGGGAGTCCGAGCTTGCAAAGTACTTAGGTGATGGAGTGTCGGGAAAGATGTCGTCATCACCTGCTTTGCGCTCTGCTCCACAGTTTGGCAGAAGACAGTCTCGTGAGTTCTATAGCTCGGTACCAAACAGTAAATTATGGAGACCGGAAACTCTCGAGCAAAGCGAACCATCACGAATTGCGAAAAGACAAGAAATAATCAAAGACATCAAAGGATTCATAGAGTCTGGCGATGGCGACGCAAAATACATGTCTGCAATGAATGGACTTGACCCAGAATTTGCTAACTACATGCGCAATACCGAAGACCGCGAGATTCTGGCAGACCTTCGTCAGGCAGCAGTTGAATTTCATGCTGGCATCGACCAGAGACCACGTCTAAACGTAAACACTGCAGAACTTTCGAGCTTAATGGAAAATGGGCTACGAAGAGACGATTCAGGCAAACCGCGACGTCTGTCAGAGAGAGTAAAAGCCTACGAAGCAGACATTGGAATTTCTCCAGACCTTCCCGACGCAGAACGCCCAATAACTGGATACATGGTGCATTCCGATGGCGACTTCGCTGAACAAGAGGCTTCATTTAGGGAGTTTTCTAATAAAGTTGATGTCAATTCTCCACGTTATAAGTTTGACCTTTTTAAGTCAAGTAACGAAAATCGCAACAATGGTTTCAATTCTATTTTTGGTGATGCTGAAATAATTCTAAAACCAGAAACCGGCCAAAGGACAGCTTACGGCAACGGTGACGCCCTTGATAATCACATATTTCCTGTCCTGGCAAACTCAACAGATTCTGACGAAATAGGTCGCGCACTCATTGACCCTAACGGAAGATTTGACGAACGTGAATCAAATTCCATCGAACTTCTCTATGGAAAATTTAAAAATGATTTCAATGCCTACAGAAAAGATAACGGTCAAACTCGTCCACGGATAAGCGGAGCATGGGGAAATAGGGACGCCCTGATTATGGGCGGAATAGAGCCGAGTGATATCGAAGAGGTGAGGGTTCCGTTTAATTCTCTAGATATTACAAACTCAACCACGCCGGAAGAATTTGCAAAAAAACCAAGAGAACTTAAGTACTTACCCGTTACTGAGTATGTAGACGAAGGCCCTGCGATTGCTTCCTCCGGCGCAGGAGCACCACCGCCGCCACCACCGCCAGATGACCCTGACAACAACATGACAGACGAAGAAATTTCTAAAATTCAAGAAAAAATGAAACGGAGTTTTGCGGCCACAAAAGAAGAGCAAAAAATAATCGAAGATATTTTGTCTGGGTTAGAGCCAATTAATGCGATACCCAAAAATTTAGCCATACGAATTGACAACGTTAACGAATACAGGAAAATCTCAGACGACTTTAGAAATCTAAGAAGAATTGAAGAAGCCGAAAGACTTCAGAGATTAGCGAAAGCAAGAGGTTTTAATCTTGCAGTAACCAATGACTACGGATTGGACGTATTTGATGGGCGCTCATTCTCAAGTAAGGCTCCCAAGTCAAAAACATCAAAAGAAGTTATTGAGGCAAAAATAGACAAGCAGATAGAAGAACTTGTTGAGTCAATGCGTCAGGCAAAGTTCAAAAACATTAAAAATATTTCTGACTCCAGAAGCAGACTGGAAAAGATACAGGAAGAGTTTGATAAACTCACAGACGGCAGGAATGAAAAGTGAAAAAGTACCTAATCGCCAAAGTCGGAAAAACTGGGAATCTCTATTTTGTTCCAGATGGCGACAGGTATAACGGCCTGTTTGTTGACGGCAAGAGATTATCCCCAGTTCCGCTGTTTTCTTTTATTGAACGACGTAATGACATCTTCCCAGTTATGAAGACCAACAGACAGAAACGTTTCTGGAAGCTAGACTTCAGGGATAGTGACTGGTCCACTAGGCACAACACGGAAAACCCCGGAAAGATATCAAAGAATCCTTATAATAAAAAAGCTTTAGATTTTTACGACCAACTAGAGGAAATCCAGCCAGTCCGCAAGCCAGGATTTCGGAAATCTAGTTGACATGTATTTAAATCACAGTATTTTGCGTACAATTAAATTCAGGGGTTTATTCACTGGTTGCAAGGAGACCAAATGAGTCTGGTCAACAAAATTATGAATGGCGATGTCCAAATTGCCGTCGACACAAAAGCAGCAGGACCTGCTGGCGCCATAATACCTCAAGAAAATATTACCGGTGATGTACTCAGGGGGTATGGACCGCGCAGGGGCAATCTTGAGCGCCTCCTTCGTTACTGGAGACCAATTATGCGCAAGCCTGGCGGGTTCAGGAGATGCCGAGTAATTCTTGCCGACCACCCAGAGCTTTACCCACTTGAAAGAATATGCGCCTGGTTGCATCACGAAACAACTGGTCTGTGGCCAAATGAAGGGTGCCACCACCCAGGAATGAAAAACTGTCGCAAGAAGATGCGCGGGGTTGTTCGTGGCTCACTCTACTCTGACCAGGAATTCAACAATAGAATGCGCAAACTGACATCGCGCAGTGGCAGGAAGGCTGTAGAATTTACGGGTATACGCTCGGTTGATGAGCCCTTTTCCCCAGTCATCACGCAGGATGATTGGACCCATGCAGTGAAAGTATTACAAGATTTCATAGACATGGAACCGGACTTCGTTAAGTACGTGGAAGACGAAAAAAACTGGGAACACGTCGATGGGTATGTTATCGATAAAAACGAATTGGAGTCGCTAGATGCGAACAATATTGAGTTCTGATTGCTGCCCGTCCCAGGAGATTGTAAAAGTTAGACATATTTCTCCGTCTTTCGCACTATCTAGAACTAACCTTTTTACAGCGCCAATTTATTCTGTCAACGAAAGAAAATCAATTATTGATTTCAAATGCGCAATGCAGCGCAGAGGCGTAAAAAGTGCTTACGAAATAAAAGTCGGAGCGACTGGCTCGGACAGCAGAATTCTTCAATCTCTCCAGGGACTTGGTTCTGCCGTTACTCCGGGAAACTTTTCCAACGTGCGAAGTCCTGTTAGGTCACGAATTTACTCAGCTCTCACCCCGGGTGGTGGTCGAGGAGTTCCTGGTGGATTTGGCGCACTCAAGCCAGAGCGTGGATATAGATGTCCAGAAGGGTATCAATTCGGTGGAAGATTTACTGACTCACGTTTTTCTACATGTGGAAAACAACTATTCGACCTTCCTGGAATCATAGGCGCAACAATCGCCTCTGTTTTGCGTGGCTCTCGTCGTAGCCCATCCTTCCAGGATGTCGGTGGCACACGTGTTAAGCCAGTGTCTGTGGCTGGTGACGTAATCCAGTCGCGCGCGCCACAAATTCCAAAAGTTACTGGTGCTAACAGACAGCGCAGAAATCGCTCCGTCGATGACATAGTCGGACAGATGTCGCAGGTAAATGAAGCCTACATGAGAATGGTGCGGCGCGACGGCTTCATCTTGGAGCCGGTAGTTTCTCCTGCAGTTCTTAGGACAATCCCCGACAACAGAGATATGGAAGGCGCAACATTCCTGATGAATGCTTTGACGTCGGATTCAATTGGTGGAGAAGAACTTGGAATGCTTTCGAATACCGGCATTGAAAAACTATCCTATGTCCTATCTGGAGGTTCAACTGTTTCCATCGGGAAAGCTCGCCCGCTAACAGTTGGAGAACGACGCAAGCTTGGTAGAACTGTGGCCACGGCGGAGAAGCTGCGTGCCAATGATGACCCGGTTCAAAAATTAAAATTCATCGCAGAGGAAATGGGCGATGGAATATCTTATGAAGAAGAGTTTAAAGGAATAAAAAACCCGAATGAAATCATTAAAGTCAACCTCCCAGCAGGTGCTGGCAAGCGAACAATGCGCAGGTGGCATTATGAGACTTTCTATCGAAAGAAAAAGAAGTCAAAGCAGTCCGCTCGCTCCACAGAGCTAGAAGCAATTCCCGAAGACGATAAAATCAAAGACCTTGCTTCTGCGGTCCGTCACCTTAATAATGGTGGTTCGATTGAGAATATTTCATCGAATGTTCGGTCGGAGGCTGTCAGTCGTAGCGCAATGTACAAGACTGGAAAAATACGAAACGGTGTATTGATTCACGAGCGTGCCGATGGACAAACGGTGTTTGAAATAACACCTGATGAGAACTTTGAACATCTGGGTGCCGCACTGGCATCAGAACTACAGCGCTCAATGGGTCTTATTGCGCCAAAGGTTCGTTTGGCTGGTGCTGGAAAAAAGCGCAACTATATGCTTGGAGAAGCTCAGGATGCAGAAATGTTTGGCGTTCAAGATAGGACAATGGACATTGCTGACCTCCCCTCGGAGGACGTTGTCGGAATTCTAATGTCCGACTATCTCACCGATACCAGGGATAGAAACCCTTCCACGATTGCGCCAATACGCGTCGGTGGCAGAATGCGTGCAGTTGCTTCTTTGAATGGAAGTGCTGGTCTCTCGGGTATGACCTCGACGGAAATACGCGGAAGACGACAAATGCAAGTAAACGATTTCTTCAAGAAAAAGCAGCAGAGAATATACGCTGAATATTTTGAAAAACTTCAGGCCCAGCAGCGCAAGAGGGCGTTAATGCTATTTGATAAGCTGCTCGAACAAGCAGGAGAATTTGATTTTAAGCGATTTAGACAAATGCTCTCAATAGATGGACAGCTTTCTGAAGCAGAATTACTACATCTTGGGATTGTCGAAAAAATATTTGAACAGCGTGTCAACATACTTAAATCATCATCTGGAAATTTCAAGAAACTGATTGGCTTATCGATTAGATGAAAAAAGCAACGGTAATTAGAGACAAGCTCTCTGGTCAGCCTTTTGCAATACTTCTTCCATCCGATGGAAAGAAACCAGTTGCATTCGGCTCATCAGGCCAAGGGAGACTATGGGCCGACTGGGCGATGTCGTCCAGTAGCGGAGCGCTCGACAATCTCGATGTGTCTCTTACCGTCGAGAAAGATGTTGAACTAACCGATGAATTTATAACCTCACTCGAGAGCACTTTTGAAATTGCCGACTTAAACGAACTTAAATTCACCATCTCCAAAAAGGCGTTGCTGGTCATCGAAAAAGTAAAATCCCTTGCCGGAGAGGAGCCTGCAAAATATGAGCAGATGAACGAGGATAACGAGGAGGAACTCGTAGACAGATGGCCAGTAGTGGATGCTGCGATTGCGACCATCGATGTTGCCTATAAACAAAATGCTCTTGACTACAAGGCAAAGGCTTTCAACCTTGATTCAAAACGCAGCTCAATGCTGCTGCAAGTCAAGGGCGTAAGAGCCATGTGGGACCCAAACATGCCTGGCGGGGGTGGATGGAGATGCCCTGACGAAACGGTAAATGGTGGCCAGTTCACCAACAGACTTGGTCGTGGGTGCACATTTGGGGCAATACGCAGAATAGGCAGGGCATTGATGACTGCCTCCCTGAAGGACATTGCAAAGGGTTTTGATGATGATGAGGTGGCCTTTCCGAGCGTCTACAGGGCTGGAAAGAAACTAGACGAGGTTGGAGAAAAACTCAAAGAAAGAACAGGGAAAAAATACAGCCGCAGAGCGATGAGGAGGGCTGACCAGCTCAAAAAAGAACAAGCTCGTCAGATGCTAAAAGAATCTCGCCCAACGTTTAGACAAAGATATGAATCGCTTGGGCCAACAGTAAGTAGACGCAACAGGGTTCTAATAGCCGCCTCTCAAACCGCCAGAGACGTTGCCGATGACCAGGCAACCAGAGGTTTTGTTTCTGAAGCCAGGAGACGCACTCGCAGACAAGGCATCCCCACAAGAAAAACACCAACAAATGATACTGAAACCTTCTCAAATGACGACACCATAACTGGCGCCATGAGCCCAGAGCGAAGGGCTCAGATTGCGGAAAAACTGAGAACAACAGCACAAGACATTTACGAAGGTCGACGTTTTGCAAGACGACAAAAAAAATCGGAACGAAAACAGACAAAAAACTCACCACAACTCAATGAAAACGAACTAGAGCGCAGCAACAGGATTGCTACAAAGCAAATTGATTCAATACTTGGCGTACTCAAGCAAAGAGACTCGGGTAGAGAGTATCTTGCCGGAGTTGTGAATTCAGCGGTGAGCAATTTGAATAATTGGGCTAAAGAAAAAACTGATGGATTAGGGTTTCCTAACAGGGTTTATACAGAAGCCGACTTCGACGATAACGATGTACAGATAATCGAACGGGCTCTGCGTGAGCTAAAAGAAAACCCAGACAAGCCATTTGCGGACCAACAGTGGGGTAGATTTGCGCAATTATTCAAGCTTTGGGGAACGCACAACTGGGCGGTAAATCGCTCTATGCCACTGCAAAATAACGACGGAAATGTAATTTCAGATTATATTCCAAGATTAAAAAAACCTTTTGGGCAAACAGATGTGTTTCCGGAGCTATGGGTAGATGGTCGTTCGGTCAATGAGTTTGGATTGCGCACGCCTGAGGAGTTGACCGAATTAAATAACGCCCACACTACTCTTGGTTTTCTCGACATTGACACAAAAATTCCAGACAAAGACCAGACACTCTCCATGCTCGGCGGATTTTACTCTGACGAAGAAGGTGATGTTTTCGGTGGCTACTACAAGGAGTTTATCGCCGATGAATCAAAATTTTCGGTTTCGGCGAGAGAAGTTTTGGCAAATGGGCTAAAGCGCAATCATGAAATAGACTTGCGTAAGTTTTTACATAATAAATTTTATGGCTCAACCGCGTGGAACTCTCCAAAGAAAACCACAAACAGGGAAACTGAGATAACGCCATCACAGTCCATTGTTGAGCGTTTCATGCGTGGACTAAGTCCTTCGCGTGACAAAGAACAACGAACTCTTGAAAGAGAACTCAGAGGAAAGACGCCTCGCAGTACAACCGAATTGCGCGAAAGAATTGCTCGACGACAGAGACGGCGAGCAAAGGAGCAAGCTGGTGAGCTGGTCACGTTTGAGGATTATGCAGACTACGAGCAGCTCAAAATAAACAGACCAGAACTTGTTGGCGGAAAGCGAAAGCTTAATGAATTTACAGAACCAACACCTCCGAATAAAACCAGAATGCGTGCGCGCGAACGCTGGAGGACCAAACCATCCGAAGAGGGTCGCCCAAAGGTCGACATCATCCTGCGAGACATGGAGCCACACCTATCCTCAAGCGGAGATGTAAATGAAAACACCATCAAAGGTCTTGATGACCTAGATAGATTTTTTCAAGCGGAAGTAAATCATGCCGCAATCGCCAGACTGCGAGAGTCCGCCCTGACTCCATACGACACAGAAAATCAGGATGAACTCAAAAAGATTTACGGAGACTGGCTGCGCTCATTCAACGACTCAGATGCGGACCCGCAGCCGGGTTCCCCATCAAACATGGGACTCACTGAGCAGACATCGATATCGTGGGTTGTTCCCGGTGAACCAGGGTTTCTCACCAGGAATCTGGATGAAGCATGGGAATTTGCAACTTCAAAATCAGAAGAAGATAGCAATTTCGACCCACGCACGCTAGACGCGGTAGGGGACAGAATTGTTCTCCGAGCAAATCAATTCAACGGACGTCCTGTGGTTTACGTAGAAGATACGGAGGCGCAGGTTGCTCACCTTATGACTCCGGATGGAAGACACCTGATGTCGATTGTGACATCGCGGGACGACTCAGACGAGCCAGGAAAAGTTAGATTTATCAGCGGCTCCGCGGCCTTGGAGCAAATCGCAAGAACAAAAATGCGTCCAACAGTTTCGGAACGAATCGCAAAACTAACAGGAAGACAGAGACGCAGAACCGCTTCGTTAAGCAAACCAGCAGAACAAGCAAAAACGAAAAAGAGACTAAATATTGGTTTCGCCAATGGAGAGCCAGTCGGTTTATTTTTTGGCAAAACAACTACCGGCCGCCGCCTAAACACGCTCTCCCCATTGGCGATGACCGAATCCGAGATGGCGGAAATAACCAAGTCAATCGAGGAGAATCTAGACATTCTCGAAAACAACCTACGTAGAAGACTTGGCTACCCAGATTTGAATCAGCCAATTTCAACAGTCGATGCCGCAGCGAGAATTGAAGAAGTACGTAAAACTTCTGGAAGATTTGCAGGAATTCTAGAAACAGACCTACACAACATGATTGCGCTTTCCAGGGCTCAAGAATCAAACGATATTCTCTACATAAACGACCTAAAACCTGCATTGCGTAACAAAATTTTAGAAAACGTTTCTTCTAGCTATTTGGAAATTGGCTTGTCGTCCGGGAACAAGAGATATGACGTTGTTCCGCACAAGGGTAGGCCGGCAGCAGCCAAAAAAGTAATAAAACTGCCGCAGCGGGCTCCGCTCATGGTTTCAGAATCATCCCTTGCTCCGGACCCGTCGACCGTGGGAACTGGTCCTGACTTAACTCCAGGAGTTGGAAATGCCCAGCTAGGCATTGAATACGAGGCGAGCACTGGTCTCTACAAGGATTCCGTCAGTCTCGAATACATAGAAGACTACTCAAACCTCCCAATTGAGCAAACGGCAATCTACGACCCGGTTCTTCCTGATGAGACAAAAACGTACCCACGAGTTTCGATTACCCCAGCTGGGGTATTCCCAACCAGATTCGCAACATTGGCTCCAGAAGTGAATCCGGATGGCGATGCAATTAAACCTGGTGACGTTGCCACAAGAACATTCAAGGACGCAATCGAAGCTTACATATCATCTCGGGTGCTAACTGGAAAAGCGAAGACGGACCCAACCGCAGCGGCAGTCGACAGAATACTTGGAAGAAATGTCGAAGCCGAGTCGCTTAGGGCAAACATACTTGCTCGAGTTGACGCGAGAGGATACAAGCCCACGAAGACGAACGGCGACCCTGTCTTTTCTGTGCCTCCGACACTTGGTCAACTCACGTTTGCTGAAATGCAGGCTCTTGCAAATAGCTCAATTGAATCAAATCCAGATTCAAGCATGACCGACTTGGGTCTAACATTTTCTTCAGTTAGCCCCAATGCAGAACTTGGTTCGATAGCTGGGAAGAGGGCATTTGAGGATGTTTTCAGAACTTCCTTCATTGATGGTTTAGGTCTAGATATGGATTTGGAACCATCACTCTTTTATATCCCTTCTGAGTCCGTAAAAGGCAACGACATAAACGAGATGCTTGTCGACATAAACAGAGCATTGCAGCTTCAAAATGCCGCCGACCTGCTGCGTGCTTCCCTCTCTAGTTCATTCTCGGATGCCAAGGCTGCCAAGCTACAACAACTACAAGACGAGGCAAATGACGCATGGCAGCAGGCATCAAAAACTTTATCTACGTCTTACAGGGATGCGGCAACAGCCCGGAACGATGCCCTCGCGATACTCAGCGATAACCCTAAGAATAAATCTGCCATGAGTATGTATTTACAGATGGGCGCAAGAGCAGAAGCAGCGAAGATGCTTCTTGATAAACACATAACATCAAATCAGGTGGCTTTGGACGCAATTACGGCGATGAGGCGTACCGAACTTGAAGGAATGGCAAAATCTAGAAATCAGCGTAAGCGCGCAATGCTCGACAGGGTGAAAGCAAGGGCAAATAAAGGAATTCCTCGCAATGAGGGAGCCTTTGACGCAACACCAGAACTCCTTGACCCATGGGGAACGGCGACTCCTCCGTTACAGCCTCGCTCCCTGGATGACATCCTCGCCGTGAGGGCTCAGCATCGAGCCGAGGGTCTGTATGACGACCCAACTCAAGGTATCGCTCAGCTAGCAGAAGAACAAATTGATGCACTCGTTGCAATGGATGTCATACAAAAAAAAGCCGCAGATGCTATGCAGGGCAATGGGGATGGTAGCGACCCAAGCAAATTTACCGGCATGGAAAATACGCCTATGTACGGTGCGGATTTCGACTACACACAGAGAGCCGACGTGCAGGTTGCTCACTTTTGGTATTACAACGGTTCTAGCAGCTTGCCGGTGCTGGTCAATCAAGAAGAATTAGACGAAATTTTAACCTCTGTGGATTCTTCGGGTAATAGGCGCGCACTCGTGATAACGCGCGGCGTAAAGGCGTCAACCGGAACGACAGCGGAAAAAACGGCACAGGAAGAAGAGTGGGTAAACATGGCTCTCCGTGGAGACAGATTTGTCCCGGGAAGCGGCGGAAAGGCAGAGGGACACGGCGAGTATTGGACATTTAATCCTGGTGGTGGTTGGTCCTCGTATCATGGAGGACACGGCGGAACGATGATTGCCGTAATAACCGACCAATCGGAAATATTCCACAAAGACGTTTTTCATGCTTTGTTTTCTGGTAATTCAGGACAACTATACGAAAATCTGTGGGGAATCTATAATGCAATTGGCGCTCCTGATTCGACTGGAGTCAATGCATCTCACGGACAGCAAGTAGCAAGATTGCTGGCGCCAAACAGTGTTCTCCCAGACGCGAATACCGGACAATTCACCGCAACTCAACTTGCACAACTTGAAGACGTAGTTCAACAACTAACCGCTATCGGCCCAGACCTCACCGTAAGAAAGTCAAGTAGGTCAAGATTGAAAGCACTTGATATATCGGATGAATGGGGAGCATTCACCCTGGAGGGACTATACAGAGACAGCCCATTGGGCACTCGCCCTCCACATTCAAGCATGTCACAATCTGCATGGGAAGATATGTTTAGGGACGTTAGATTAACACCCGACACACCGGAGAATATCCGAATAATCGAAGAGACAAAAGCATTGCGTCAAAAAGTGAATGCTTGGTACGCTCAACATCTCAGCTGGTTCGTGCAGCTCGCGCAGATGCGCCGAGATGAATCACAACCTGGGCAAGCAGGCACAGATGCAAAAGAGTACAATACAAGACTCAATTCAGCCATGCGAAGCATTCTGTATTTAGGGGCAGAATCTCGCGCATCAATGTTGGGGGTTGACGCATTGATTCCCGATGTGGCTCAAACGGTGCTTCCATCGGAATTATTTCAAGCTATCAGCAGGCCTGACAATCCGGCCGGGGACAGGGTGCTGATGATGAATCGCTCAGGTATGATTATGCTGAGGACAGGAATAAAGCACTATACCGATATCGTAAGTCACCTGAGGAATCTGCAGGTCCCAAAACCAAACGGAACCGCATACTCACCTATAAACGATAGAAACTGGGGACGTTAATGAGCAATGCAAACATCGACTCAGACGATGCGAGATATCAGTACAATCGCGGAAAATTTATAGACAAATACTTTGACCTGTTCGAAAACTTGAATTTTCCACCTATGTTCATCGCAGGTCAAGACCTTGTCGCAGGTGAATATGAAATGGCTCTCAAGGAAGCGTACATTGATGGATTATCAGTACCCAGAATAGATTTCGTCACCGGTGATGCAAAACCATTTTCCGAATTTGAATCTAAATTCAAAAAAGAAATAGATGAAGCAAAGAAATTTAGAAGTGCAACAAACGACAACCACCGATTGGCCTTGGATTTGTATGCAAAAGAAAATGGTGAACTTCACGAGTCGGAGTACATGAAGCAACAAAAGAGACCGTAATGAAAAATGAAGAAGAGTTAGTCCCTAAGCTTTTCTCTAAAAAGAAAAAACGCACACGTAAGCGTTCTGCTGGAGAACATCGTGACGGATGGGAAAATTTGGGGGAACGTGGCGTTGTCAGAATAGATGCAAGCCCTGGTGGTGGAATAACAGGGGTTAATGTCGGCGGTATTTCTGGAAAGGGAGTGCCACGGGTCGGCCGTAGATTGGGCTCAATAGGTAGGGCTGCAAGAAGGAAATTTCAAAAAGTTTCACGAGATGGTGACGGTGATGGAAAATGGACAAACCCCCTTACGGGTGAAGACAATTTGCCATACAACCCTTCTGGAAAACCAGACGCGACTGATTTGCCTGGTGCAATAAACCTACCAAGCCCCAGCGACACAAATGGTCGGCAACGACGCAAGTTTCTTTCAGATATGGAAAATCACGTAATGAGATTGACCACTGGGGGGATAGATTCTCTGGAAGTTGAAATTGAAGACAGAATCACAGCAATGCAGTTGAGAGGCCGGGTTCACTACTGGAATAGACCGGGAACCAGGGATATAAAAACTTCTTACAATGGAAATAAATTCAGAGCCTACGCTTCAACTGGTCCTAAGTCTGGGAAAAAAGTAACAATTAGCGGAGCAATGGCGTCCGGTCCACCCAGGAATGAAACACCCTACATCGGTGACGAAAAACTGATTGAAGAGCAGGCAAACCAAACACAAAAGTTTTTGCGCTGGAAGCAGAATGACGATTGGAAAAATTTCCACATTGAGCATTACGACTGGTGGACATTCCCAATAGACAAAGGCTCTGGACCGTACGGATTTATGTACGACGTCAGTGGCGAGCCACTTGAAAGGCTTAAACAAAACCAGAGTTATCTTGCATCGATTCGAGATGCAGCTTCCGCCTACATGGAAAGCCTTGGATGGAACATGAGAACCGGGTGGTGGATTCCAAATCCAAGACCAGACCAAAAACCTAACGGGAACATAAATCAACAGCGTTTGTTTAAAATAGGACGGTCGCTTCAAATACACGAACTGAATGATTCTTTCAATTCTGTGCGGCACCTAGTGGAGACACTGAAGGCTAATGGGGTGCGCGTAGGGAACGATGAATACTGGTCAAATCCGAGCAAATACACACCAAGGTCTCGTTTTAAAGATTCTGATGGCGTTGTTGGAAGGATGGCTCTCGGAATTAGTCCAAAAGCATTCAAGGGTCACCAGGAGTTAATTGACCCAATGGATGCCAGCTTCAGGAGGGTGTGGAATGATAGAGATGAACGAAATGCAATTAAAAGCAAAATAAAAAATGATTTGACTTTTGATTGGAAGGACGAAAACTCGCGCAGGGATTATATTAATAAACTTTGGAGAAATGACCTAACCCCAGAATACGCAAATTTTGCTAAAAAGATTTCTCCGCAAACAAGAAATTCTGCTGATGGAAAAACCGGTCTAAACCCAATACTGAAGGAAAACCTTGGCCTCATAAATGATTTGGGTGTTCACTGGACATCACGAACGGGTGCGCGCGGTCAAGCAACATTTCGAGACCAATATGGCTCCCTGTTCGGGCACGCCACAACACCAATGGGAGAGGACGCATACGCCAATCAAGTCAGAGATATTCTAGGCTATTTTGCACCGACGATTAATCCAGATTTGTATTGGAATAGATTTGAATCGTGGATTAGGAATCCATTTTCTGTAGTTCGTGATAAAAAGACCGGAAACGACATAGGAGTGCGACTTTACTTCAATGACGACAGAGATGAGCTGGTTAAAGAATTTAATAAAAGAATTACACGTCTCTATGCAGCTGTCGCCGAGGCATACGGCCATAGGCCCGAAGACAAGCCTTTTATTCCCTTGCCCGAACATGAGGAAATGGACACCTTTTCACAAGATGATGTTTTGGAGTACATCCGAAAGCAGATGAATGCGTTGATTAATTCCCCCGAGCTGCCCATGCACCAAACACCAACGGTTGAAGCGTTGAGAAAAGAACTTATTGAGTACATGTCGGTCAGCAATCCACAGAGCATCGATAATTTGGCGCCGATTACGTCAACCTGGTTTGAGGAATACCTCAAAAGAAACCAGCCTGGATATCTAAAGCGCACGCTGAATTCAAATCCAAACTTTCTGCGTCGAAGCCTCGCTGACGACCTGGACGCAAACAAACGCAGGGACTTGGTGGAAATGATGGAGATTGTCTTGTCTTATCCTGGTAATTCGAACCTGAGCGCAGAGCGACTCAAGCGTTCTCACTTTCCAGAAAAAGATTTCACAGAAGAGATGATTCAAGAAGAAAGAGATAGGCAGGTGGGGATAAAAAATGTCAACAGTTGACACCAGGCTTTCACTACTCCCGCCATCGAGCACTCGTAAAGTAAGATTGTTTCATCTGCTTCTATCGCAAATCAGCGATATTCGAGAAAATTAACGAGCCTCCATGGATGATTCCGCAGAAATGCAAAACATAGAAGAAAAGGTGATTTTTGGCGCTCGCGTCGTGAATCCATCCGACCCCGACGTGTTTGACAACCCGGATTCGGCCAGAGTTAGAGCAAGACAAATCGGTTGCATTGGAATCAGAAGATATAACAACCGAAGCGGAGCCGCATCATGGATGCCATGCACAAACGAATCTGACTACAGGAGAGTATCTGGCATCGGCCACTCAGGTAGAAGATTTAGAAGACAAGAAATTGAGCGCGAGGTACGCAGGGTAATCGGCGGTCGTGGTGGTCGCAAGGTCGACTCCAAAAGCGCAAACTATACAAAACCAGAGGTTCGAGAAACTCTAAAGAAAAGAATTATGGCTGGCTCAAAGGGTGGAAACCCGGGTCAGTGGAGTGCAAGGAAGGCTCAGCTACTTGCAATCGCATACAGAAAAGCTGGTGGTGGCTACAAGGGTGGAAAGACAAAAAAACAACGTTCACTTTCGAAGTGGACAAAACAAAAGTGGCGCACTTCTGACGGCAAACCTGCTCGTCGTGGAAACGTGACGCGACGCTATCTTCCTGCAGCAGCATGGAACCGTCTAACTGTCGGCCAACGAGCCGCAACGAATAGAAAAAAAATTCAAGGGAGCAGAGAGGGACGTCAGTTCGTTGAAAACACAGAAGCAGCGAAGCGTGCACGCAAGCGTTCGACCCGCGGGCAAAAACACATCGAGTTTTACGAGGATTTCGAGTTTAAGGCAATCGGCTCACGGATAGGAAAAGTAACAAGACAAAGAAATTTTGGCTCATCCACTGGTGGGCGGGTAGCTAGAAGAATAGGTGGAAAGCTTCGCGGTGCATTCGCTACCTTCGACCCCAGTGCAAGAGACGCAGATGGAGACAACATCGTCCAGGAAGGAACTATTCAAGAACGACGTATTGGTACGAGAATCACCCAGGCTGCACGGAGAGCTGCCGCAAGTACACCAGACAACATTGGAAGAATACGACGTCAACCACAGGTTGATGAAGCACGTGCTTTTGGTAGAGCTGAACGACTTGCCGACGGAAGATACGCGACAACGCTTCCTTCTAGTATTGCGCGGACACAGCCTTCACCAAGAAAAATTCGAAGAGGTTCTACACAGACTAGACGCATCGAAGAGACCAAGCCGAAAAAAATACGTCAGTCAAAGCGCCCAGAGACCAAGCCAACAACGGAAATCCGTGCGGCAGTGCGTGATGCAAAACCGGAGCCGAAACTATACCCACCTCAGTACGAGCGTGACGCAATTCGAAGCATTAGGGATAGTCGTCCAGAAATATACAGACAGTTCATCACTGGTGAATCAACTGTTGCCGAAATTGCAGACCGATTTGATGTCGTTAGGGACGAAATACAACAAGCGATTAACCAACATAAAAAGTTAAGAAAATCGAACCGGAATAAATTCACAAACAACAATCCACGATTAACCAGAGCAATTGAAAAGTTTTCCAACTCCAGAAACGCATTCACGGAAGCAATATCCGAAGGCAGGTTCCGAGACTGGGACTCCATGGTTCAATACGTTTTTAGAAATCCTGATTCATCAAAAAATCGCGACAATATGGTTCAAGACCTGTTCGACACATTCAAGACAGGAAGGAACCCGGACCGCTCAAGCAATATAAGTCTTGGCTATGTGCCAAGTGTTAGAGAAGATGACAAGAGACTTGTAAAAACTTTCTCCGACTCACGCAAACCGCGACCAGGATTCCGCGGTCTCGACCAGTTCGAAGTGCAGCCAAAGAGAACTACTTCTGCTGCTTCCTTTGAACAGCGCACTCCGCGTTCGTACAGAAGAGACGACTTGATTGCAGACGCAATGGCTGGTGGTTACACAATCACCGGCAAGATGTCGGGCTCAATGACGCCAAAACAGGAGCAAGAGTGGAAAAGGAAAGAATGGAAGCGCCAGCAACTCAAAGGATTTGCCATCGACCCGAATGCTTCTGCGAAATTCCCTTCATTAAACGCAGTTCTTGCTGGCAGAGACGTAACCAAGTCCATAGAGGCGCTTGATGCTCTTGACGATACCCAATTGGATAATTTATGGACATCGACAATTGGAGATATATCTTCGGTCCCTGGGATGTCCGTTCCTGCATATCAAGCAAAGAATGCGCCACTGTCCCCGAGGGAGCTTGCTCTTGCCGCATCAGTTAAGAGACCGCTAGTTAAAGCGTTTGTTGATGAATACAAGAAGTTTAATGCAGGTGGCCTAATTGCCGGCCTGGATATCGATGCAATGAGTGATGCTGATATTCAGTCATTCTTCAATACTTTTGTTTTGCCAGAGTTAACAAACACAGGCTCGCCTTCTGTGCAGGACGTCGAGCAGGCAGCACAACTTCTTCCAACCCAAGCAAGACTGTCAGATGCAGAAAGACTACTAGCGGCGCTACCGTCATCATTTCAAACTCTTGAATACAGAATGAAGGTCGGTCGCAAGGTGCTTGCCGAAGAGGGGTACGACGTTGATACCCCAGAATTCGACGCAGCTCTTCAAAGATTCCTCGATGAATCAGAGCAAAAGGACTTAGACAATTTCAACGAACAGCTAACCACTTGGCTCAATGGCGGGAAGCCAGTAAAAGCAGTTAAGAAAATCCCAATCAATCCGGATACAAACGAACCTTACACAGAACAAGAACTGCGAGACCAGATTGACGCCGTATCCGAGGCAATTGAAGTAATTCAGGAAAATTTTGACCCTGAAATGTTCAATGAATTGCAGCAGATAAACGGCATAACTTCTCTCCTAAATGAAGCAATGGCTCTTGAGACATTCCTAAATGACCCTACAAAAGTTCCCGACGAAAGCCTTCTGCCGATAAACACATCAACTGGGAAACCGTATACGTTGCGCGAATGGATTGAGTCTGGGGCATTCAAATTGTTTCGTATGTACGACAACCCAGCTACAAAAAAACCATTCACAGACGCAGAACTTATGGAAGTTCTCTTCAACCTTGCATTACAACGCAGAGAAATAGAAAACAAGATAGGGCCATCAATCCTTTCCGACTTCAACAAGCTCGAAGCTTTCAACAGAAGGCTGATTAACGCACTAGCTGGTTTAGCAGAAGAAGACGAAGACGAATTTGAGCTATCGCCCGGAGACCTGCTTGATGGCGAAGAAGAAGAAGGAGAAGAAGGAGGCATGCAGCCAGACCCTCCCTCGATTGAGGAAATGCAGCAAGCAAACCAAGACATCCTCGACTCCCAGGCGGAGCGCCTACAAAATCGCCCTGAAGTTGGCGATGAGTTCACCAAGGATGATGTGAAAAATATACGCGACACAATATCCTCCATCAAGAAAAACCAAGAACCAACCACTGCAGCTCCAGATACTGATGAATACTGGGAAAGATTCGGTCCTTATGATGGCGACAAAAATCACCCTCTCAACCAGGTAACTGACGCCGAGGGTAAAGAAGTTGGTCTTAATTCAAAAGAATACCAAGTAGATAAAAATTTGTGGAACGAGTATCTGGCTGGAAACTATGCACAAGAATGGTCAGACATACACAACAGTCACATAATTGCACGATATACGGACGTGCCGGAAGAACTTAGTCGTTACAACGGCGAGTTCGAAGAGGGCGCAGACCCAGCGTTGATTGACCCCAATATTCGGTGGGACAAACTAATCGATGTGCTTCAGCAGACAAACCCTGAACTATTCCGCAAAGACCCGAAAACTGGCGAGGTTGTTGGGGAGACACTCGATAATCTTGCTCAACAACTTGGTCTGCAGAATTATGGTGGGGCATCATTCTCAGCAAGAGCAGGACGAGTGACTGATGCGTCTGGAGAGATTATTGATACCAGCGGACCGCAATACAGAAGATTGCTTGGTGAACTCGCAAAGGATGAGCGCTTAAAGCAAAATGAGCAGTATTTGGGTTCTACGAAAGCTGCCGCAAAAGAACGTGCGAAGCTTTGGAACTTATTTGAGGTAGGGACTTTAACACCAGAAGAAATTGCTTTTCAGGAAGAAATTCGAGACGTAAACACTGTTGTCCAGGCATTGCATATGCACGAGGTTGATAACAGTATACCAAGTGCAAACAGGACCAATCTCGATGGAGTGGCAAGAACGGCCTTTCAGACAAGAAAAGCGGCATTCGAAAAAGCCAAGACAAAAAAACTAATTGAAGGTATACGCGAAATAGCAAGACTTTCAAACCCGAATGTCTCCACTAGGGCTACAGCTAGTGACCTTCAGAACACAATCGATAGGGCAATTACGTATCTTGACGAAACAATAAAGAAGATTGGAATTGAATACGACCAGTTCAGAAGAACGAAACAGATGCTTCACGGCATGATTTCTTCCCTACTAAAAACGAGACCGGGATTATTCGAGGTCGACCCCAAAAATCCAAATCAACGAAATAGATTCGGCCAGACCGGTTGGAATAGGGCCAAAGAACCGCTCCTTAGGTATATGAACCGCATCTATAAGTGGAACGAAGAAATGTTTGGCTATGTCGACAGGAGAACAGGCGAGACGAAGCGCGGGCTCTTGCGCATCCTGGTCGAATATGAGCGCTCTCTTGCTCTTCAGACAGGCGACCCGGCTGGTTCGTCATCTACAACCGCAATTTTTAATCGTGCGCGGCAAAGAAAACAAGAGCTCGAGCGATTCAAGGGAGAATTGCAGTCGCTATCGCAACAGGCGCAAAGTCAGGGCATTACCGGATTCATGAAGGGTGCTGGGGCGCTTGGACGAGCTGAAGATTCTGCTCGCAGAGGTGCCCGGAGGGCCGCTGAAGGAAGATTCGGATTTGCAGACCCTCGAATTCTCAAGAGGTATGACCGCGCGGGATTTGATGTAACCAAGCCAATGCTTGGAAACGCATCGGGGTTTAATAAGCGATTCAATCGGGAGATACAAGAGGCAATTCGTAATAACAATAAAAGCATGGAGAGTTCCCCGGCGTTTAATCGGCTTAACCAGAATGAAAAGTCTTACATGAGACTACTAGAAGCCGTGAACAATACACCAAGGCTCTTTGGGAATGAAGAAAATCCTGCTCGCTTACGTCAACAAACGGGTCGAGTCGGTCAAACTGGTTTGAACCCTAGCGTTCGCACACCAAGATATGTAACTCCATACGTAAACAGAAGACCAACAGAATTTTACAAATCCGGCATAACAGGCAGAATGGAAGGCACTTCTCGCAACGAAAGAATTAAGAATTTTGGCGGCAAAGACAAACTAAAGATTGGTGGATTTCTAGAAGTTGTGCCAGAAGAACTAGAAGACGGTCGCTGGTACATGGTCAATAGGCATGGTGAAATAATGTCACCAGAGTCTTATACAAACGAAGACGCCGCCTACAAGGCGAGCCTGGCTCTTGGGAGAAAATTTAGAGAACAGCAACGTGGCCAAGAGCTTCCACAAAACACAGCTGAGTGGGAAGCTGCGCGTCTTGGACTCAGACAAAGTGGTTATCGAGCTGCCTCGGTTCACCGTCAAAACCTTGCAGACATTGCGCCAATCAAGGCTGACGGAACAAAAAACGAATACATATTTGCTGTTGACAAACGCCCCAAGCAAAGGGCTGGAGACGCATTAATTATCAGGAAGAACCCATCTACTGGCGCGCTCGAGGCATTGGTCATCGAAAGAGGTTTTGGCCCACATAGAAAAGATGGTGAAGGAACCGTTGCTCTTCCTGGTGGATTTTTTGACCAAAGCAAGGGAGACGCGGACCTTTTCGATTCAGCTCTACGAGAAGCCCTCGAAGAAACAGGACTTCGTCCGGAAGACCTAATTACTTCACAGAAGCTGGGAACAATCGATTCCCCAGACTGGGACCCTCGTTTTGCCGAAGGCATAGAAGTTTCTGCAGTTCTCGTGGAAGTTCCATCCACTTGGGAACCAACAGCTGGCGATGATGCAGAATCAGCTCGATTCGTTCCACTGGTAGACCTTGCCAGTGGAGATATTCCACTTGGATTCGGACACGCAGCGTGGTTCGATGCAGCTTTTTCCGCCCATGAGGACCCGGAATTATCGTCCCTGGGAGAAAAATTCTCCCACCTCAACTGGTTGGCAAGACAACGTCAACAGAGAATAATACGAGACGCTAACGAATTGCGCGTGGCCTACAACGCCGAAAGACTTGAGCGAGACCTAACTTTATTTGACCAAGAAAATCCACGCCTAAAACTTTTTCCAACAGAACTTCCAGACACAACAAATGGGGGCTGGAGGCCAACTGGTTCGGAGTTTGATGCAATATCCAAGCCGAGAGTGGCAAGAATCATCAAAGAAGCACATGCTCATCTAGACGCTCTGATTAACACAGAGAGAGCCAAGCGTGGATTGCCACCAAAGAGAACCAAGAGAAATCTTCCAGAGATACCGCCTGGGGCAGTATCTGGTGCGATGCGTGCAGCAATGACCGAAATGGGCCCTGACGAATTTGACAAGGTAAGTCGTCTTGACAACGGAAGAGATAACCCAGCTGCAAGAAAGTTTATTGATGACGTAATCAACTTGCGTATGGCCGGTATGGATAAATACTCAATCGCTAAATTCATGTCAGATAAAGCAGCGCTTGAATTCGCGATACGCGACAATGGAAATTCCCCAGAACCAAAAGACCTCATTAGAAGTCATAATTCAAAAGCGGATAGAGGCAGCGAGCTAGCCGGCCTGGCTCCGACAGATGAACTTATTTTTAGAATAATCTCTGAAAGAAAACTCAACACAACTGGCAACTCACGAAGCAGGTTCTCCACCGCGGTTCGTGGAGTCGAGCCGCAGGATAAGTTTACGAAGCAAAGAAACGATGCAGCAAAAGACGTGATGACGCTCGCCCTTGAGGGGATGTCAACAGCAGAGATAGCAGACATCTTGGATATTTCCAAAGGGAGAGTTGGAAGCACCCTTCGTCGAATGGGCATGCAAGACAGGGATGGCTCTACAACTATTGGTGATATGAGTGATTCAATTCGCCGCTATGAGCAGTCCCCAAATCAAAAAGCCATGTATGTGGACTCAATGTATAAGCGGATGTCTCTTTCGGAAATATCCAGAAAGTACAAACTTACCGAATCAGAGGTTAGAGAATCGGTTGAGTCATACAGGGATAATGTGGAATCGCTGCAGCCGGAACACCACGCCATCTACCGTAAAGCGCTAACCGATATCGAAGCAGATGTACTTTCCCGAGACGAAGAGCAAATTACAAGAATGAGACTCGATGGCCTTTCGATTTCTGATATATCTGAAGTCACAAAAATGGACAATGGACGAGTAAAGACCATAGAGCAGCGAGCTCTTTATAAACTTCGCAGAAACAATTCTGATGAATTTATGGGAGTCAAGCGCGACCTCGACGTAATCAACTACAGAAGAACGCCAAGCATGAACTACATGGTTGGCGGTATGACCGATATTGAGAGAGATGGCGTCTACTTCAGCGCGAGAGACCTTAGAGACTTCCGAAACAACGACAAAGACATATACATAATGAATCAGCATATGGGGTCTTCCGTGAAGGATATTGCCTCAAGATTCAAGATGTCAGAAGATGCTGTGCGCCAATCAATCGAATCCTACTCGTCAGCAATTGAAAAAACTGACACATTCAAACACAAAGCTCTTCGGCGCGTTCTCGCGACGAATAATTCCTCCCTTAGTGGCGCGGACATTGACATTATAAACATGCGTAATGACGGTGCATCAATCGACGATATCGCTAGGTATTTTGAGGTCCCCTCAGAGTCCGTGAGAGCTCGACAGATTGCTGTTATGTCCAAGTTGAACAACTCTGATGGAATCAGCGGCGCAATGAAGGGTGTTCCGAATATTGAATCACGCAATTTATACAGAGAGCTTGGTGTTGATGAATCAGCTCCCCAACGCGAGATTGACGATGCTTTTACTTCTGAGGTTTCTGGAATCATGTCCAGGGCGATGAAAAATGAACCGAACTCGGTTGACCGCTTGTATACAATCTCGGAGGCCTACAAGGTTTTGTCCAACCCTGCAGCCAGAGAGTCGTACGATAACTTCGACTTTGACGACAACGACGACTTTATGGAAATTCCAGAGCTTGATAAGTTGTTTGACTCTTGGCCAATGTCTCAATATGTTGAGCCATCAACAAATAAGATTCGTCCGCCGTGGGTCGCAGACGCGATACTTGGCGAATACAGACAGTACGACAACTTTGTCAAAATGCCGCATCATCTTGGCTCTGATGAAATAACTGATGACATCGACGATGGTTTCTTGGGCTTTAACATAAATGATTCCGATAGAGACCTGGCGATTAGCGACATGTATTACCGCGAGCCGATTCCTGGAACAAAAGAATGGGATATGGGCCAGCGAGCGGCTGACCGAGCTCGAGCCAGCGGAGACACAAGAATAACGTTTGACAAAGACGGATTTATTTCTGGGTCCACTATGAATTTTGACCCAAGATTTGATGACCCTCAGTCTCCGGTTTATATCGGTGATAGATACGGCGGCCCCCAAAAAGGAGCACGGCTAGACCAGCCAATGATTTCTGGTGGAATGGATTCTGAGTCAAAAAAAAAATTCAGCAAACTACTCCCTGAAAGTCTGAGCGAAAGCTCCACTAGATATCCAGGTAATTCCCGTCCGTCCAAAAAGGATATGACGCTCATCAAGACCTCGTCGGATAGGCTCCGAAGTACGGAAATTCTCCCGATAGCCGAAGTCTTTGACTTTGAATTCAGCGGACCAGATGGCGAGCGTTACGAATCGGGCATCCTGACAATTGCACAAAGACCCGTAGTTGTCGTCCGTTTTTATGACGATATCAATGTTCCCTTCTACATAAGTTCTGGACGCGGCGGAAAGAAGGATGTCGCTACGGGCAAATGGTATCCATTCTGGGGTATTGGAAAAGACGGCTGGTTCAACAAGACAAGCGGCGACGACATCAACAACTTCTATGGAATTCCAGAACTCAGGGAAGCCGCAGAACGGCTGAATCAAATACTTCCTGCTGATTCGTTGCCTGACGCCTCGATTAAGTGGAATAACGGAGACACGAAATGGAGAGCAAGCTCTGAGGAAAGAAGAAGGCTGCGTCAGTCACCAAACTACTCCCCCATCAAGTCCTCACTTATTCCGGTAGTAAACGGCAAGCGTGAAGCGGTTGCCCGTAGTGGCAGCTTGCAGCAATTGAGCTCCAACATCGTTGGCGCTAGAAAACAATTCAATAAGCTGAGAAACGATTATGTAATCGCAGGGAAGATGGCCACTCCACCAGCATCGAGCCCGCGAAAAGGTGCATCTCTTCCGCCGTTAGATAAAACGCTAAGCGATAGAATTGGTTTCGTTTCGCCAGTGGTTCCGCATGATGAAAAACTGTGGGACTCAATGCAGAAGTACAGACCAGCAAAACCGAGTGACGGTATTGATGTGCCAACTACTTTTGGAGCAGGGAACATAAAAGTTGACCAAGACCGATTCTTTGACCTGTATACGAGCGTTGCTGTATCGATGTCTAACGCCGTTACAACAAACAGGAAACCAGGTGAGCCAAAGCGATTTGTTTCTGTAGGTGGAGCACCCGGAAGCGGCAAATCGACAATGAGAAAAACAGGTGAAGCAAATATTCCTGGTGTTGATTCTTCCGTACATGTCGACGCGGACGAAATCAAAACAATCATTCCGGAGGCAGTCGCAGCACATGCTGCAGGCGACACCGAGTGGGCAACGGTCGTACACGAAGAGTCGCGCGTGATTGCAGACATGGCTCTTCGTGTTGCTCTTGAGCAGGACAAGGATGTCGTATACGACTCAACCGGTCAGTACAACAGGGGCTTTGGGACCCTCCAAGCCGCCAAAGATGCTGGCTACGAAATCGTGGCACACTATGTGGTTGCTCCAGAAAGCGTGCTCGAAGACCGTATTGATGAAAGACAAAAGACCGACCCAAGAAAGCTCGCAAAACACATCATCTCAGCGACGATAGGCCGAAACTTCTCCATTATTCCAGATGTTGCCAAAATGGCTGATGAGTTCTACTTATGGGGTTGGGACGGAGATTCAAAGGTTCTACTTGCAAGAAAACAAAAAGGTGGCACGGTAGAGATTCTCGATACGCGAGCCTTTGCTCACGCAAACTTCTTTAACGACCACTCAGATAATCAACTCCTCGATAGGCCAGACTTGTCTCAATTCCCAGACATCAGGCCTCGTCGTTATGCGTCGAAGCAGTTGTACCAGGTCCATCAGATGTTTGCTGATGGAAGAACTGTTTCGGAAATCGCAGAAGAAACAAAGATGACAAAGCGAGCAGTATTTGACACCCTGACCAAGGACGAGATTCTGAGTATCCCGTATGAAGAGCCACCAGCTCCAAGGACTCTTCCAAAGAGCAATATCGGTCGTCCAGCATCGGAATACACGTATTCAGACGATTATTACTACGACGAATCAACTGGTGGTTACTACAACCCATTCCAGGCTGATGATGAGCCTAATCCATTCTGGTTCGACGACCAGGGAATGAATCCTGTGCCTGGAGACATCGAAAGCCCTCTCACAGAAATTGCGATGGCTGACCCCTGGATGACAAACGTATTGGAAAATGCAGAGCAGTCAAAACCATACAGAGATATTGTCTCTAAATACCTTGCGGGCGATATCGATGATAATGAGCTGGCCGATGCGCTCGGCGGGTTTGGACTAGACAATCAGCTTGACTACATTAAAGCAAATGCCTTCGACATAGCTGAAGTCTTTCCATTTGATGACGAAAAACTTGACCCAATGACAGATGATGAAGTCACTCAATTTGCGCAGGACGTACTCGGTGATGCAATAACACAACAGACAGAAGACGTATTTTCTGAAATGTCCGCAACAGGAATAAAGCCGACCGACGCGCTTGGTAGAGCATGGGCCTACAACTATGGAATACCGATGAATTTTATGAAGAGCGCGTTTTCTAAATATAATCGCAAGGGGACGATTGCCGGCAAGATGGATAGTGATAATCCTTTTGGCGACATGTCAAAAACTCTCGATGACCTAGATGATGAGTTACAGGGATACCTGCAAGATGACGACCTGTTCGGACAGACGATAAAGCATCCGCTCCTATTCTGGATAGGTCCGGTTACACCTAACATGATTGACTACATCAACAAGGGAATCGAAGCAAAGCGAGAAAGCCTCGATAGAGCCTTCAAGGCTAAGAACTGGTCCAGCTATATCTACACGCATGAACGTCCATATCGAATTGATGCATTTGAAGAAGTAATGGACGAAATGACAGATGAGCAATATTGGGAAAATCTTTCAAGCATCTGGGTTGATAGTGAAAGCATCGGAATGGAATCTGACAGATGGCTTGAGCTTCTCCAGAGCAATCGCGGCTCCCGTGATTTCTTCATGAACGATGACGAGCGAGCGGAGCTTGGAAAACTTCCCAACAAATTTACCGTGTACCGTGGGTACTCAAGTGGCGACCCGGAGGAATTCGGTATGTCGTGGAGCACCAGTAAGGACGTGGCTGAATGGTTTGCGCGCAGGTTTGCCAGAGACGAAGACGACATAGTTCTGGAAGAACTTCAGGTTGCCAAGGAAGAAGTATTTGCTTATTTGACACGTCGCAGTGAGAAAGAAATAATTCTTGACATGCGCGTTGCTAAGAAAAATATGGTGAAGCGCACTAAACTCGGTCCAAAAAGCAGGGGGGAATAGCCGTGGCGAAAAAATCAAAACCTAAAGACGACTCAAATAACCCAATAGATGCAATCATTTTTGCGGCGTCTACATATAAAAAACTTGAGGAAGTTGGGGTGGACCCATCTCCAGCAAACATGGCTTTGTACAGAAAAATAAAAAGTCAAGTTGCAAAAATTAGAGACTCTGGTCAAGGGGTTGTTTTACCAAACTGAATTTATGTAGTAGTTATCAAAACATCCACTACACACAACAATTAGTTTGATACTGTAGGTACTAGACATATAAGGCTGGGTGCTCACCTGAGTCGAAGTGTTATGAATTCCAAACCAACTTCAAGACTCTAAAATAAGGAGAGTTAAAATGTCATCGCACGATGAATCAAGAGTGAAGGAGCTGCAAACAGCACTCCGCACAAAAATGGCTGAGAACAAGGCAATTGCCGATTCGTTCAAGGTCGAGGAAGGCACCGTAGTTGTGTCTTCAGAGCAGAAGACTGCGTTCGATAAGAACATGTCTGATATCCGCGAAATCAAGGGCCTCATTGAGGGTCTTGAGCAAATGAATGAAGTGTCAAGCTGGGGCAACTCAGAGTCCACATCATCGATTGCTCAGGCTCACGCTGCTGGCGCTGCTGACATCAATCAGCTGACATCGCGCGAAATCAAGACCATTGGTCAGATGTTCGTCGAGTCAAATGAGTTCAAGTCATTGGCTGGTGGTCGTAACGGCGCAAACATGGTTGCACCATGGCAGATTGCCGCATCGATGACCTCGTACAACGTCAAGGACGTCTATTCGGCTTTGCCATCAGGTACACCTGGTTCGTTCGGCACAATCCAGAGAGACCCAATCGTCACTCCTCCAACCCGCACGAAGCGCGTCCGCGACCTGTTCCCAGTTCGCACGACATCAGCTGCCGTCATTGAGTACTTCCGCCAATTGGGCTTCACAACCCTCTCGGGCGGTGGCACAAACAATGCGGCTGCAGTTGCCGAGCGTTCAGCTTCAGCAACGTTTGGCCTCAAGCCACAGTCGTCGTTCCAGTTCGTTGGTGAGCAGGCTCCAGTTCGCACTCTCGCGCACTGGGAAGCAGCACACCGTAACGTTCTTGCCGATGAGCCGCAGCTTCGCAGCATCATCGACAATGAGTTGATGTACGGCCTCCGTCTCCTCGAGGACAACCAGATTCTGAACGGCAACGGCTCGGGTGAAAACCTGACCGGCGTTCTTCAGACAGCTGGCATCCAAGACTACGACTGGTCGGCTGGTGCAAGTACTCCAGTAGTAGACACCAAGGCAGATGCACTTCGCCGCGCGGCAACCTTGTCCTTCTTGGCTTACTATGAGCCAACGGGCATCGTTCTTCACCCGAACGATTGGGAAGACATCGAATTGACCAAGGATGCAAACGGCCAGTACCTGGTCGCTGTATCAGTGGCAATGGGTGGCGAGCCACGAGTGTGGAGAATGCCAGTTATCGATACCCCAGCAATGACCGAGGGCACAGCTCTCGTCGGCGCCTTCGGTACCGGTGCTCAGCTCTACGACCGTGAGCAAGCAAGCATCCGAATCAGCGAACAGCACTCGGACTTCTTCATCCGCAACGCAATTGTCATCTTGGCAGAGCAAAGACTTGCTCTTGCTGTCAAGCGACCAGAAGCGTTCGTGAAGGTCACGTTCGACAGTGCACCAGAGGCCTAAGCCTTAACTGATTAATAACCCGCGAGGGGCCCCACCAAAGCTGAAAAGCCTAGGTGGGGCCTTTCGTATTTTTGGGGAGATATGAGAGAAGATTTTTCTTTTAAATATGTTGGATTTCTTCCTTCATTTGACGAACTCCTCAAACTAGTTGAATCATTCAGTGACGAAGATTGGCGCAGATATAAAGACAGAAAAATTAGAGGTGGTGCTGCAGCCGAGAAAACCGATACGATACCGATAATTTATAATCCGAATCCATCCGCGGATAAACTTATCCACCACGAAATACATAATGCGATTTCAAAATACATAGAGGAGCTTCGTATTCTGTGTATTCCAATTTTTGGCGAAACCTCCGTGAGGCAGTCAATGCTAACAAACCTCAGGGCAGGGGTGGAAATAAAGCGACACAGAGACATGGGGCCAATAACGGCGAAATCCCATAGAGTTCACCTAGCTGTAAAAACAAACGAATTATGCCTGTTTTCAGTGGCTGAAGAATCAATGAATATAGCAGCCGGCCAGGCATGGGCAATAGACAATACGGACAAATACCACTCCGTCATCAACGGTGGCACAACTGACAGAATTCACCTAATCGTCGACCTTGTCAGCGTTGGCTAGAGACCTTGTAATCTATGCCACAATATATACATATGAATAATCATGGATTCGAAAAGCTCATAGCAGTGCTCACAAATGGTGCCAAACTCGTGGTTGAAAAGCCCGGCGACAAGATGGGCCAGCTTGTAGATGAAGAAAGAGACCTGGCGAATGCCCTCTTGATGATTGCGAAAAAGTACGGCAAATTCAATGAAGACCGAACCGGAATCTGGGCCGGCTATACGCCAGCAAAAGAGAATGACAACAAGAGAATCGGAGTCAAATGCTCCAATTGCGTCCTGTATCAGGGCGGCTCCTCGTGCTCAATAATTTCCATGAACGTTGAGCCAGATGGATACTGTCGTTTTGCCATCATTCCCGACGGAGTAGTTGCCAAACGCTAATCACCACGGCGGCTAGTGTCCGCTATGATTTGAAATCGCTCATAGGAGGTGGCATGGAAGACGAAATCGTAGAAATGAAAAAGCTCATCAACGACCTCATTACGGAAGTCAATCTGCTTAAGCTAAAAAATGCAAAAATTGAAGCTGCGCAAAAAATCCTTCGCACTGACGCACTCCGAATCAAAACCATGAGTGACAAGTACCTGCCAACAATTGGCGACATGATGGGGAACAACGGAAGAAAAGGCGCTTAGCTTTACTTCTGTAAAGGAACTACTGAGGGACGGCACCCTCCAATGATAGGTATCCGTCCCTCCAGAGGTCCATGTCCAGTTAGTTCTGCCCTGGAGCAGACTTCAACTCTTCAAGCTCACGCTGATAGAGGTCATCAAACTCGTCCTTGTAGGAATTCTGGAGGATGATGGACGCACGACGGCGGGCTTCCTGGCGTTGACGGTTGGCAATCTTGGCACGCTCTTCGCGGTCCTTGATTTCCTCCTTGGTCATCTTCTTCTTGCTACGACCTCGGCTAATGAGGCCCGCTTTCTTCAATTGCTGGTATTTGCTAGTCATTTATTGCTCCTTGGTTAGGTGTACCTTCTAGCGATAGCCACTCTAACCGATGGCTACCAGTAATGCAACCTCTTTGGATAAATTTATTTCGACTCATAGCCGGCTGATGATTTTTGGACCCATAGAGACAAATGACACATCTGTGAACAGGCTTGCAAAAGCGATTTTTTTCAGATAAATTTATCCACATGAGCAAGTTCTACGATATTCCAGGAAGGCAGTTTGACTTCCAAAAAGACCTGGAATATGGCGTCCAAGGAGAATCTCTCGTAAGTGAGTTTCTTGAGGCTATGTCTGGAGGGAACTTCGAGGTAAAAAGCGACCGATACAGGAACGGTCGAATGGTGATTGAAACAAATCAAAATCCTCGGGCCGCAAAAGACGAAAACGGGAACCCAATCTGGGTACTTAGTGGAATCAATATCACCACAGCAAAATGGTGGGTGTATATATATGCACCTCAAGGGGCATTCGTGGTGATAGACGTATCTCGACTCAAGCGCTTTTTACGGTTAAATAGTAATAAGTTCTGCGAAGAGAAGAAAATCAACCTGGGCGGCGCCGATAATCCAGCCAGGGGGTTCCTCTTGTACCCGGAGGATGTAATGGATATGCTCTACAACCACAACTATGACGAAAAGGAAGAGAAATGACTAATCAAAACACCGAACTACAAGTGCATCTTGGAATAACACTTGACGATATTGACAAAGATAAGGCCATAGAAAAACTCATCGAATCTTTCCTGTATCACGAGAAAATGGCTGATTCCAGCATCGCCGCAATTAGCAGCAAATCAGAGAACTCAAAAATCAATCACAACGTACTCTGGGACTCATTTGAAACAAACAACGCCCTTGCCTTCTCGCTACGTTCAATCCTGATGGCTTCTGTTCCAGACAACAAACAATGAAAGAAAGCATAAACGTAAACGTCTCAAAGATATTTAGTTCGTTTATTGATGAGGAACGCTGTGTGATGCATCGGAATACCACAGACATGCTGATAAACCATATAAATCTATCCAACGAAGATTTGGACCGGCTAATTTTGCAGGGTGAGCACATCGTTAAAGCACGAGACGCACAAGCATTTCGCTTCAAGGACTGCTCTAACTAATTAACAGTCAATTAATCAAAAGTGATGCCAATAGTGGCTTGTGAAGCCATACACTAGTGCGCTCAATACAAAAGAAAGAAACGCGCACATGTCTGTACTCAATGAACTCATCCTTGCACTTAGAAAAGAACGCAAAAGTAGCTCGAGGCTCCACGACAGGGCGTCTATCGAAATGCGGGTTCGCAAAAGAGAGCACGACTTCTTCCTGAGTGGACGTCACACGTATTCAGCGAACACTCAGACAATTGGATAAATCTATCCGAAACTAAGTGAGCTAAAAAAATCTCACGCGCGCTCCCCCCCACCCGGCCGGTAGCCGGAAAGTTTGCAATCGGGGCTATCAGGTGAGACAACCAAACAGCCTTACCGACCGTTGCATTTATTGCGTTTAGATTCCTGACAGTGCAAGCAACAACTTACAAAACATCATCCAGAATATTGTCCAGATTACTGCTGACTATATAAGCTAGTTTTTGCTATAACAAACGACAACCATATAGCCAGACTGTTGCTTCGTCCAAATATACAAACGTCAGACTTGCTGCTGTGTTAATCGAATATCTGACAATAAAAGCCCGACTCAATTAGTCCGTGTGACAAAGTGTTGTAGAACTCTTGTGCATCGAATGGTTCTTGCTCTTGCTCTATCGAACTAATTACCTTGCTAAACATATTGGGATACTTGCCGTCCTGTGACCGCACCATTGTTGAGCCAGGTTCGTACTCCTCATCAGCCCATACGACCATACGTGGCACGTCATACTTGTAGGTCTTGACCACGAATGTCACACGCTCTACGTCCACATGCATGACCGTTAGGCACTCGCCTACGTTGTACTCAGGGTCGACGAACGCCTCCCTCAACTCGACACCCTTTGTCAATGAAGGGTCATGGCTTACGTATGCCTCGGATACCAGAGTAAACTCGTCGATGCCCCAGCCCTTACGGGTGACCAAAGCAGCAGTCGCTATAGCATCGAAGCGTTGCTCTGGTGTTGCCTTCTGTATGTCAGCCCTCAGCTGCATCATCAGCTTGAGTCTGTCGTCCTTCCAGCAGAAGATACTGATAGGTAGGTCCTCGCCTATGCCGAACTCTTTGACCGACTCATTCTTTGCCTCAACACCAGACATTAAAGCCAGAGCAATCTTGTCAAGACGATTATAGAATGAATCCAACCTCACACTCAACGCTACATCACGTCAAGGTTCCGCCAGAAGTGCCTACGGGTGTACTAGCGTTTACGCCATGACAACAAAGAAAACATCCAGCAATAAGACAACGAAGAAGGCAGCGCCAAAGAAGAAGGCTGTTGCCAAGAAGAAGACTCCTGCAAAGAAGAAGCCAGATGCAGCCAAGGTTGAAGAAACCGTTGTTGTGCCTGTCGTCAAGCAAGAGCCAGCAGTTGTTATCTACGCAGGTGATGTAAAGAACCCCAAGACGAAGCGTCGCTTCCTCAGCTGGTTCAAGTTCTAACTAGAACTCATCATCTTCTAGTTCAGCAAAGTCCCTCTTGTCTCTGTGAGCAAGAAGGTCGACTGCTTGTAGGCCGTTGCTGGTTATGCGCCAAGCTCCCTCATACACGCTTTCCGCAAAACCCCTGCGCTCAAGAGTCCTTAGGATTCGAGCTGCATCAGAGGGGCCCTTGAAGAATCGAGGGAACATGTCCTTTGTTTGCTTCGCAGTAGCAGGCATGCCACGCTTCATCTTTAAATAATGCAATACTGACTTGGTTGGTGTAGAGCCTCGCTTAATAAACACTACGGGCTTAAAGTGTGGCAATCGATTCGGTTTTGAGATTATGTATCTCGAGCGACTCTTTGTCATACTGCAGCTTATCAATTTCCTACAGAAACACAACAGGTGTAGAATTGTCGAATGTCAGACATGTTCTATTCGCAAGACACAATCTATGGCGATATCCAATTCCATAGAGCAACTAGGGAACCTTGCCTGGTCTGTGGACACCCTACGGGTGACTGCACACCAGAAGACCACAACCCACAGGATATCCACATAGCATTCGCATCAGTCGAATCTGCAACGCTTAGCGACATTCGCACAATATACGTCGACGAAGATATTTGGGGAGAAAGACAGATTACTCCTTTCACGACTGCTAGGGTACTGCTCGCAAGAAAGGGACAACAAGTCACGCTTGAAAAAGCTAAAGAGTTGGGAATAGAAATCAACTAGACGCATGACTTTGTTTTCTCATATAAACTTGTAAACCCACTCAATCCCTACGTAAAGGAAATTAATAATGTCGTTGCTCACTCCAGAATTCATTGCAAGCTATGCCAACAAGAAAACACCCTGGGGTTTTGGTGGACTTGGAGAAGTCGTTTACCTACGTACATACAGTCGCCCAATCGAGGAGATGAATCGCAATGAGACTTGGACCGAAACTGTCGTACGGGCTATCAACGGTGCTGTCGAAATTGGCACACCGCTCACACAACAAGAAGCAGAAACGCTATTCGACCACATGTTCAATCTGCGCTGCTCACTCTCCGGCCGAGCACTTTGGCAACTTGGAACGCCACTGGTCAAGAAGTTCAATGCGACGTCGCTAAACAACTGCTACTTCACCAACATCGAAACAATCGAAGACTTTGAATTACTGTTTGAGTACCTAATGCTTGGTGGTGGCGTTGGATTCTCTGTTGAGCGCTCCAAGATTCACGACTTGCCAAAGGTTAAGTCAGGCGTGACAGTCACTCACGAACGCTCCAACGATGCAGACATCATCGTCCCAGATTCGCGTCAAGGTTGGAAGCGACTCTTGCATGCAGTGTTGAAGTCATATTTCGACACGGGTAAGTCTTTCTCATACTCCACAATTCTTATTCGTGAATTCGGTGCACCACTCAAGACATTCGGTGGCACAGCATCAGGTCCAGGCGCACTCATCGAAGGGATTGCAGACATATCAAAGGTGATGCAGAATCGTGAAGGCAAGAAGCTTCGCTCTATTGACGTACTTGACATTTGCAACATCATTGGTCGCATTGTCGTGTCTGGCTCGTCGCGCCGTTCAGCGCAGATTGCAATCGGAGACCCAGATGACGTGCTTTTCCTTCGTGCCAAGAATTGGTCTACGGGTACTGTCCCTGCATATCGCGCCAACTCCAACAACAGCATCTATGCAGACGCCTACGAAGAAATCATGCCAGAACTGTGGAAGGGATACGATGGTTCAGGTGAGCCATATGGTCTCGTTAACCGCAAGCTTGCACGCACGTACGGTCGCCTTGGCGAGAAGATGACAGATAACACAATCGAGGGATTCAACCCCTGTGCGGAGATTGCTCTTGCTGATGGCGAGTCATGCAACCTCTCTACCATCTTCTTGCCAAACGTCGAATCAGTAGAGCAACTCAAGGAGATTTCGACACTCCTCTATAAGATTCAAAAGCAAATCACTCGTCTTGATTATCCGTATGCAAAGACCACAGAGATTGTTCGTAAAAACGCTCGTCTTGGTCAAAGCGTTACGGGTATCCTCCAGGTCGAAGAGGAAAAGATTCAGTGGCTTGATGAGGCCTATGTGAACCTCCGTGAGTTCGACAAGAAGTACTCAGCGGAGAATGGATGGCCAGAATCAGTACGCTTGACTACGGTCCAACCATCAGGGACGCTGGCCCTTCTCCCAGGCAATACACCTGGCATACACCCAGGATTTGCGCAGTACTACATTCGTCGTGTTCGTTTCGGTGCCGCCGACCCGCTAGTGGCAGGTTGCCGTGCTCGCGGGTACAAGGTGCTCTGGGATATTGGCATAGATGGACGTGAAGACCACACCAAGTATGTGGTCGAGTTCCCATGCGAGTCACCAGAGGGCGCAGTGTTGGCAGCCAGCATGACTGCCATCGAACAGCTTGAATGGGTCAAAAAGATGCAGACCGTATGGGCAGATAATGCCGTATCGGTAACTGTGTACTACCGCAAGGAAGAGCTTGACTCTATCCGTGAATGGTTGTCCAAGAACTATGACAAAGGTGTAAAATCGGTGTCGTTCCTTCTCCACAGTGACCACAACTTCCCACTCCCTCCATACGAGGAGATAACCAAAGATGAATACACAAAGATGGTCTCCAAAATCGACTTCAGCGTCCCCCTCGTATCATCACAGTCGGAGCTGTTGGACCTGGGAGACTGCAGTACGGGCGCCTGTCCGGTACGATAGTAGTCATGGTCGAAAAAGTAACAAGCGATTCGCTTCCAGATTTCTTAGATGGCGACAAGCACGTCATCATTGACTTCTGGGCGCCTTGGTGTGGTCCGTGCAGCGTCATGAAACCGCAATTCGAGTCATTTGGGAAAAAACACTCTATGCACTTCAAGACCGGAACAGTAAATATCGACGATTACCCAGAGATTGCCCAGATATTCAATATCTTCAGTATTCCGACTATCGTAGTTTTCAAGGACGGCACGCCAGTCAAGACACTTACGGGCGCACGAGGCGAAAGCCAGCTTGAAAGAGAACTAAAAGAATACATGTCGTGACCACTCTGATGTATTACGTCGGGTTTGGATTAGGTCTTTTCCATGGAGTCCTTATAGGTATGCTTGTATATAGACATAGCTATTTAAAGGATTTGGATAATGGACGAAAACCGAATGCTCACCAGCGTGCTGCAGTTAAGAGCAAGCGAGTTAAACAACGCGTTTCTTGATGGCGTGCAAGGCGCAGGCCTAAAAGAAGCACGGGCCAGTTGGCTGAAGTTTAGGCAGCAAAACGAATTCGGCTCATACGCCAACCTCCTTACTCTTCCCAGTGTTCAGCACAAGCTGAAGAAGTCAAAGATATACACAGTTGGTCTGACGATTCAGCACGCCAATGTTTCCGGTATTGAGACATGTGCCTGGCGCGGCCATTGCACAAGCGTTTGCGTTCTAGACAACGGCAACGGGCGATACAACAGTGTGCAAAAAGCTCGCAATGTAAAGACCCAGTTCCTAGCCAAGCACCCAACAGACTTTGTGCGCATACTTGGTTCCGAGATTAAGAAGCACTCCAATGAACAAGATACGGTGCTTGTCAGACTTAACGTAAATAGCGATTTGCGTTGGTACAACATTCTTACGTCTTTAGCCAACAACGAAGCCGGAATGGACAACGTATTTGTATATGACTACACCAAGAACCCAGCAATTCTAAGCGGAGACGGAATGGTTGGAAGTCGCTACAGAGTTGTCTATAGCGTCAACGAGAACAGCGACATGGACAAGGTTCAGTCATTCATACGCAATGGTGGAACCGCAGCCATCGTGACCAATAGACACAAGACGCAAAAGACTATGGATTCATACAACGGTCTTCCATTGGTAGACGGAGACCTGTCAGATGACAGATACAACGAGAAAGGCGTATGGGTGGACCTTGCAGCTAAGGGCAAAGCCAGAACCATGGGTGACGTTGGATTCGTTAGGAACCTGTACTAGTAGTCAGCGTGCGAGCGTACGAAATCCATAAGACGCTCAGCAGTTGTATTCCCGGCGTACACGGGTGAACTGCGCAGATAGCGTATGAACTGGTACCAGTCCTTCTGCTGTTCAGGGGTGTCAAAGACAAGAGTGTATTGAACAATCGCTTGCGATGAAGTGCTTGCCCCAACTGCTGCACTACCACGGATTGCTGCATCTCCTGAATCTATGTTTGAATTAGCAGTGAACCTCTGCTCGCCATCTGCACCTTCTTCAACCTCGACATTGTCGAAATTGACAGTGTTCTGCATAACAGGAGCAATATAGCCTCTTTGCTCGTTCTCGTCTTCTTCGTTGTTCTTGGTTTGCCATTCAGTCATGGCGGCCATCTCAAAGTCATCCCACTTTAAGTCGTCCAGCAGTGCCGAATACTCGTTTCCAAGCTCCGCAATCATATCGATTACCTGACCCTGGTCGGTATTCCCGAGTTCCATGGTTCTATTGTCGGCAAGAGCAAAAGCTATAGCGCGCTGGTCGTCACCATCCAACACAACAGCAGCTATCTCATTCCAACCAAGCTTCTTTGCGGCCTGTAGCTGGTGGTTACCGGCGATGACTGTGTACGTGCCATCCTCGTTGTCTTTCACAACGATTGGCTTAACCTGCCCAAACTCTGAATAGGATGCCGCAATCGCGTCGACATCACCTCTGCGTGGGTTGCCTTCGAGTGGGAGCAGCGAGTCGATAGACATCGCCAGCTTCTTGATTGATGGATGTATCATTCCCCAGATTCTAGTTCAATCAGTTCGGCATCAATAGCAGCAGGTATGTCTTTGGCTTGCCCGAGAATACCGTCTACGTACTCTTTAGTGAGCACGCCGCTATTCCCCATTATCTCAAGCAACTTACGGGCTTCTGCTTCTGGGGAGAACTGCGTCTTGATGTCGTTTGCTACGGCACCAGCAAGGGTTGCCCTAATTGGCGCAGTTGCAGACACGTCCATCTGTACGTTGATGTTGTTCTGGTCCATGCCAAGCAGGCGCGAACGTCTATCAATTATGGAAAGCATGGTCTGAACCGCCTTCAGGTCTGGCTCAATCTGTATCTCTGTGCCATCGTCGGCCTTCACCTTTCGATACTGCGTTAAAGGCCACACCGACTGTTGCAATGCATCGAGTCTCTCTAGCTCCATCCGGAGAACTTCTGGGTAAGCCATCAAGGCTTCCTTGTTCAGCTTCTCTAGCTGTCTACGAATTGCCACGCCTACAGCAGACGTGGTCATACCAAACCTTCTGGCAATCTCATTGCTAGCCACACCGGCTTGCCTCATCTTAAATATGCGTAAATCCCTCTCTACGAGGAATTCTCGCGTTAAGGGCTTTTTTTCTGTGGCCATTATTACTCCTTCATAAATTCTAGAACCTCAAATGGCAAGCGGAGGCTACGTTTCATCTTTGTCGGCCATGCGCGCTTGTCACGGGCACCACGGAAATGCTTCACATCATAAACATAGCCTTCCGGACTCAGTGGGTCTGGCGTAATCGAGATACCGAATTCCGGCCAACGAGACCATACGGAAGAACCAAACGGACGAAGTTCACGTGTTGAATTGGAAGCACCAAGTGGCGCATGGTGTTCCAGCCATAGCGCGCACCCATATACATCGCGGATGTGGTCCAGGAACTTTGCTACCTCAACAGCAAGAGCTTCGCTTGTTAGTGAGCCGTTGTCGACATACGCCTTGTACAAGGGTCCAAGGCAAATTAGCCCTGGCTTGATTTTATCCACGAGTTGCTCAACGAACGCCCTGTCCTTGGCTGAAGCCAAATCCAAACCAGAAGGATGAATGTGTAGATGGGCGTCAACCGTCTTGGCGTGAGACAGGCGAATTGACTGCTCCATGATTGTTCGTGATGTGCGACGAATAATTCGTGCAGGGTTTTCTAGGTCAATTGTTAGCGTCGTCACGGGTGGCATTGGCTGAAATGTAAATGGATGCAATCCGGCAGCACAAGCTATTGCTACTTGACGCGCAAGCATCGTCTTTCCTACGCCCTCAGCGGCGACAACGATTACGCGCTCTTGCTTCTCCAGCAAACCTGGGATAATCCATTCGTAAGAGTCATCCTCTGCCTCAAGCAAGAACTCCTGCCAGTTAACAGTGCGCCCATAGTCCTCAAACGAGGCCGTAGTGAAGCTACTTGCGGCATGCGTAATTCGACTGAGCTTCTGCTGCAAAGACAAACGCTCGGATGCGACAATCTCCTGAATCTGTTCCAGGAGTTTGTCCTCTGGTTTTATCTCACTGGCCTCATTCTTTTCTTCATCCGACAGTTCCATTTCTTCTTGGACCACTTCATTGTCGGGCTCATCACTTACATACGACTCAAGTTTGAACATGGTCTCCATGTCAATGGCGTGCCCCATGGCGACGTGGTCGGATATATCTTTTGCGTGCTTGGATACGAATACAGTTGCATTGCCACCGGCGGCATTGATTTCATCGCGAACGCTAATCGCATGTCGCTTGCCAGGGTCGTCATTATCGGCAATAATGCAAACAGCAGTAGCTGCAGCCAGGGTCATCGTGTAGTCAGGCTGCCAAGCGTTCGCTCCGTTGGTCATGGTTGTTGCTGGTATACCGAACTTCTCAAGCATTGTGTCAGCGTCTTTTTCGCCCTCAACAAGCCATACATCTTCGTTGTTGGCAATTTCTTTTAACAGCTCAGGAAGGCGATACAGAACCTTACGGGTGTCGTTTAGGTTGTACAGGTATTCGCCTGGATTATCCGGGTCAGGACGTCGATGCGCGAATGACTTCTTACCATCGTCGGTTTGATAGCGAAGTTTTTCATACAGAACGTTTCCATCTTCATCATGGTACTGATAGGTCTTGACGAGCTTTCGTTTCTGTTTTGGCGCCGACACAGGTGAAACACTAGCGGCTTTGAATGGCTTAGCTGATTTTTCCTTGCGCTCGTAGTCGTCGCGGTCTTTTGCAAATCCATCTTTGACCAGGTCAAGACCGCACGATTCGAATATCTTTTGTGCATCACAGAGGCCCTTATGGCAGTAAACAAGTGCTTCGTCATCGTTGCCAACTTTTACTGCAAGCGAGGGAGTATCGTCATCGTTTCTGCAAGGACATGCCGCCATCCACTGCCCGTTGGCCTCTCGAACATTGCTAAGACGAGAAAGTAGTTTTGCTACTGGTTCAGATTGATAAAGGGCCACGAGGTCCTAATTCTATTTGTTTGCGCATCTCCGAATACGGAGGATGAATATGCGCTCGCTCCATCGAATGCGCTCGTTGGATAGCCGTGCGAGCCCTGCTGCGTCGCTTAACGGAAAGCCCACCCCATATACCATGAACGCTCGGATTATCTATTGCAAAGTCACCACACTTGCGCTTCTCGTCGCATGAATTGCAAATTTCTATTGCCCTCGCGGTGTTGTTGCGGATTGACGCGCCACCATCCTTTTCAGGAAACCACCACTCTGTTGGCAAACCAGCACACGCTGCATTCTTAAATACTGGGACATCGAGTGGCTCTGGCAGTTGCCAATTGCTGTTGACCAGATTAATCAGTGTCTTGCGGTCTATTGTCATACTCCCCCTTGGATGCGTTTAGGTATCCTAACCCCAAGGGAAAGACATGTCAACCTATTGAGACAGTTTCTTGAAAACCTTCCAAGCAATATTGCGCATTTGTTTGCGGAATCTTTTCTTCGGGCTTCCAGACTTAGAATAAAGCTCCACGAAATCACTCATTGCATGTTCCGATAGAAAAGCAACTTTGTGTATTAACTCTGAATACTGGTCAGAGTTCGCGTAGTAAGACCATATCTCCTCATCGAATGTTTCATGACGATAAAACATGTAGTCGTCGAGAGCGTTCTTGTCGGCGATTATTTCAGTTCGCCAGCCCATCTTGCGCTCAACACACGATAAGACCTCAAGCAATGTATTGGTCCCACCGAACTCATATGCATTTCTTACGAATGTGCCAATAACGCGACTCTCAAACATGCTTTTTTGCAACTCGGACATTGGTGAATCTTCGTCCCCATCTCGTTCATAGGACTCATCGTCAAGCCCTGCTATATCTTCTTCGTCCCACTCTGAGTAATCATCATTGGATGCCATCCAACTAGGATATCACCACGCGATGTGCGAGCAACTTCTTTTGCGTAATTGCTGATGTGTCATCCATTGACGCAACTGCACTTGAAGCATTGTCTACAGAACGATAGAAATCCAAGTACTCGACAACAGCGTTGTACGTCGACCAGGCATTAAATCCGAACTTGGCAGCGTTTCGGTCGTTTATATAAATAGAGCGAATCGTTTCGTGAATGGAGTCGCGTGTTTTTCTCTGGCGCTCCGTTTCTTTGGCTGCTTGAGGGAAAACTGTGTTTATAACGTCATCGAGTTTCTTTGAACCCATGGGAACTGGGATGCCCAGCATTCTCTCTGCCTCTATAGAAAACTCGCGTCCCCACGTGGATGAAAGCTTCAGTACATTGCGTGCGTCTTCAATTGTGGCATCAACATTTCTTGTGTGTCTTGCTACGAACACCCTCTCCGCTTTCTGTAAGCCGAGAACCACGGTATTACTACACACAGCGCGAATGTCAGTATTTGCATAGCGAATCGGCCATACGCCGTCGTGTCCCGAACTTACGACTAGATAGCGAGCAATCTTGTCATTAACACCCTGTGGGTCAATAACGATTCCGCCCAGTTCAACAGTTGCAAAGAATCGTGCACCATTCTTTAGAACACCAACGGTATCCATTACTGCATCACCGCTTGATGCGCCGACGATAGCGAGTGCGCGCTCTAGAACTTCGCGATTCTGACGCACCTCATAACGCGTGCCGACTGTTGCCAGGGGATTAAAAGAGCCATCAGTGTTCTGACGAACTGTTGCTCTGCTGTCTTCAATCACCAGGACGCTTCCGTCTGCATTGCGAATCAAGTTGCCTTCGTCATCAACGGCTGCTACGCGGGTGAGAATAACATCGAAGTCTGCTTCTGCGGCCTGGAGCATTGCCTCCATGGTCTGCAATCCGGCCATGGGTGTGCCAAGCCGATGCCATGGGGCTCTTCGGTCGCCGCCAAGGGCATATGCCATTCGGGCTTTTCCTTTAATTACTTCGAGTTCGTGTGCCATGTTTGTTTACCTGCACCTACCTTATCACCGAATACTCATGCACTAGGATGTCTTCATCACGCAAGACACGTTCCGACTCTCGCCGGACTTCGGACGTACTCCGTGTTTGGTGGGGTGACATCGAAATTGGTGTCACCCCACCATTTTACATTTATCGGTTATCGCCACTTCCAGCAATCACGTTTCGTTCTAGCCTGCTTTGCAGCTTCTCTATATTCTGGGCAAGAACATCGCTCATCTTGACACCGACATGACTGGCAAGCATTGCGGCATACCAAATGACATCACCAATCTCTGCTGCAATCGCGCTCTTGTCTTCGTCAGAGAATATTCCGTCTTTGTCTCGTATGACTTTTTTAACCTTGCTCGCTATCTCGCCGGATTCTGACGTAATGCCGAGAGAAAGATATTCCCATGCTTTGTCTTGTGGGAATTGGGCAAACTTTCCAGCCAAGCTCTGATACGTGTCGATGCTGTCTCTCTTCTTGTCTTCGATTGTCTTTCGAGCAAGGGCTAGCGCTTCGGAATCTTCATTTGGTGTTGACATTTGCAATTGCCTCCTGTATTTTAGATTTTGCTACACACTACAAGGGGGTACTCACCTATGCAAACATTCGTTCCGTATCAATCTTTCGAGCAATCAGCGGCGTGTCTTGATTATCGCCGCCTAGGCAAGCAAAGAGTTGAAACACTGCAGATTCTCAACAGTCTGACCAAGCCCGGTTACGGGTGGTCAAATCATCCCGCTACCAAGATGTGGGTAGGTCATGAAGCGGGTCTTTGTGCCTATGGGCTGGCTATCTGTGCCGACTGGATTAGTCGTGGCTACAAGGACACCTGCGCCGAGAAAATGCTTGCAATTGTGACTCCAGACACATCTGATTTGCCTACCTGGTGGGGAGATGAAAAAATTCACGCTAGCCACCGTGCTAATTTGCTTCGAAAGTTACCGGAGCACTATGCTCAATTTGGATGGACAGAAAACCCGGAAATGCCCTACGTTTGGCCTCGATTGGCTTAATAATTATTATGGCAACCTTAAGCTTCTACGTTGCCCTGGTTGTCGCGTCCCTCAAAAATACCTACAAACGAATACGCGGCTAATCACTAGGGCTAGTAGCTCAGTGGTTAGAGCAGCACTCTTATAAAGTGTTGGTCGCGGGTTCAATTCCCGTCTAGCCCACAAAGGAATGTATGAATAACACCGTTGACGAAGTAACACAAGTACTCATGGAGGAATACTTTGGTATTGGCTCCACGCCAGAAACAGCGCTTGATTCCCTTGCGGATGACATGGCCCAGAATCGCATTGACATTGGGGTATTTGACTGCACTCCGTTCGAGTTCATGCAGGCGGTCGGCAATGTCTTAAAGCGAATCCACGCCGGCAATAAGCACGAAACAGCCCACTGGCAACAAGAAGTGCTTGCTGCCCATAACAAACCGGAGGAAGAAGATTGGTGGTTTGCAATTCGATGAAACTAATCGCTAAAATCACTGGTCGCATAGCTCTTCTTGTGATTATGTTCTCCATAATCACATGGCATATCTCGGGGTGAAACATGAATGAATTACAGCTGCAGATAGAAGAACTCAAGAAAAAGATAGCTCCGGGATACTGGAAGGCAATAGATGTTGATGAGGGCTGGTATCAGCTGGTCGTAGATTGCGATAAAGAACTAACCAGAGTGGACCCGAACTACCAGATTTACCAAGTCAAGGAAAAGTTTGGCGGCCTTCGCTTCTACACAAAGCCATCAAATATGGATGACAAACATACACTGATACAAATCAGTAATATCATCTCCAAATACGAAGATATCGCATGGAAAACGTGTAGTGCCACAGGCAAACCGGGTGTTCTTATGAAGTCAATCGGTGGATGGTTCAAGACGCTTAATCCCGAATATGCCGCCAATACACTTCATTATGCGAAATATTCGATAGTTGGAAAAATTCAAATAAAAATGGAAGATTCTCTTTAGCAATGTCGGTTCTCAGGTCTATCTTGTTCGAAAAGTGGCCGTATGTCGACCGCTACGGTGCTGAAGAAAACAACCACGCAATCGAGATACATATAGCCAATACCGGATTCGACAGTGGGCTCATACATATAGGCCTAGACGAAGTGAACACCCACACGAAGGAATATGAATCCAGCTGTGAGGGTAATTTCAGTATCGAACAAACAAAAGAAATAATAGTTGCCTTACAGAAATTGGTAGACCAGTACGAAAAGCAACAAGATGTTGAAGGGCCTGTAGCTCAGTGGTCAGAGCAGGGGACTCATAATCCCTTGGTCGTGGGTTCAATCCCCACCGGGCCCACTAAATCAGAGTTGCAGAACTCATAAACAATAGATATCATGGGAGCTATGAAAAAGATAAGCAGCAATGTCTAACTTTACAAAAGCGGAAATCAAAGCGTTATTCGCAGAACTAGAGAAGCTAACTACCAATATGGACATACCGATATTCAGACGGACAGATGCGGCGTGGCTTCTCCGTAATGCTTCGATAAACAACGAGGACCACAAGAATTTGCAAAAGGTGCTAAAAATTGCCAAGATACTTGCAGGGGAAAACAATGGATAACTTTGACGATTGGATGGCACACGGAATCAAAATGGGTTGGGCTGGTCCACCGGTGTGCTACACACACGATGGTCTGCCAATGTCCGAAGAAGAGGATGAAGAGTTTCAAGAAGGCGACCCGTGTATTCATATCGTTCGCCTATACGAAGACCCGGAACATAAATCAGCAATTGAAAAAGACCACAGCCCTTCGCAGTGGAGAAACATTTACAAGGAGGAAGACAATGGATAACATCTCGGTTGAGGAAGTCAAAGAGCTTCTCGACGACATGGTCGGGCAGGGCTTTATCGAAACCATGATTGACGATGATGGCGTCGAGCGCTACAGGCTCACCGAACTCGGTCGCCTGGAAATGGCTTTTCACTCGGAATGAGCGTTAAATGCTCAGCGTGTGGAAATGATGTGGATGGAGAATCCGTCAATCATCATCTTCCGGATGTGGGTTTTGTTTTGCCATATCAAGAGTTCGGTTACTACGGCGGGTTTACGGACACATTCGATGACTACTACGAAAAGCCACGTGAATGGCTTATGTGTCACGACTGTGTCGTCAAGCTGCTGGAAACCTTCCCGCTTCTCGCTCAGACAATCCCTCGTGGTGAACATCCATGCGACAAAGAGATTCCATGTTGCAACTGGGCTTGGCGTAGTCATGAAGACGGATTGCAATTCGGCAAAGATGGCCAATGGGTAAATGACTAGGCAGCGACTATTCCTGGATATCAACTGCTTGGAAGCAGCCAGACAGCGAATACGGCACGTCTACGACACCTTTGACACTGTCTGCGTACAGTTCTCCGGGGGCAAGGATTCCACTGCAGTCCTATACCTTGCCAAGGAGATACATGACGAACGAGGCCTGGGGCCGGTAAAGGTCATCTTCCGCGATGAGGAGATGGTTAGCCCGATGGTTCTGGATTTCGTAGAGAAAGTCCGCAACTACGACTGGGTGGAAATGGAGTGGTATTGCCTCCCAGCAAGCGCAGAGGTCTGGGTACTGGGCCGAAGGGAGTATTGCCTCCTCTGGAGCCCTTACAGAGCGTCTCAGGGCCGTCTAACGCGTGATATGCCCTCATGGGCTATCCGTGCAGAGCACTTCGGCTTGGACCCCTCTGAGCCCATCCCAGAGCCATACGACTACTATATGATGCAAGGCAAGGTGGGTCGCACAGCGTTCATCACGGGCGTCCGCGCGAATGAGTCCATGATGCGTTATCGCTCCCTTGTCCAGAAGTTACATGAAAACTACATCGTGACGCCGTACCGCCTAAAACGCTCCATCCCGCTTCGCTTTGCAAAGGTCATTTACGACTGGACTACCGATGATGTCCTCAAGTTCATATCTGAAGAACACAATGCCGAATACTGCGAGTACTACGACGCTGCGGCTCTTACCGGTTCCAATACGCGCGTAGGCATACCGCTCCACTCTGTAGCGATTCGTCGCCTCGGTGATGTGGTTGCTACGGAGCCGGAGTTCTATGACCAGCTTTACCGTTGTTGGCCACATATCGATGCTCAGCGCCGTATTTGGGCGGACTTTGACTTGGAGAAGTACATCATGCAGTATGCAGATGACGGGTGGGACGGTGTGCGCCGTTGTCTAGAAGAAAATATTGTTACTCCAGGTTTGAACACTCGGGCAAAAGCGTACTGCGCGGAGTTCCGTCGCAAGCACGCCAAAGACCCGCGGTCTTACCCAATTCACTGGTTGATACGAAACCTCCTTATTAGCGAATTTGCGAGTCGAGCAGTAACCCCAATTGGTCCGGGTACACGTGCGTACACGATTCAGCAGGAGATAGAAGCGGAATGAGGGATTTCGAAGAATTAGACGGTGATGAACTTGATTACTGGCTGGAGATGGCAACTGAATATCTTGTGGCACATAACATAATTCCGTTGAGCGACGAAGTGTGGGCTACGGATAAGTACATGGATAAGATTTACGCAAAAGCAAACGAGCTATGGGATGATGAGCAGTGACAACGAGGGACACCTACGATTTGGAGCAAGCAGAACTGCTCGACTCTTTTGAGCGCATGAAGGAAGTTTGGCAAGAAACCGCAAAACAGCATGCGGCGATTCAGGTAAGTTTCTGGAAAGAGCTTGAAGACTTTAAGGCTTGGTGGGAACTTGAGAAGATTTCTTCTTTGCCCGAGGCTTAATACCAAGAGCGTTGTCACACCTTGCGATTTCTTTATCCAGAGCAATAATCTCTTTGTGTATTTGCGCTAACTCTTTCTCAAGCTGAGCAATTTCTGCATCTAGGTCTTTTGGCATAACTGCATCATACATCGAACACGTTGCTCTGAGGAAAAGCAATCCTTCTTGCTGATTCCGGGTCAAGGTATACCAAAACGTACAAGAGATTCATGCCCTCTCCTTCATCACCCATCACAACATCGATAGTCTCCGGAGAAACTGCCAATGCATTCGCTAGGCCGGCACGTATAAAGCCAATCTCCTGTTCTGTCTGAGCAATGTCTTCTGCAATGTCGTCAATCCACGGCACCTCAATGGGCGGGTCAATTATTGTTGGTCGCGCCAAACTACTGAGCATCGATTCTGCTAACCCGGCTTTCACGCAATCAAGGCAAGCAATCTTTTTGGTTGATGCGGCGCGTTTGCGTATCTCCTTGTGACCGCAATCGAGCTTATGTATGTACTGAACCTTGCTCCACTCACCGGTCTTGATTATCTCAACCACGGAGCGCTGTGGAGCGCTCTTACGGTTACTGCTCATTGAGGATTTGGTCTACGAACGCATCAAGATGAAGCTGTTCAACGATGTCGACAACACTCATGTTCTTGCCGTTTGGGAGCTCCACATAGGTTTTGCACAGTTGGTCAAACACATGGTCCTCGGTAAGCAGCTCCGTTGAACTTGCGGCAACAACGAATGTCTGTATTGCCTGTTTGCAGGCCGGCACGAACTCGACGGAAACGGGCGGGTAGTGGTTGCTCGTTAGATGCCACTCAAGGGCCTGTTCTAGTTCGGCATATTGCGCTGCGTCGTAAGCGTTTAGATATCCCATTATTGCTCACCGATTCCTTCCTTTAAGAAGTCCAATACTATCTGCTGTGCGCTTGCGGTTTCATTAATCTCAGTGCCCTCCGTTGCCGCGTTGACAACCGAGCGTTTTGAATCAATTAAGTCGAATATCTCTTGGTCTATTGTTCCGTTGGCAATCATGTAAGTTGCCATTACAGAGCCTTTCTGACCGAGCCGGTGACAACGGCTGTATGTTTGGTCTACGTCCGCGGGCGTCCACGGTAACTCCACAAACAAAACATCTTGTGCTGCGGTAAGAGTGTGTCCGGTCTTTGCGGCCTGCATGGAGAGAACAATCACCGGAGCCTCATCGATGCTTCCTGTTTGGAATTTGGCTTTATGTTCCTGAACGTCCTCTACGGACATTCCGCCTTGAATCTTTAGCCCGCAATAGTGGTCGGCAATCATGTCCACGATTTCTCTGTGGTGAGCCGCGACAACAACCTTGTCTCCGGATGCAATCTTGCCGTCAATCCATTCGAATACCGACTCCATCTTGGCTTTCGCGGCTAGACGGCGTAGTACCGATATCCGAACAAGGTGTTCGTTGGCTTCTGCACGAATCTTTGCGTGTACTGCGGCGTTCCAGATTGATGTACCCATCTCGAGGGCGACTTCTTTGGCTCGTCGGGTGATGTACTCGATAATGTCACGACGCGCTTGTTCATACTCTTTCATGCCTGCCGCAGAACCCGACACAACAACCTTGGAGTGGCGAACTGCGGGCAGGTCCAAAAGCACTTGGTCTTTGGTTCTACGGATGTAACATGTTGCACGGAGAGCGTCGTTCAGCTCTTCTAGGTTTGTCGCGCCATCTATATGCCACTGTCCAAACCGGTCACGGAATGCGCCACAGTACCGTCGGTAGAAACCCCAAAGTCCGCCAAATTTATTTAGTTGTCCGAGAATGTCGAGTTGCGGTCCAAACTCGGCTGGCCTATTTGTTATCGGCGTGCCGGTAAGACACAGTACAAGTCCATCCTTATCGGCTGAGCGCGCCATCTTGATGGCTGACTTTGTTCGCTTTGCGGTCGGTGTCTTTGCATAATGCGATTCGTCGAATACGTAACTCGTGAATCCGGTTAGCGACTTAACCCAGTGGTCGATGTTTGAATACCCGACAACAATTACATCAAACTTGTTTCGGTCGGGAAACTCTGAACGATTGGCTACGGTACCAACGCTACGGTGTGGAAGCCACTTATTGAATTCATCGCGCCAGTTAAGGACAAGTCCGGGTGGACACACGATGACCGCCGGGAAAGCATCCGCGTACTCAAGTGCTGCAATTGCCTGGATTGTCTTACCTAGCCCCATGTCGTCGGCAATAAATGCACGTTTTGCGTTTGTCGCGTAAAGCACGCCGGCTTTTTGATACGGGAGAAGCTCGCCATTGAGCGAAGGTAAATCCAGCTCTGCAGAAGTCGATTTTGCGGCTGCTATCGACTCCGTCCGCGCGGCTTCTATCTGTGTTGCCATTTCGCTTATTTCACTTGGGACTTCATACCCAAAGGATTCCGCGAAACCGATTACAGAACGTACTGCGGTTAATGGAGCCTTCCATGCTTTTGACTCGGCGTCCCACGTAACTCCCGGTACTCCTTTTACTGCTCGAACGCGTACTGGGTCGTAGCTAAAGCTCATGAACAACCAATCGTCCAAGTGGTAAACACCAGTTCTTTGAACCGTTTTATCGGGAAGCGTAAAAGTCAGCACGTCGTTGTCAATGTGAAAGTTGTGTTTGCTGGCGAAATCGCGTGCTTGCTGGAGACTTGACATCGGAACTCGCCACACACGGCTTACCTTGTCCCACTTTGCGCCGTCAATCTTCTTGATTTCTGTGACCTGCGCCGCGTCATACGGAAAGTCAAACACCAAATGGTCGTTGGAGAGGGCGAGTGTTTCGGGCATCAACGTCATGATACAACTTGCGGGGCTCGAATACAAAGCCCGAAAACCAGATGTTGTTGCGCTGAGTTCTTCGGACTGACACGAGGCGACCTGAGCGAACGCAAACAAAAAGCCCGCCTGCGGGGGGCGCAAGCGGGCTTCTTGTTTTCTTTTGTTGGCTGTTTTATGCGACCATTATTGCGAGAAAAATCATGGTACAAACTACGGTATACGACACGCTAACTCCCTTCTTGTAGTGGTCAAAACGATAGTAGCCACTTACTTAGTAGTTGTCAAGCATTGACCTTCGTCACAGACACGAACACACAAGTGTGCCAATAGTCACAAAAGTATGTTATCGGTATGGTTCCGAGACTTACTCATCCGTATCGGTCTTGGCTGTTAGAGCGAGTCTGAACGAGTCAGCACTGTATCGGATGACTCACGGGTCAGTTCGTATCCGAGCGAGTAGCAGCGTGAGCAGACATCACTTAAAGCACCTACCAGCGCATCAGTTTTTTCCTCTGTCCATGTTGATTCGGCTGCTTCGGCTTCGGCTGCCTCCACTAGGGCTATCAGTCGGCTTAGAACAAGTTTGACTTCGCTTGCTCGCTTCGTCAGTTTCGTAATGTCGGTTTTTGTTGTCATGTGTCAATACTAGGGGCATTTATCGCCCATGTCAAGTTCTAGACTGTGCAGTTAGACACACCCACCTGACCACCCACCCGTCTGACTTGCCGCCATCGTCACAGAAGCGGACAAGCAAGCAAGTCCCTCGAAGAACTCCTCGAGCTGGCGGCCGGCCCTCGAGAGCTGGTTGTTTTGACGGGGCTCTAACCTGCCACGAGACATCTAGTTGCGACGGTGGCGGATGACGGACGTGAACGGGTACAGCAGAAAGCCCCACCTGCCGTTGGGCAAGTAGGGCTTTCTTGGGGGTCGTTGTGATTATTGTGCTTGCTTTATTGCTTCGGACGCATCAAGAATGGCATTTTCCATTACTTTATGCGTAGCCGTTGCGAACAATTCGGCGAGCGTTGCTGGCAAAGTGACTAGGTACTTTAGGATTTCTACCTGCTCATCTTTCAGCAATAGTTCTGTAGTGTCGTTGCTAATTTGCTCAAGCATTTCGGCAATAGACATACACTCGTCCGCTATCTCTGTAAGCGTTTCTGCTGGCGTTTGGCTCATTTTCCCCCCTTTCTGATACCTATTGTATGGGGCACAAGTACCCCACGTCAAGTTTATTTCACGTGACATTGGGCACACGCTATTTGTGTCGGGCGTCACACTTGCGTTTGATGTGTCGGCGGTCACGTCCTGCGTGTCGGGCGTCACACAGCCCTACTATGTGCCGGCAGTCACACTACGTGTCGGGCGTCACACTACGTGTCGGCGGTCACACCGGCGAACAAGTGTTCGGTCAGCAGCGAAACCGGAGAAATTTTCCGCCGCCGGCTTCCGGTTCGCCTTCGCGGGGACATCGCAATAGCGGGGCTGCGATGTCCCCGACGACTTCTTCTGACGGTGGCGGATGACGAAGGAACTGAGTTGCTGAAGCAGTTTTGGATACACGAAGTCGGCTTTGATGTCGGGAAGCAAACATCCAAGTCAGGTTGTTGGAAACTTTCTTGACAAACCGCATCTCACTTGCTAACACGGAACGTGCGAGGAACTCTGATGGCGTCAAACACGAGAGTCCCGCCAAAACCAGAACCAAACCAAAAACCACGAGTGGCTGGGTGTTCTTGGGCAACAAAAAACCCGCCCTTTTGGGCGGGCTAGTTGATTTTTACCCTGCTAGTAGAACTAAAAGGCAAAAAAAGATTACATAAGTTGTGGCTTGGGACAAAACATCACCCCCAATTCTCCTTTTTCCATTTTTCCCACTCTTGTTGCTTTCGCTCTATGTAGTCACCGAGCGGTATTGCGATAAGAATTGAGACGGCGATTATTTGATGTATCTTCACTTCACCCCCTTTACTTTTCTATTTAGTAAAGAGTAGTAAGTGGTACGCAGATAGTCAAGCACTCACACGCACTTCTGTCAAGTTACTACCAAAGTCATGCGTCACAGGCTTTGACCACCAAGAAAGTTGACAACAGGTCGGGTCTAGCCGTTCATGTGTTCGCAATTGACGACATCACGAGTTCTTCGCCTGGGACTGAGGACACCCCCGTTTGGTAGCGGGGCTGCCAGACGGGGGTCATCTTCTACCGACGGTGGGGCATGAGTCCCTTCCGTTCGACCTGATGAACACCTGTGGGCGAACACCTGTTTGTTCCAACCGATGTGACGAACTTCATGCCGTACAAGTTGCTTTTTGTCCCATCTACGGGCTAGCGTGTTGCTATGGCAACACGCCACCTTACACACGACACCGAGACGGCTGTTTTAGAAGTCGCCAAGGACTTTTGGCTTCGTGAGGTCGTGCCCGTGACCGTACCGAACGCCTGCATACTGGCTTCTCGTATTCTCACGGTTGCCCTAAACAAGTACGGGGTCGCTGCTAACGCAACCCAACTTGACGCTGTCTGCTGGAACGATGAGGGCTACCGCCTACGCAATGACGTAGTTGCTTCCCGAGAGAGCAAGACCGCTTGGTCAGTAGGCGTAATGTCTAAACCGAGTGACCAATGGATTACCAATGAGATTGCTTCGGGTCGTAATCCATTTGAGCGAGATTTCTTTGGACACCTTGTAGTGGAGACTGAGCACCACTTCATTGACTTCACTGCTGGTCAATTTGACCGCCCTCAACACGGCATCGTGACTGGTTCACCCCTCATCGTGCCCAACTCCCATCTCGTAGAGACAAAAGACGGGTGGAAAGTACCGATTATCAAGGGCGTCTACACGATTCGTGACGCCAAGTACCCTGCCTCACCACGCAATGCACCCGACTGGCACACGAACTACAAGCGTGATGCCAAGCGACTGATTGACGAACTACGCCCATTGTTGGGCTAGTTCCTCGCTTTTCCCCTTCCGTCTGGCTGATGTCGCGCGCCTACGCTTTGCCGCCGCAACAGCGTGAGAGGAAACTAATACGATTTTCTCTCATGGCTTCTTCGGGTGCGGGGCTGTCATGTCTTTCCAGAGTTCTTCTTACGACGGTGGCGGATGAACGGGAATAGCAAAACGGGCAGACACACTCGCAGTGAGTGCGCCTGCCCGTTAGTCGGGGGTTCGCTGTGTGGTTACTGGCTAAGTATCAGTGCGATAACAAACACGACGATTGCCGTCGCTATCACTCCGAGTCTTCGTCTAGTGCGTAACGAACGGTGTAGCCACGCCCCATTGGGACATCGTGGTGCGCTAAGTTCAGGTGCAACACTTCTCCCGATAGTTGCCAGCGCAGACGCCAAGTGTCGTTGACTGTGACCGCACGGATGAAGTCGGGAATGGTTTCCGCTGTGAACTCTCCCGATACCGAACGATTCCATAGTGGCAGTCCGTCAATCGTGAAGTTGCAGGTCGGGTTGGCGTCGTACCATCCCTTTATTCCTTCTGTGAAGTGAAAAACGGCAGTCTCCCAGCAATCGCCATAGCAATAGTCTGCAGGCTCATCCGTGTACTCTTCCCTTATCGGGTCATACTTCATGCAGTCGCAACTGTTTTGGATTACTCCATCCCAGTCACTCTGTGTTTTGGTTGTTGTCATGCGCTAAGAATAAGACATAAGTAGTACTTTGTCAAGTCATGTCGTGCGTGCTTGTGGTCACGCTTGAGGTTCGGCCGGCAGTTGGTGTCGCCCCAGCCGGCAACCGGACTCTCAGTCGCACGCCGGCTCTCCGGACGCGGGGGCAAGCTGCGGGGCTGTCAAGTCCGACGGCATCTTCTACCTTCTGACGGTGGCGTATGAGCCGACACGAGCAACAACGGCGAACGGGTACGAACGACAACGGGCGCACCTACCGAATTGGTAGATGCGCCCGTGTTGGGGGTTGGTTTGGGGATTTGGCTAGTGCATTACTTCCAAGTAGATAGGTCAAGCACCACTTCTGCGAGTTGGTCGCAGTAGATGTGCGACTGTTCCGCTTCTACGACTTCCGTGTGTGCCATTTTCCCTGTTTGTATGTAGCGGATACGCTTGACTATGTAGGTGTCTGAATAATCAAGCACCACTTCTATGCGTCGGGTTGAGGTAATCGGCAGGATTACGCCGACTGTCTCGCCTTCCTTATCTTCTAGGCAAGCCATACGCCCGCCCGATACGGCAAGCACTACCATTTTCCCGATTTGGTTCATTACTTCGCTAGTGTCGCACGGTCGCCCGTCACGCACTATGCCTATTAGGTGACAAGACGAACTGCCCTTGCCCCATTTGAGTGTGTTTGTCATAGTTCTATCGTAGGGCAGTTGTGGGTCTTTGTCAAGTTTCTAATCTGTGGTTGTGGTCACGGCGCAGGTTTCTGCTCTCAGGTTGCGAGGTTCTCCGCCGCTGCCGCCAGACGGCGACTGGGACTGGGGGCGTTGGCTAGCGGGGCTGGCGAACGCCCCCAGAGTTCTTCTTACGACGGTGGCGTATGAGTTGCGTGAATACACAAAAAAACCGCCTAGCCATTACGACTAGACGGTCTTTCGGAGGGTGGTTATTCGTTGGTCAGTTGCTCACTTCCCAAACTCCTTCTGCTTCATTTAGAACATTTTCCTCAATGTTCCATTCGCTTTCTTCCCAACGGATTTCTTCTTTCATAATCAGTGCGATTTTGTCTGTAAACTCTCGCATAATCGCTTCCGCTTGTTCTTTGCTATCCGCTTTTATTTCCGTGATAGCGATAGACAAGTCTGTTGAGTAGTACTTTTCTACGCTCATTTCCCCCCTTTCTTTTACTAGTTTTTAGGACAGTCCTCGTATGGGTTTTCATTACCCTCGTTATCCTCGCACGGACACCAACCGAATAGTCCTACTTGTGTTTCGTGCGTGAGTTCGGCTAAGTCTCCCCAAGACGGCGAGCCACCGAGTTGGTCTATGACCAAACTCCAATAGTCCACGAATAGTTTTTCTTTTCCGTTCACTATTGTTATTTTAGGACATAAGTATCCCTAAGTCAAGTTTTGTGGCAACAGTCACATTACATTCCTCGGCGCAGCGAACCTCAATAAGTATGAGAGAGAGGAAGTTATGCCAACGGACGACAACCGAACATACGAACAGATAGCAACCGAGACTTGCGAGTTGATTTGCGCTCTACAAGACGCTGTTGGGGTTCTTTTCCCTTGGCGTATGTATGACTGCGACAAGATAACTGTATCCAACGACACCATCAAGTTGCTTCTCGAAGCCATCAAGGACTGAACCTGCTCGACCGGACATCCGGTTTTGTAATCCAGCGGGGCTGGCAAGTCCCTGCCTGAGTTCTTCTTTTGACGGTGGCGGATGACGGGCAAAAAAATAAGGGGCGCACCTGCCTTTCAGCAAGTGCGCCCCTTTGGGGGTTGGCTATCAGTAAGCGAGTGTGCGAGTGAGCAAATCTTTTACTAGGGCGTTGTTATCAACCCAGTGGTCAATGTTGCGAACTACCTGAGCCTCAAACTCGGCAAACGACTTATCGCCATAGCGCCCAACTGGGTTGGTGTGGATTACCTGCGCTGGATACTCAGGGTTGAATACCTCAAACGCAGTGACGGTGAACCCTACGCTCGGTTGCCATACGACACGGCGTATCGTTGCTTCGTACTGCTTGCGCTTGGAGTTGTGGCTGAACTCAAGTTCTACCTGCTCACCCCATAGGTCTGTCTCGCCCATGCGCTGAATGTTCAGGTCTTGCGACTGCCAGACATAAGTAACCTTTCGGTCACGCTCTTGGCGCTTCGCTCGTGGGAATACTGTAATCACTTGCTCTCCTTTTCTAGTAGGTGAGGTAAGTGTACCTGCTATGGCATACGACTGTCAAGTTGTTGCGCTGGTCGTGCGTCACACACGGCTGGCGAGGCGAGTTGGCTGCGAAGGTCGCACCTGACGACGGCTGCGGCGACGGGGACATCACTCGGCGGCCCCGCGCCCGCCGACCAACCCGCGTTCTTCTTCTACCCGACGGTGGTGGATGAATAGAAAAAGCCCCCACCCACATTTCTGCGGATGGGGGCTAGTTCGTGGGGATTACTTTGTAGCGAACGCACCTTCGTATCGGTGTTCACCAATAAAAGAGATGGCTTTGTCGCCCTCTATCTTGTAAGCGAAGATGGCTTTGTCGCCAAGTACATAGACATACTCTGCCCATGCGAACTCGGTGTCACTCTGCGTGAACCACTTTACTGATGTTATGTCGTTGTGTGCTTCGCCATACCCTTCCACTACCTTCCACTCGGTTTCACGAGTTTCGTAGTTCGGGTCAATGACAGACCATGAAAGGTTGTCGTGGAGAAGTGTCTGTCGGACTTTCTCTACGCCGTCACGGATTACGAGTTCCGTGAGTTGGGGTATCTTGACTGATGGGTAGCCATCCCAATGAGAGTAGCGACCACGCCACCCATCACCGAACGGTTCAGCGATAATGCTACGAGTTGCCATTTGCTACTACCTCGCCTTCGGTTTCCCATTTGGATACTTCTTCCATGACATCATTGAGCGATTTCATAACAGCGATAATCCTGTCAAATAAATAGTCTTTGATGTCTTTGCTTACGACAACCTTACGAGTTTCCATTTGTTACCACCTTGTCTGATGATGTGTCCCATACGGACACGGGGATTTCTTCGTAACTGTCCAAGCCCTCAATGAGCGAGAGAGTAGAACCGCAGTCCCAAGTGACTGATAAGACGGTTGCGCCCCAAAAGTCCACAGATTTATTGGTGACAGTTCCCTCGTCGCCCGCTTTCAGGCGGGTGTACGGGTCATCCGTTGAGATTAGACGAATACGCATCACAGACCTTTGAGAAGTTCTGCTGGCTTTACGCCTACGGCTTCACACAAACGGAACAAGGTGTCAAGGTTTGGTGCGAAGTGTCCGTTCTCAATGCGGTTCACGGTCTTGCGGTCAATGCCTGACGCTTTTGCGAGTTCCTCTTGCGTTAGTTCGTTTTCCAGTCGCAGTTCGTACAAACGCTCTGCGACTATTTTTTCTTTCTTTGTCTTTGTCATTTTCTTTCCTTTTTTGTTTGGTTGGTTATTGGTATTACATCTAACAGATAGAGAAGCCACCGCAAGTTTTTAGAAAGCGAGCGAAAGCACGAATGTTTTCTACATCTATTGAGTAGTTGGCAGAGCGTGGTTCTGTCTCACCCTTGCCACTACAGCCATTACAGGTCTGTGAGATTTCTGTCTCATTTTCCTCAATGGGCAACTTGGTGTATTTAGGAAGTTTTTGACCGTCCCCAAATACATCTGCCATAAAGTCGTAGTCGTAAGGGTTACGAGTTTTCCCAGTTTCTTTGTTTTTGTACCACAAGCGCATACCTGTTGCCATACAATGTAAGCACTTGCGCTTTGGCAGAGAGTTGATGTGGTCGTTACGCTCTTTGACATACTTATCTGCCGTACCGTCTTTTAGGCTTTTGTAAAGACGCTTGGAGAGTTCTTCGCTGTCCAATGCGTCAAGTCCGTCACCATCATTGGAGTAAGCGTATTTTACTTTTTTACAGATTTCGGGTGAGATAGTAGAGCAGTAATCCCACAGAGGCGACCACCACCACACATTGTTGCGGAAGTATCCGCCTTTTTCATCTGTTGGGTTTTTACCCATTACATCCATGCCCATTGACTGTCTCCTTTCATGTACCATAAAGATAGCGTCGTGTACCATAAAACGCAAGTCCTATTCATGTGTCTTTTGACACGGATGAAAAGAGGGGTTGAGATAATTTCTCCTACGCAGATAGTGCTAATTCGGCAACCCAGAACCCAACGGGGCTCGCACGCAGCAAGGAAAGTTCTTCTGGCGACGGTGGGGCATGAGTTTCGTTCAGCACAGAAATCAAATGCTTGACTTTTCTAAATGACTTGACTACATTACATCTATGCGTACTTATCACTATTACGAGGTTCGCTCAATGGTTCGTTTCGTGTTTTGGGGAACGGTGGCATTGGGTTCGTTTCTGTTGGTCAAGAGTTCGGTGGATAGTTGGGATAACTATTCCTGCGAGCCAACGCAGGTAGTCGTAGAACAGTACGACACGCTTTGGGCTATCGTTGAGCGAAACTGCGAAGGCTCAATACAAAGTGCCGTAGATGACCTAGTTGAGAAGCGTGGTACGGAACTCGTACGCATTGGTCAAGTAGTAGAACTAACAAGCAAGCCCTAGGAGAGAAATGATAACCAGCCCACCCGATTTGTCTGCCTGCGACAAGTGCGACAAGCCAACCCCGTTTAGACACGGACACTACATTGGTGTTGTGTTCGGAGAAATAAGAGTATGTTCTGGGTGTCTCGCCAAAATGACAGAACACCCTTGCGTTAGCGATAAACGCTAAGTGTCGGTTTTTATCTGCGTTTTAGTAGTGATGTTGTTCCTGTTGTCTAACTAGAACAGGGTTTCTTCCTGCCCTTTGGGTGGGCTTTCCACGCATACTCGGTGTGCGTAGCGATACAGAGGGTCGGTCTGCCTGACCCCACTCGTCTTTCCAACAGGTATCCAGCAAGTCACTTGATGGTATGTTCCCGCCCCTTTCGGGTCTATCTTGCCCCCGCAGACGACGCACGAGTAGAGGTTCATGGGTTCATCATACCGGGGCTGTCGGGTGAAGCGCAACTTCTTCTATCCGACGGTGGCGTATGACGAACCACAAGCAAGTGGGTACAAACGAAAGGGGCGCACCTGCCTTTCGGCAAGTACGCCCCTATCGGAAGCGAGGTTGAGTTCGCTTAGTTATTCTTGGAAGTGAGTTTCGTGATAGCCGTAATCAAAGCGTCTGCGAGAGAACCTTTCGCCTTGCCTTCGTCGGTGATGATTTCATCTTCGTCAGAGAAGCCGAGTGCGCTTCCTGCTTCCAAGTCCTTGTTCACCAAGGTAATCAGGCGACAACGACGACGCTGTGGGTGCTGTGAAGGTTGGAGTTTGTTCTCTCGCTTTGCCTTCTTGTCATCGTCGTCTTGTATTGGCGCAGCCCAACCACAAGTCTCAACTCCGATACCGATTTCGTCTGCGTTTAGGGTCTTTCCCCCTGCGAGGTCAAGTGCGTCGTACACATCACCTGATGTGACAAGAACACGACTAAACCCTTCTGCCGAGATAGCGAAGATACGAGCCTTCTTCATCTCATAGGGGTCGTCGTGGTGTGTGGCTAGTTCGTGCCACACCTCTGTTGCTGTTTCTGTTAGTGGTTTCATCTACCTTTCCCTTCTGTGTAGTGGTAGTAAGGTACAACCTACAAGGGGCAACTATGGTCTGTCAAGTCATTTCATTGTGGTTTCCGACACTCGCTCGCAAGGCTCGCCTAACAAGTTATCTGTAAGGCGCACCTAACATTGTTAGCATTTGCGCTAACACCCAGACGACCTGAGTTCTTCTGGGACATCTGGGGACATCTGCCCGGGGCTGTCAGGTGTCCCCCATCTTCTACTTACCGACGGTGGCGTATGAGTGGGTACAAAGAAGAAGGGCGCACCCCCCTTTCGGAGAGTGCGCCCTGTTCTGGGGGTCGGGAAGTAGAAGGGTGAGACTACCCAACCAACCCAGAAATGTCATCAGGAACTTTGTTCTTGCCCAATGCGAACATGAGTGCCTGTGCTGAAACGCTGTATGATTTCGTGAGTTCGGCTATGAAGTTTTCTTTTGCTTCTTCATCATCACCTGTCATCACGGCTTCCATTTTTGCCATGAAGGTATCAAGGTCAAGTTCGCCTTTCTCAGACTTGTGAGTTATTGCTTGCCAGCACTCTTTCGTCACCTTCATCATAAATGACTTCCCCATGAACTCTGCCACTTGCTTTTTCATCTTCTTGGCTATCTTCTTGTCTTTGGGGCAGTCATCTGTGGCAACCTGCCACACGGTAAGGAAGTTTGGAACTTTCTTCATGTTGAGAGAAGAAACATCTTCCGCCGTGAGGAGTGGGTTATCGGAGTTATTTATGGCTTCGCTTGCTTCGTTGAGGGTATCCCACGCTTGGCAATACTTCATAAACGCACCAAAGGTGTCTGCCACAAGACCCTGTGGCTTGTCATCTTCGCCACCGTCGCAATAGGTGTAATCGGCTTCTTCGTACATAGGAAGTCCGTCATCACCGTACTTGTAGAAACAGGTAGCCGTGACTGCTTCGCCTGTGCTTGCGAACAGCGTTGCGATAATACCTTCGCACACATCAGTATCAGGCTTCTCGGCAAACTCTTTTTCCAGAGTTCCACGAGGTGCTGTTAGGTCTTGCTCGGTGATAGTGGCTCGTCGGGCAAAGCCTTCGGTGATAAACATAATCCACACAAAGTTGGTCATGCCTTCTTGGTGAAGGTCGCTCAACGCATAAGGAAGTTCATCAACAGGGTGATTATCGCTTATGTCCAAATGAACAACAGCACCACCTATTGCCTTGTTGCCTTCGTCATCTTCTATGGGAACACCGACTACGAGGAAAGGTGATACATCAGACGCACCCTTGTTCTCTCGGCACATTTCCGTCTTGTTGTGTTTGACCATTTCTACCGTCTGGGTAGCACAGCCAACTAACATTTCTTTTTTCATTACATAACCCCTTCTATTGGTTATTGGTTGTGTGTAGAGTGTAAGTAATAGGCATACAGAAGTCAAGTCACTTATTGTGTTATTCGTCACCTAGCCACTTCTCAACGGCTTCGTCGGTCATCAGGTTCGCTTCATCTTGCGCCACCTTCGCTTCCCACTCGGCTATGCCCTTATCGGTGTGTTTGCTCAACATCTTTGCTACTTCTAACAGGTTCGCTATGTCCTGCTCTTTGTATTCGTACTCACGGCGCACAAGCGTCACAATACGGTCTGAAATGGCTTTGTGGACTTCGCACATCTGCTGAAAGGTCAGAGTGATAGTTCCTGTGTAGTTGCTTGGTTCATGTTCCATGCCTTCTTTACGCACAGTACGACTAGATGTGTGATGTGCGAGATTTAGTACGAGATTTAGTGCGAGATTTGGAGTTAGTCCGAACCAGATGACAACTGAGCCGTCGGTTGCTTGGAAGCCCCGACCCACGCCGCCGCCAAACGGGGCTCGCACTTGCCGACGGTGGTGTATGAAGGGCAGGGGGTTTAGCACTAAGTCACCGAGCGATAGTTGCCACACAAGTAGCGATTAGGTACAATAGGTACATGAGCAAGCGCAAGATACGAGCCACATGGTCTGACCAAGACCATCAGGCGTTCGCAGACGGGTTCAGGTTTCGTGCTGTGCGCTTCTTAGACCGACGCAAGCAAACTGCTAAGTACCTGTGTCGTGACCGTGTTTCACGCTTCCGTGACGAGTGACGAAGTTCACACGCTAATACCTTGACATTGGGTAGTGCGCCCTGTACCTTACATAGTGTCATACACACCTACAAGGAAGGGATAGCAAATGACACTATCAGCAGAGCAAACAGCCCGACTGTTTCTGAACGCCCGACAAGCGTTTATGGAAGCAGAGAAGGCAAAGAAAGAAGCCGAAACGGAACTCCGTAAGGCTCTGGCAAGCGTCGGAGTGAACGAAGTAGTCGTAGATGGTCAGTCAGTCCAAATCGTAGATGTTCTCACCGTCACCTACGACGCAGACAAGTTGGCACAGGTAGTCAAGCCCACCGTGTTCCGTAAGGTCACAAAGGCAGTCGTGGACAAGGACTTGATGAAGTCGGCTCTCGCAGTCGGTCTTATTGACCAACTCACGGCAGACGAAGTTTCTACCGTCAAGCCGAGTTCACAGGTGCGTGTGTACGCACTCTCACCCGACGCTAAGAAGTCACAGGTGGCAAACACCACCACTTCCAAGAAGTCGGCGTAATCCCCAAGCAGGTAGTGACGCACTCTGGCTTTATTGTCAGGGTGCGTCACAATGCTTGACAAGTAATAAATGAATAACTACTATCGCAGTACCTACCAACTAACACTTACAAGGAGTAAGCGAAATGACAAAGACAAAAGTAGTAAGTAATCTGCCGAAGTGCTGGCAGACAGTCCAAGACGCACTAGAAGCAGGAATAGACCGTGTAATCCTGTTCGGCACAGCAGGTGTCGGCAAGACCTACGCAGGTCTGAACTACGGCAAACTTGATGGTGGCGCACACCGTCTTATTTGTACCGACGAAATGACCAACGCAGATGTGACGGGTTGCTGGCAACCAACAGCGTCGGGTTCTTGGTCGTGGCTGGAAGGCGCAGGTATCAAAGCGTGGCAAGGCAACGGCAAAGTCGGTGGTCGTTTGGTCATTGACGAAATAGACAAGGCTGGTGGTGATGTGTTCGCAACACTTCTCGCCATTACCGACACGCCAGAGAGCGCACAATGGGAACACCCACAGACACACAAGGTAATCAAGCCATTAGAGGGCTTCTCCGTTGTGATGACTACCAATGTTGAGGACATGAACGAGTTGCCAATGGCACTCAAAGACCGTTTCCCCGTTGCTATTCGTATCAACGAGCCACACCCCGAAGCACTCTTGCGTATGAGCGAGGACTTGCGTGACTACGCTCGTCAGATGTGTGACGCTGGTGAGCGTCGTATCTCGTTGCGTTCTTTCTACGCATACGACAAGTTGCGAACTTCACTAGGCGCAAAGAAATCGGCAGAAATCGTGTTCGGCAACCGAGCAAAGTCGTTCCTTGACGCTATCCAAGTGGACACAGGCAAAAAGGTTGTCTGATGTCCAAGAACGAAACAAATAACGGCTATCAAGTAGTGGGGGTCACAACCCCCACTCAGGTAGTTCCAGACGCAGAGATGTTGCGTCGTAATGACACCAACGCTGGTAAGTGGACTATCCACTCGTCTAGCGCACAGGCAGGTGAGCCAAAGACGGCAGTAGCAGAGCGTCAGATGTTCGTTCCAACTTATGATGACGAACACTCACGCCATGTGCGAGCGCACGAAATGTTCCACGCCAAAGTTTCACCAACTACGAAACAATGGGAAAAAATCTGGACTAAGCGAGAGTGGGCAGGCGAGCGAACACTTACGGCTTGCGAGGAGTTGCGAGTAAATACGCTTATGCGTGACGCTGGCTTTGAGCCACACCTACACTTACAAGACGGTTCGGAAATGCGAAATGGTATCCAAATGGCTACGCATAACGACTTCCAAACAGCAGTCTTGGCGAGTATCTCGCTAGGCAACACGGCTGGATTAGAGCCGTTTCTGGCAGGTGTCGGACAGGTTCGCCCAGAGTGGGTAGATGTTCTTTCTAAAATCACGGAAAACGGCGTGAAGTTCTACAACTCTATTCGTGAACGCAACGACAAGGCAGACAAAGAGGAACAAGAGTGGCGAAAAATCCCAGACCTTTCTGCCACAGGGAGTAAAGCACCCGAACACGGTTTCGGCTACACAGAGCAACTCGCTAAGTGGGTAGAAACAATGGTCGGTGCTATCGGAACGCCACCACCAAAGCCAGAAAAGACCAAAGAGGGCGCAGAGAGCAAGGGCGAGAAGTCTGGCGAGGGCAAGAAGTCCGACGAGGGCAAAAATGATGACGGTGACGGAAGTGAACTGTCTAAGTTGCTAAAAGCCATTTCCAAGTCGGGCAAGTATCACCGAGAGGAACGACAGAGTTGGGGTCGTGGCACAGTACCTAATCGTGGCGCACCTGACAGTTGGGGAACGCTAAAAATCGGTACGCCACCATTGGTGCGTAATGTCATTGGTGCTATCGGCAAAAAGCGTATTGCGTCACCAACAGGTCGTAATCCACGCCGTATGTCTCGCCTACTGACAGACCCAGAGCGTCGTATCTTTGACCGTATCGTGAAAGGTGAAGGTGGAGTGGTACTCGTAGATACGAGTGGCTCTATGTCTTTGTCGGCAGACGAAGTGAAACAAATCGTGCTTCACGCACCGTCGGCTCTCGTAGCGCAATACTCTGGTGGTCGCTCATCACGCCCGAACCTGTATGTCATAGCGAACAAGGGCAAGATGTGTGAGAAACTTCCCAGCCCGAACGGTATGAACGAAGTGGACTTACCAGCGTTGCGTTGGGCAGTCAAGAGCAAGCAACGCCCAACTTCACCTGTCATCTGGGTTTCAGATGGTGGAGTGACGGGGAAGCGTGATACTTGGTGTACCGACTTGGTGATGGAAGTTATCAAGTTCTGTCAGAAAGAAAATGTCTTTGTCGTACCAACGCCAGCAGACGCAATAGAACTTCTGAAAAAAATCCAACGCCGTGAAAAGGTCACAAGTGTTATTCCCGAACTATTGGCGAATACATACAAAGAAGTGACCAACCGAACTCTCGTCTTGCGATAGAGCCGAGATAGGGCTAGTCGGGGAAAACACGCTTACTCCCCCGACTAGCCCGAAAAAACACGCAATAGGAAGCGATTACAGCCGAGTTAGCGAACGACTTGATACACAGATAGGGGCATAAATGAGCGACATACCAAAGGTGATACGAGTAGTTCGTATCTGGAAATACGACACAGACGAAGTGCGTAATGAAATCAGCGAGATGAACGGCGAGCCAGCCACAGACGCAGAAGTGCTTGACCTGATAACGGAGTGGACTTACGAGGACTTCTACAAGCCTGTTGGCGAAGGCGAACTAATGTGGCTTGATGATGAGACAGGAGAACAAGTCAATGTCTGAACAAACTCTCACGCCAGAGGAACGCAAAGAACTGAAAGAACAGTTGGAACACGCACTCAAAGCAGACCCCGACAGCCTGTTGCGAGCAGTAGCAGAAGCAGTTGTCAAGATGAACCCACCGATAGACGAGTGAAGCACATCTTCTCTATCTCGTTCTTAGTACCTGACTGTACGAACGCCAACCCACACGAAGCGTGGGAACAAGAGAAGGATAAGATTATGTTTGCCCTACGGAAACGACTTCACGAACTCACCGACGACGACGGAGAATACATAGCGAGCATTGACCACCTCGTTTCTTACGAGGACTAACTCTTTGACGGTGGCGTATGACTTTACTTGTTAGAGAATAACTGCTTGTCGTAAGAGCGAAACACTACATAGATGTACGCTACAACGACGCACCAACGGTATGACAGGATTTCAGTAATCACATCTGCTTGTCTAAGAACCAAAAGCAAACACCACAGCATTAGCCCATAGATAGCCCCTGCTAACGCCAGCCCACCAAGAGTTGTAAGCAGAATACTGCTTACCGTCTTGTGATTTGGGTCTGGGTATGGTCTGACTTTGGGGAACTGATTAGGCATTTGTCAGAACACTTGTACGACGAAGTATCTGATGAACTCTCTGCCGTGACAAACCGTATTCATCAGCAATACTTTGTAGCGAGCGACCTGTGTTTCTAGCGTCAAGCATGGCTTCATCTCTCTGAGCGTCGCCTGTTGGCCCCGGCTTGCACGGCCCCCAAGACCAACGCGGGAACTGCTCGAGTTGAGCCTGTCTGTCCTGCGCTAACTTTCCACCCCTGTACTTCATGCGAAGATAACTCACCCATGAGCCAAGTGACACAACAACCCCATCAACTTCCACTTTCGCAGATGCTGGAACGAGCGCATGACCATTATTGGACACGAATAGTTCCAAAGCCTTTATGTTTCTTGACCATTTCTCTGTTGTTCTCATAGTCAAGAGGCTAATACAAAGTTGCCTTACGTGGCGGACGTCGCCGCAGCCGGCCGCAGCTCGAGCCGGTTCTCCGGTGAAACCGCGTGTTTACGGGGCTCGCATCCGGCATCCGGTTTATCGACGGTGGCGGATGACCAGGCGCTCGAGGAAAAATCCTTCGAGTTGCAAATTGCGATTATCACCTGTACTGTGCACAGCCGAAAGGAGAAACCATGAAGACATACACAAAGCAAGATGTTGAGAAAGTCAACCCCAAAAGCCTTATTGGCAAAACTGGGCTCATGACTCTGGACGACCTTACTGTCGGTGTGAATATCACTGATGCTCGGGTTCGTTTCGGGCACATTGACCTTCTTGTTGAGCCGATTAATGGCTCAGGAGAGAAGTGGGTGGAAAAGCACCGCGTGACAACAGTCACTAAATAAATACTTGACACGTAATAGTGGTGGTGTGTAGGGTGCACCCCACAGTAACTATCTAACTAAGGAGAATCATGCGAGAACTATACCTACGTCTTGAAGTCCCCGATGAGGTTGACCCAGAGGAAGTTGTTGAGACCATGTCTCTTGATTACTACTACGGGAATCGTGAAGTAATGGAAGAACGCTTTCCCGACCAAGACATCATGAGCAAAATCATTATTCACATAGTTAAAGGGGAAGTCAATGTCGTCGCTCAGTGAAGTTAAAGAAAGTCTAGAACACGCCGTTCATGTTTTGAACGGGATTTTAGATGATGTTAAAACTGGTGTCTACACCAAAGAGCAAGCAGCGCTTGATTATGAAACGCTGATTATGACCGAGGGTCTTGATTTCATTTCTGCCATCTTGGGTTATTCGGAATCGGAGGAAGTATGAAACTCAACACGCCAATCAACAGTACACCGCGTACGGTTAAATTAATTTCGCTTCCTGGGACAAAAATGCCATGGGGAATCAGTATTTTGTTTACCGATGGTGAATCTTCCGAATCAATTGATTGGTTCTTTGATTCAGAAGAAGAGATGCACGCAGCACAAGAGATGTGGGAAACACTGATTTATGCTGCAGGTGAATTCAATTCAGCAATTGATGATGAACAAGAGGACGAAGATGATTCTGAATAACGAAACCCGTGAAAAGGTTTGTCGTGCGTTCATGATTCTTTATGCCCGTGCATATTTCTTTAAACAGGGATATCGAAACGGCGGTCTGCCGTGTTGGCATTGCCGATTCATTATGGCGGACAAACTAGAAGCCTTGGGTCCGTTTTATCCCGTATGGATTAACTGTACAAACCCCGAGTATGGAGGCGTAAAGAATGCTGGCTGTAACTGGGGGGAAGTATGACTTGCTATGACAAAGAAGAGTGCGTTGACTGCGGCGTCAACTGCATGGAAATTGATGAGTACTACATGGTTACCCATGCGTGTTGGAAACGAGCGGGAATGGACCGCTACGGGGGGATGCTCTGTATCGGCTGCCTAGAGAAGCGCCTTGGTAAACAACTGCAGCCGCGCAATTTTATAGACTGCCCGCTGAACTGGCGCAACGTATGCATCCCCGAATACGCGTCCATGCGACTGGCGTCACGACTACTCGGCGGCCCGAATTCGAAGTGGCGTAAAGGCGCGCTCGAGGTTCTCGAGTCGATGGTCCGCGGCGAAAACGAATTGTTCGAATCCAAGACTTTAATTTCACTTGGTTAACCGAACGGTGGTGGATGACTTGACAAACAATTAATTTAAATGTAAGGTATTAAAACTAATAGCCATCAAAGAGGAGGCTTAAGCAATGTCCATTGGACCAACCACCACCACGGGGGAGTCAGAAATCCGAGCCCGTGTCGAACTCACTGAGACACATTTAATTACGCGTTATTACTCCGTCTGCGAAGGAGACTTGCCAGAGAACTGGAGCAAACTCTCCCCGGATGAGCAGGCAATATTTCTCAAAATCAACTCTCGCCATATTCGAGATAATGTCGATGAAATTCAAGAACGCACGGACGGCGTCTATTTGACTTGGGACAAGAGTCATCCCCAGTGGACGGTTACCTTTACGTACACAAACACTGAAGTTGTCTCGGCACCCAATCGAGAGGCTGCAATTGAAGTTGCACGAGATGCAATCGCCCAAACATATGGCAAAGACAATCGAGACGGCGCTGCGCGCGTGCTGGGTAACGCGGACGTTGATGTCGAGACTGGGAACTACGGAATATGAAAACGTTAACTCTTCCGCGGGAATTCGCGACCGGTGTCTACGTGGCATCGCCAGACACTGGGAAAGAACGCGTGTACATGTTTGAACGAATCATCGATGAGGAGTACGAAAAGGTAAACGCCTGGTTGGCTGCGCATCCTGCAGCAGGTCCTGAGGAGATACTCATCATGCTTCATGACATCGCACTCGAGTGGGCGGCTGAAGACCTTGGCTTCGACGAGCTCGACGTGCTGTCCCCTCGAGCGGCCGCTAAATTGGAAATCGCATATGCAAAATAAAAGTATCGCTAGCCGAACGGTGGTGGATGAACCTCATGATTGACAAAGAAAAAGTAAACGCGTCGATGGAGTCTGTGTACATATACGACAAGTTGACCGGTGCCGGCTTTCCACTCACTGAAGACATCATGTGCGTTGATATCTCTGATTTATCTCCGGATGAACGCCTGGCTATCTCGGCGAATCAAATGGACGACGTCATAGCAAAACATGGCACTACGCTGATTAGTCAACTAGTATTAGCTACTGAGGTCCTTGGCTTCGTTTTAAATGAGCTGTTTGCCAATCAGCCGCAACACGTGCAAGACCAAGTCATGTCCAGCGTTAAAAGCGCGCTACTAAAAATCACACGTCCAGGAGGGGACAATGCATCTTTATGAATCTATGAACCTTCGCGAAACACTGCAGGTGGTGCGCGCTACCAGGGTATACCCGGTCAGCCGGCTGCGAATCGGTTCTCCATGTAAATTTATTCGAAAGCTGGACCTGCTGGTCCACATCGTGGTGCCCGAGCTCATCGAGAACATCATGCCGCGCTGCGCGCGTTACCTACGTAGAACATCGCCTCGCTGGGGCCGAAGCTGGAGGGGATGGTAATGATTAACTACATCGTATTCTGCGTAGTATTAGCTTGCGTGCTAGCGAACTAATAAACAATGGTGTACTATAAAAAATCATGAAAGAAAGCAAGACCAAATATTGGCGCTGCCCAATGTGCAGCCTTGAAGTGACGACACACGTTGGAATAATCGGCTCGCCGGAATGCGGCAGCAAGAGTCACTCGACTAAGCGCGTCGCAATGGAGCAAGTTAAAAAATTAATCTCCGCTTAGGAGTATCGCATACCAATTGACGGTGGCGGATGATTTGTGGTAGAAATACCAGATGCTTACACTTACATCATGGAATGACGCCGCTGCACAAAAAACTAAAAGTATCTTCGGGGCTGTTGAAGACAACCTTGTCGTCGTAGCTGGTATTCGCCAGTCCTTCGAACGACTTTCTACGTCATATTTTCGAGACACCGCGTTTGATTCGACTGAAACTAAAACAAATGTTCATGCACTCTGGCGAGAGGTTGGTGCAAAAGCAATTAAATGGGGCAAAAGCAACAACATCGACATCACACCGGATGCTCTGGTTTCCACGTTGATTCGCAAGCAGCGGGACTATGGACACCACAACATTGCTAAATACGGCCGCCAGGGCCTCATCATTCGAGTCCACGACAAACTCGCCAGGTTAGAGAACTTGACGAAGAGTGGCACAATTGTCTCAGCCCAAAATGAACCAATTTCTGACACAGTTCTTGATATTGCCGGCTACTCAGCAATCGGCATGATGTGGGAACACGACTTGTTCTTATTGCCTCTCGTGTAAAAAGTGTGGTGGGGGGAGTCATTAGACCACCTACCAATCCTCTAACTGCAACCCCCACCACGTGCTGTGAGGGAAGAGAAGGGGAAAACCCCTCGCAGCACTGTTAAGAGTAGCTCTTCCGGTTTTCGCTGCGGCGGAACCCCAACGGGGCTCTCATTTGCCCTAAATCTTCGACGGTGGCGGAAGAGCCGGCGGCAGGATTACAAGAGCTGTCATCAATCGACGCCCAATACACCTTAAACGTGCAGCAAAGTCAACTCGTCGTATCGGGCTGAACGATTCTCATTTTCCGATAAAGCAGTAAGTACTACAACAAGTTTCCCTTCGAGAATGCGGCAGCTAACGCTGCGCATTTCGAGGGGTGAATCATATTTTTGGAAGAACGATTGTTTTACCGACACACCCACAGACAAGCTGTATCGTCTTCCCAGTTACTGGTTGTACTCGTATCTCAACCAGGTGTCATCCCCGTGGATAACTACTAACCCAAATAGAAATATAGCGAAAAAAATTCAACCGTGTCAAGGACCACTTTTGGTGACTGTTGTCACATATTGACAATTGTGTCTAGAGTCTGTATCCTGGCCGGCATGCCTACTGCTAAACGCCGCAAAATACCCCAGCAGGTCCTCGAGCAGGCCGCCACAGTCCATACAGACGTCGTTACGGCCCTCTGGGAGCTCTGGAGGGGTGTACACACTGCTAAGAACGGCAGAGGCAACAAGCTGAACCCAAAACGCGTAGAAGACATCTCCGTCGCTGTAATTGCCTATGGATTCGAAGCGTGCGTGCGCGCAATCATAGGAAGTTACTTCTCCCCCTGGCACATGGGCGACAATCCTGCACAAAAGCGCTACACGTCCATTCATCTAGTTCTTCGATACGGCGAACAGTGGCGAGTAGCTAAGTTCGGAAAGCTCTATCAAGAAAACCTACAAGACGCGCAAGAGCTACGCCGGCAACATGGGACACTGGTAAACGAGGTAGTAGAACGACCTAGTATTAGTCCGACGGTGGTAGAAGAAGTAGTGGAGGCAAAGTAGTGGACGAAAAAGAACTAGAGAAAATTGTTGTACAAATCCACATACACTGGAACTCCGCCCTTACGAATGTAGCCAATAAAAGGAAAGAGATACTTGAGGTGTGGAGTAGTGCATTACATGATTTACCTCATGATGCGATTGCCCGCGCAGTGCGTGAACTTTCATTAACAGAAACATTCATTCCCCGCCCAGCACAAGTACGCAAAAAAGCAATCCAGATTTCCGGTAAATTAGTTCCACCACCTGAGCCGGCAGCAGCCTGGGTGGAAGTACAAAAGCTCGCCAGAAGCGTCACCAGCGGAGCTGTGGACTTAAAATCAATCGACCCGTGTGTGCTTGCAGCTATTCACAAGATGGGTGGAATAGCAGACATCGCCCACAACACAAACGGCGACAGGACGCAATTCTTTGACGTGTATAAGACTGTTGTAACAGAATGGGAGTCCCAGGCATACGCCTTTGTGGACTAAGATTCGCCTATGCGCAAACGCATGGGGAGACCAACAAAAACAGCTACTGGTAAATTCTCTACTATTACCATTCGCATTCCGGCAGATAAGAAAAACTTCATAACCGATTTGGCTGATGGCTACGACATGACCATCACTGAATATCTGCTCACACTTGTGGAACGCGATGCCTCTCGAACCCCAACGCGCTAACGACCCAGACGGCAAGTACAACTTAAACGTCGTCATACCTGGTTGGCTCAAAAACCAAATCGTCGACCACTGCAAAAAGCTTGGCGTCAGTATTCAAGACTGGGTGGGCACGCGCATAATGCTCGACATACGTGAAGAGCGAGGATTGCCGGCCGCACCAGAAGCTGTAAAGGGAATACCAGACGTGGTAGACGTAGTACGTGAATGGGTTACTGGCGAACGATTAATACAACCCTGCGGAAAAACTGACTGTAATCCGGAGTGGCAGCAACTACAAAAGATGAAATTCTGCAAGAAATGCGGCGTGCGCGGACTTTAGCGGTGTTTTAATCGCCCCACATTTGCGAGAGTGTCGGTCTAGTCGGTCCAACGCCTCTCCTCTTCTGTTCTGTTTGCAGCTGTCTGGAGGTCATCCCTGCCCAGATGCCGTGCATGTCTGCTACTGGGAACTCCAGTGCGTAGTTAAGACACTGAGTCGATACCGGACATGCTGCGCATAGTGCTCTGGCCTCTGGAATGTAACTAATGTCCTTATGGGACTTAGGAAACATCATGTGTGTCAAGCCCTTACACTCAGCGAAGTACATCCAGCCTTTATCTTGGATATCACTTGCTGTTGGTGCGTTTGTTATTTCTTGTTCGTCCGGCATTTTGACTAACTTTCTTTATCGGTATCGGTTGTTTGTCTTTCGTGCCGGAACTATCTTGTACATAGGTGTGGTATGGGGCACCTGTGTGAACATCGTATTTTGCTGCTGTTGATATGGCTTTTGTGGCTGCACCTCTTGCTGCTGGTATGTCAAGTGACTTTTTCTTATTGAGTAGGACGTGAAGCGCGCCTAGTGCGTAGTCTCCACCTGAGCCAATTGCGTAATACCCATTTGAGTCAGAGCACCATGCATAGTCTCCGTCAAGCACATATACAACACCATGTATCACTACCAGAACGGTTGAATCATGTTGTGCGATATGAGAAGCTTCTCGTTCTGGAGTGGCGTATCCCTGCTTTTCGAACGTCTCCCTCAGTACTGGTATGAACTTATTGGTAATAAAGGCGTCAAGCTTTTTGCCCTTCAAGTTACTTGGAGGTGTAGGTGGAGTGAATGCGTGATGCAAGATATTGATTGCTCTCACATCTCCAGCTGCCCCCAGAAGATAAGGTCCATTCTGAGAGACCTTGGATAGATTGCCACCCAAGTGGGAGATAGCTGATGTTGCTCCGTTCTCCATCATGGAAACGATTCTTGAGTCAGCTGTTACTACAGCAAAGCCATCTCCCTGTATTGCCACTATGGTTGTCATCTCTAGGTGTTCCTCTATTCTTGGGTAATGCGTATTCGGTATTCAGGAACCGCGATGAAATAATTGCGGCCGGAGGGACCTACTTGGCTTTGTACTCTATTCCACGAAGCATTCCCCATCCGCTATAGATGTGCATGGCTTCGTAGGAGAACTTGTGGTCGCCCTTGTCTTCATAGGAGACAACACCTAGGCCCTGTTGCCAGTCTTCGACAACTGTTAACGGGCGTCCGTCGAGGTCTATTCCACCTTTTGTGGACGGCACAGCGCCATTGACTTTAGCGAGACAGCCAGGAGATGCCGCCATAATGGTTTTGGCCCCCTCGAAGTCTCTTCTAGTCTTGAACGCAGTTTCTATGCGGTGGATGTGTCCATAGAGGACCGAAGTCTTCTCGGAGTTGAGATACATGTGGGCAGTTGAGCCGTTAGATTTAACTCTGGTGCCGTGAATGACACGAAGCTTTTCGTTAATCCAGAACTCGCCAGCTGGGTATCCTGGTCGGTATTCAATCTTGAAGTCGTCAAAACGACAGAGGCTTGGAACAGACATTACTGGCCACGACTTAGGGCTATCCCCCTTGCGTAGTCCGAACGTGGCCTTGGCATTGTCTAGGATGAAGTTGGGCAAACGCTCTTCGTGGTTACCGGCAAGCCATACGATTTTGGCATGTGGAGCAGCAGCTCGAAGTTGCGCTGCCAGGACAGTAGCCCTGTCTATCGACGCTTGGGTGGTAAGCGCAAAAGCAGGACTGGTTCGGTACTTGCCCAGTTCGGGGAAGTCGATGTTGTCCCCTACACAAACCACAAGTTCTGGCTTGATATCAGCAATCACCTGGAGGGCGACCGAGATAGCGAGTTCGTCATGGGTGGATTCAAGGGTTCCATCTTCTTTTCGGTAGTATCCGATTTGAGCGTCTGGAACGATGACCGCCTGCTTGTAGGGTTTTGTGACCTTTTTCACAGCCGGCATTTTGGGCAGGCTGATTGCTGGACCTGGTTGAACTACCGGCCAAGAAGGACCCTCTTCAAACGCAGGGCTGAACTGGAAGTGCCAAAGGTCATGGACCTCTGCCTCCCCCTCAAGGTTTTTAATCAACGTCTGAGAGGTTGAGACCTTCTTGATTTCCCCGATATCATCAGGGTCTATACCCTTCTTGCGAAGAGTCTCAGCCAGGGCGCTCAAGAACTGCTGCCGCTGTTTGTCAAGTTCTGGCTTGTGGGCGATTTTGGTCAGTTTGGAAGCTAGTTCTTTACTCATTTTGTCCCCTTGATTGGAAAGCATTTGCACTGGTCTCTTGTTTCTTCACGGAAGCAATGACGATGCCCGCGAATGGCTTCACGAGAAATCAAGATTCCTTCAGTTTTTAGGGCATCAGAGATTGTCTTGTCCCCAACCTCACTGCTCATTACCTGTCCAAATGCTTCTTGGGTGTCGTCATCCATGGTCTGGACAACCTCCCCAACTCGACATGGCATTCGAGACATAAGGTCCAAAAGTGTGTTCTTAAGCATTATTTACTCCCCCTTTGTAGATTGAGCGACACTGTGCGACACTGGATTATTAGGGCGGCGCAATGTGCAAACGTGCATGGTGTATATTAAACCACAGCATTGTAGTTTTAGCAAGGACCATGACTGGGGATTGATTCGAATGAAGGAAAACATAGGAGCTAATAAGCAGTTGTTTACTCCGATAGAACTGCTTATAAAAGAGAGCTCTCACTTGGGGCCAGAAGAGCTGGCAAAAAGGATAGTCAATGCTGTATCCAGCACTCAGGGAATTAGCTATAGCGTCACAGAGGAAATAAGCCTGCTGACTGCGCCGGCTCGCGTACTTATCACGGTTGTTCAGCAGCCGCGAATTACCGTGAGAGCGCTGGCGATTTACTTGGGGGTTTCAGAGGCGGCAGTCTTGAAATCATTAAAAATGCTCCTAGACAACAACCTCATAGCAAAGACAAAAGTCAACGGAAAAAATAATTACTCAATTGTTAAAGAATCGTTCGAAAAACACAGTGATATCACTCATCTTTTGGCTGCTGCCGGCACCATCGAAAAGATGGGACAATCAGTAGAGGATGACGACATCTTCCAATGACCCCTATGACATTTTGGAAAGACTTATGAATTACCGTCCAAATAACTACCCAGAAGCAGAAACCAACCGAAGAGCAGCCGCGGAAATACAGAACTTGAGAAAACGCCTTGAAGAATCAGAACGGAGAAATTCAGAACTCTCTAGTAGGGTGGAAGAATTACTTAAGGAGAAAATTAATGGTTGGCGTCGATAACCCAGAAGAGAAGGATAATCTTGATGCGGCCGTAGATGCCGTAGCCAGCACAATGTCCTTTAGTCGAAAGAAACATGGCGCCGGAAATCCTGGTGAACCAACGCAAAAGCAGGTGTTGATTCGCGCTACAGAAAAAGACCATGAACGCTGGAAGCAAACCGCGGAAATAAAAGGTCTATCATTGGCTGAAATGGTAAGGGAACTATGCAACAAGGCCGCTAGCGAAGCGCTTGACTGTCAGCACCCGGCGGAAATGCGCAAAACGTACCCTTGGGCCGACATTTGCACCAAGTGCAACACAAGGTTAAGGGGTTAATCTATAATGGAAACCATGAATCAGGATATTTACTATAAGTCTTTCAATGACTTTCTCGCAGATGCGAGCATAGTTTACGAAAAGTTGAAGGGCGATGGATTCGGCTACCGCTACGGGCAAGTGTATTTCAATCTCTTGTGGGAACACCGACCTGATATTTCAGAGAAAATACGCGGAACATCGCTGGACCCATTCCATAAGGACGCTGTGCTTTCTGCTACTCATCAATTTGTCGAAACATCGTGGTAAGACAGAATGTCTGTCAGGGTTATTTCCGGTTTGGGCATAGGCGACATTCCTCGTACGCCTGCAACCCCTTTCACTGATAAACCAACCCCTGTTGCGGATGGAATACTCCTAGAGGAAGCCATCAAGCTGGGTCAGCCATTTGGGTACATACAGGAACAAGGTGGGCGACTTATTCAAAATGTAGTCCCAGTGCACAAACTTGAACTTGACCAAATTTCATCTTCTTCGAAAGTGGAGTTGGAGATGCATACGGAAACTGCATTCCATCCCTACATGCCTAAATACGTATTGTTGCTTTGCCTGAGAGGTGATATCACGGCAGAGACCACTTATGCGGTTTTGGACGACATACTTGATGGCTTAGATGAATCGGTGCTATCAGTATTGAAAACTGATAGCTTTTATACAAGCATCGACCAGAGCTTCCGCACCAACACTGAACCGAATATATTTATTCGTAAACAGATTTTAAGTGATGATGAACAGAAACTTGTTTATGACTCCACACTGATGAAACCAATAGGAGCGGAAGCAGAACACGCTCTAATTGAAACAAGCAAAGCGATACAGAGAGCGAAGCGCAGCGTCGTGCTGTCAACGGGTGACTTACTAGTAATAGATAACCATCGCACCGTGCACGGACGAAAACCATTTCAGCCAAGGTATGACGGAATGGACAGATGGGTAAAGAGATGTCTGGTTCACGATAGCTTCCCTCCGGACGGCGAATACAGTGGGCGTGTCATCACGACAACACTCGAACAGTTTGGTATGCCTGAATTAGAGTTGAGCCATGCGTCGGTAGCTCAATCGGATAGAGCAACAGACTTCTAATCTGTAGGTTGCAGGTTCGATTCCTGCCCGACGCGCCAAACGCAACCAAGGAGAAAAAATGAGTGAATTCGGTTTTGTCCGGCTCGATGGCTGCATGGCAGACGACCTTTCGGTGGTTAACTCTGCTCGAGTTTCTTTTGCTCAGTCATCAGAAGAACTAGATGATAAAGCAAAGGGACTTATCAATTTCTTAATGAGGGAAAGACACGGAACCCCATTTGAACATAACTCGTTTAGATTTCATGTCAAGTGTCCGCTGTTTGTTGCCCGAGAATGGTTCCGCCACCGCATCGGTTCATTTAATGAGTTTTCTGCGAGGTACAGCTTTGTTGAAGACGATTTCTTTGCGCCAGAGAAAAAGCATGTGCGCACTCAAGCCGGCAAACCGGGAGCGTATAAATTCGAGCCCGTCGAAGAGGAATTAGCCGAACACACGATTCTGCACATTGAAGAAGTAAACGCGTACTGCTACGAGGCATATCAACAACTAGTCGAAAAGGGTGTAGCAAAGGAGCTGGCAAGAGTTGTTCTGCCAGTAAGCATGTATACGCAGTTCTACTGGACAGTCAATGCCCGGGCCCTAATGAACTTCCTTTCGCTCAGAAATCACGACGCTGCTCAGATTGACATTCGTCTCTACGCAAAAGAAGTTGAAGAAATTTTCAAAAGACAAATGCCCGCTACATACGATGCATGGATTGATAACGCCCGTGTGACTCCATAAAGAACATTGGGGAGTAGCTCAGTTGGCAGAGCAGCGGACTGTTAATCCGCTTGTCGTAGGTTCGAGCCCTACCTCCCCAGCCAAGGTGTAAAATAGGCAAATGCCGGAACTAAACGCAAACACTCCGCAAATAGAATGCTATGTCCGCGGCAATTATCTCAGAAATCAAAAAGACTCCCATGAGCAGTATTTCCCATGCGTGATATTTGGGGTTACATCAATTCAGGGACGCTCTCCACTGTTTCATTTCTTGATGGAAGATGGTGGTGTCTGGTGGAGAATGCCGATATCGGCCTTTTGTTCGGAGCCTAATGTTCCAGAGGTGGATATACACGATTTGGTTTTATGGAATTCATTTAGCGCACACATAACCGTCACCGAATTTCAGGCAATGCGAAACATGCGAATGACGTACGTGGCCAGAAGTGGTGAATTTGTAAATGGAAGATATCTATTTACACTCGATTGGCATGCACCAGACGACAATGTAATCAATCTTGGTTTTAGCGTTAACCCAGGTCAACACAAATGCGGACATGTAATGCTGAGAGATGATGGGAACTTTGCCATTCAGCCAAACAACAGGGTTAGATTGTTTGACCCATCATTTACCACTAAAGACGGTAATCTTATAAAGCGATTAGTAAATACAAGATTGTGGGATGTTGAAGATGCCAAAAAATGGCGGACAGCTGATAATGATGAGTATTACTACGATATTGAAGTAACCGAGGAATAATGAAAGTCTGGATTAACCATATGAATCACGACCACTCATCCACATCTAATTTTTTAATGATTAGCGAAATGAACTTAATGTGGGCATTGATGGTGTTAATGGCTGCCCATCATTTTTGGATGTGGAAAAAATCAAAAGGTTGTCACTGTCATAAAAACTGTAAATCAAAGAACGCAAGTTAATGAGAGCTTGGATTGACCAAGACCTATGTTGAGCGTTCCTGACCACATTGTGAAGCCGCCGTACGCAGAGACTGGCAAGGTCACGCGCTGGCAAGAATCTGCAGTGAAGTCACCTGAAATTATTGAACGCATGCGCATTGCATGTTCTGCTGCTGCAGAAGTACTGCGCCTTGCAGGAGAATTTGTTCGTCCAGGAATTACGACGGATGACATTGATGTTTATGTGCACAACTTGTGCATCGAGCGCGGTGCATACCCGAGCCCATTGAATTATTTAGGCTATCCAAAGAGTGCGTGCACTTCAGTGAACGAAGTGATTTGTCATGGAATTCCCGATTCACGCGTACTGCAAGAAGGCGACATCATTAACCTTGATGTCACGTGCTACATGAATGGCGTTCATGGCGACACCAATGCAACATTTGCAGTAGGCGAGATTGACGACGAGAGCCGCAACCTAATTTCTGTAACCGAAGAGTGCACATGGCGCGGCATTGAAGCCGTTGTTCCTGGTCGCCCACTAAGTGACATTGGAAAAGCCATTGAAACCCGAGCAAAACAAGACCAAATGAGCGTTATTCGCGCCTTTGTTGGTCACGGAATTGGCGAGCAGTTTCACACCGACATTCAGGTGTTGCACTACTACGACAAGAGCAACAACACCATCATGCGCCCTGGCATGACATTCACGATTGAGCCGATGATTTCACTTGGCACATGGCAGCACCGCATGTGGAACGACGGCTGGACAGCAGTCACCGCAGACGGCAAGCGCACCGCGCAATTTGAACACACCGTGTTGGTCACTGAAACTGGTGTTGATGTATTGACAGGTGGACCACTCACCAAAGGGAAAAAATGAGAGTTTGGATTGACCAAGACCTATGTACTGGAGATGGACTATGCGCGGAGATAGCCCCAGATGTTTTTCATATGATGCCGGACGGTCTTGCGTATGTAAAAGAAGGGGACAAGATTTATGCGGCCGCTGTGGGGAACCCAGAAGGCGCGGCTGGATTAGCATCCTTCTTAGACGACAGGCTTGAAGACGTTATTGAGTCGGCTGAGGAATGCCCTGGCGAGTGCATTTTTATAGAAGTTGACTAAGGCGATTATTCATTAATGGGCGTGATGAGAGTCAATCCCACCACGCCCACTTTTCCTTACTTGAGTGCTACTTTCCTGCGATAATCCAGTTGCACTGTTGTCCAGTGGCCGCACAGGAGGTATAGCGGATTACCTGCTGTGCAGTTATTGCGTTATTCCCTGCATTTCGCAGAGCATCTACGGTCTTTTTAAGACCTGTCAATTCTCCTAAAATGAATGTTTGGTTTGCGCGGACAGTGTCATCAAGGTTTTTAATAGATTCTTTGAAAGCCAAAATATCCTCTTGCATTAAACCCAAAGCCAAGCCTTGTGCGTCAATTTTTACGTCTACAGCGGCAATTTGTTCAGACAGAACCTTGTCATTTTCATTCAAGGTGTCTTGACCGCTTTTGAGTCCATCAAGTTTTTCTTGTGAATCTTTGTTGTACTGGTCAATGATTGCTGATTGTTTTTCAAGGCGCATCATAAGTGCATCTTTTGAGTCGTTAATGCTTTTCATCGTGAAGATGGTTCCGATGAACCCACAAACAACTACGGCGATAGCCGCAATATATGTAGGTTTGATGTTCATGTTCATTTTCATTTTCATTCTCCTTAAACTGCGATGCAGTTTTTGTTGTAGGTGTTTGTATTTTTATTCAACCAGCATTTGTATTTAACCTTACTGGTAGATTTTGTAGAATAGTAAATCCAATTTTTTACCCCACCGTTATGAGAGCATGCTCCTGAACTCGTGGCCGTGGAAATCTTACCGCTAAAACACAATGCCCCTGTTTTTATTTTTGCGGTGGATGTTTTATTCATCCACACATATTTCCATGGCACAACATAGGGCACTTTTGCAGGTATTGCGGCAGAAACTCCTGGATTTATAGTCTTTGGCAAAGTTATTACTGGAGATTGAATAACTGGAGAAGTTGTTACCGGAGGTTGAACTTTTGGCAAAATTGCCACTTGGGTTGGGGCAACTTGGGTTTTTTGTTGAACAACTGGAACAGAAGTTGTAGTTGTAGTTTGAACTGTATTCAGAGAAGAACAACCACCAGCAGGTACTGGATAAACCGCACTAGGAGGATAGGTGTAATACAAACTATCAAGGGTTGCTTGGTGCCACGTGTGGGCATTATAGGGTTGGCAATAATTACGCCATCGTGGGAGTGTGGTGGTAGTGGCGGGAGCAACAGTCGTCACAGTGGCCACAGGAACGGTGGTAGTTGTTGTTACAGCTGATGGGTAAGAATATAGCTGATTGCAACCACCAGTCGGAGCAGGCGACATATACAAAGGTCCGGAATTAATTTTTTGCTCATGCGTCATAGATTGCCATACAGCTAAAGACATTGATTTGTAAGCTGGATTATTGGGTACAGAACTAGGAGAATAAAACCAAGTGACAGTGTCATGAATTTGTTGTCCAGAAGTACTTTTTATACAAACAGTTGGTGCAATAGTAGTCGTAGTAGTTGGAGCAATGGTAGTTGTTGTAGTTGGTGCGACATAAGAAGAAATAACTACAGAACTGTTTGAACTTATATCAAACTTGGTCACCCCATCGCTTGAAGACAAGGTCATTCTGGGTGTCCAAACACCAGCAGGGGAACTTTGATTTAATAAAAAACTAAATGTGTAGGTGTATGAGTTTCGGACCGGTGTTGCTGTTGCCGCAATACAAGAACCACCATTGCATAAATAACCTAAAGCATTTGCAGTGTTATGAATATATGGAGATTGGCATGACGCCGAAACTGTCCACGTAACTCCCGTCGAACCTGCAGAAAGAACAGCAGAGCTAGGCGAAATGGATTCTGAAGTGATTGCGCAAGATGTGGCATTAGCAGGCGAGGCAAACGCAAACATTGAAACAAAAACAAATACGGTAAACGCCAATAGTTTTTTCACTTTTTATCTTTCTCTAGTAGGTATTTATTAGTAGACTCCTACTATACAGCGACCTTAATTAAAACACAACTTATTTTTTAAGCCTTTGTTTATAAGGCATTCAGTCAGCAGAAGACCGCCTTGGTGACGACGTTATAGAGGCAGCCGAAGAGTGCACTGGTGAATGTATTTTTATAGGGGCTGACTAGTCACTTTATTGTTATTTTTTCTTAGCCGTGCTATAATTTGGCTCTGCCTTTAGTAGTTCGATTTCGTCTTCTAATTCAGCCATCCGAGAATCCAAAATCTCCATTTTGCGGTTGCAGACTGCTATCTTTTCAACTATTTGAGACAATGACAAATTTTCTTTCATTAACCAAATACTACACGCACCAGCCGGCAATGTGTATCGTAAATTACACATCGTGCAACGATTCGCCCTTGTAGCTCAGTGGCAGAGCAACCGCCTTGTAAGCGGTAGGTCGTGGGTTCAACTCCCACCGAGGGCTCCATATCTAATTAAACAAAAACCCACCTATTAACAGGACAATCCCAATCAGCGGACCCAAGCCAATCCAGACAAGCAATGAAAGCACACTTGGGATGTGAGGTTTCCGGGTGTTTGAAGAAAAGGACACTACATGCCCCAATTAGAAAGCCCGCCTTTTGAATTCTCCATCAGCCATCGAGCAAACTTTAAATTGCAATCAAGTGTTTTGAGCCCTTGCATGCGATTTTCAATAGCCCACTCACCACACACTTCTGCTACTCGCGAACGCCATGAAGAATTAACCTGAAGGAGACCGGTATCGTACGACTTATCACTATTTAGGTGATACGTCATATTTCCATTGGAATCCCACTCCGCGTTCTGCGCCTTGACACGACAGCGGCTCTCTCTCCATGCAATGTAGGACCATGTCTCAATTGGGAATAACCCATAGTCCGCAAATGCAGCTTCCCATTTCGGACAGCGCTTTTCTGGGTCCTGCGGAACCTCGTTGCGCTTACCTGTGTGGTCGTTTTTGACTGGAGGATATTTGGGTGATTGCTTGACGGCATCTTGATTGGCTGCCAATAGAGTTTCGACACCACCCTCTTTTGCTGCCCAGCCCTCATATACGATGGCTGGACTGTTACCTAGCGGAATTTCGTTCACAGTCGCCGGACTGGGGATTGCTACTCCAATCATAAAAATCAATATGGATATGGCATAGCCCTGTAATGTGTTCAAGTGTTTTCCTTTGGTCGTTGGATAAGACGCGACGGAGGTGGCCCGTCGATTGGTTAGTTAGTTGCTAACTCCATATATAAATTATACCCCCTTACGTAATGTAATTGTCATTTTTGGGGTGTTTTGGGTCGTTTGTTTACTTGTGAAACCCGCATGGCTATTGGGTTTCGGTGATGAATAAAAAAATATGCCCACAAATGCAAAAACCCACCCCTTTCGGGGTGGGTAATGCAGGATTGGAACCTACTAGAACGGTTCTTCTTCCAACTGCTCTTGGGTTGTATTGCGAACTGGCAGCTTTGGCTTTACTGCAGCTGGGCGTGTTGCTGTCTTGGTTGCCGTTGACGCAACAGAAGTTTCCCCCTGGCTGCCGCCTTTTCGTCGTTCAAACGAATCGACAGAAATGAGCCCTAGTCCAATTTGGTTTGCGGTCACAACATAGGTGTTGCGCTTTTCTCCGGTCTCTTTGTCGTCCCAAGTCTTCTGTTCGATGAGACCCTTGACTGTAACGCGAACTCCCTTTGTCAAAACACGAACCACATCTTCAGCAAGGTATTTCCATGCTTCTACTTTGAAGTAGCTGGTTTGTTCTTTCTTCTCTCCGTTTGCGTCATTCCAGACGCGATTTACCGCGACCGAAAATTCAGCTTTTGCAGTTCCAGAATCGAAATATCGAATTTCTGGGTCTGCGGTCAAATTACCCATAAGGGTGATTTCTGCTGACATTTATTGCTCCTATTCCTCGTTGTTTGTGCCCGTGGGCTTGGTTATTAAACTATACACAGGTCTTTGGGCTTTTGCAACCCCACTGGTAACCTTTGGATATGGCACCAGACGCAAATAACGCTCGCTACCAGGTTCTAGTCCACATCCAAGAAAACCTCATGGATATGGTGGACGACGGGAAAATTGCTGGAGAAGAGCTGGTGGAACTCAATAATTCCATGGGTGAAATTGCCGCTGCTGTCCTAGATTGTCTAAGTTTTGAAATCGAAGCTTTAGACGAGAACAAAGCCGCAACAGCGAAAATCAAACTAAAAGACCTACTCGATTAGCTATTGGGCTAATGCCCAAGCTGAAAAAAATTCGTCAGTGGTTGGGATAACCCAAACTTGACACATGTCGAAACCCATCTGCGGTTCTCCAGTCACTGCCCACGCAATCGAAATTTTTGAAGCTGGTTCACACATTCCAACATTGCACTCCAAACCAAAACGGTAGATGAACCATTCAACTATGCACTCTTCGGAATGCTTCCTGCAATCCGCGTTGGGTTCCTGGTGAGGACATTCGAATCCAACTACTACTAAATCGTTTTTTTCTATGCGCAAGCTGATTGAGTGGCCGTCGTTATTCCAAACCAATTCTGATTCATTCTGCATTTGGGCTCCCAGATAAATTTAGAATTAGTGACCCATCTCTTGACGCAGTCGCCCTAACTCAATTTTATACTACTTGGCTTTGAACTCCGTCCAAGTCTTGTCGCCTACTCCGTAGTACTCCCTGGCATAGCCAGACTGGATTATGTCTGTATTTAGACACGCGGTCGTTGGGTCATTAATGTTTTCGGACGAGTAAATCTTTGCCAGAATACGCCCGTACTTGTCATTCTTGTCTGGGATTGTGTTTACAAAAACCCACTCGTGATTAGTAAACCAGTCTTGGGTGAACTGCTTTGCTTTTAAACCAAGGGCTTTTTCCTGCAGGTCTTTTGTTCGAGACTCTGGAGTGTTGACTCCAAATAGACGGACACGAATTTCATGATGAATTTTAAAACCTAGGTCAATACTTAAATCTACCGTGTCACCGTCAATCACTTTTAGAACCTTTGCTCCGTACCAAAACCTATTCATGGTTAACCCTGTTTTCCTCGACTGTCTCGTCGTCGTTGGTGTCGACAACGTACCGATTGGTGCGCTCATCGAATTTTAGCCATCTTCGAGCTCTGCGCTCGGATAGATTATTTCCCCCAGAGAGAGGGAGATTAGTTTGACTCGGACAACAACCCATCAGCCGCCTCGCAATGCTTCTTGGCTTTGTCTAGAACAGAAAACCATCTTGGGTCAATCGTCTCACCAAAATTAGTTAGTTCTCTACATATCTTGTTATATAAACCCTTGTCGCTAAACTCTTTAAATGTCTCCAAGAATTTATCACTTGAGGTGCTTGTGTGAATATCGTTTGCCGCATAGGGGTGTTTGAACCGGATAAATTCTGCATCCTTCATCGGTACACAAATACTGTAAATCGAGTTCGCGGCATTAGAGAAAGCTATTTCCTCTGAATTTTTTTCTTCCCTAAGTTGTTTTTTCTTTGGCGGTCCAGCCATGTTCTATTCCTCGCTATCCGGAATACCATTGCCGTTTTTATCTTCGGCATTTCTTCCAGTAGATATCATAAGTCCTGCGAGGGTGCCCGTAATGAACGTAGCAACACTTGACAGAACGCCGAAAAACATTTTGTCATTTTCCGCTTGTACGCCAATCGGCTGTGTAACAAATACCAACGCCCAAAGAACGCCCACGGTCGTAATTAGAAGCACAAAACCAAGCATGCAACCGATAATAAACTTAAGCCTTGCATCAAGTTCTGCCGGTGTCAGTCTTGGGCGATTATTCATTCTGTCTAACATTTACGCACCGAATGCCTTGGTGAATCCTTCAGGGCAAGTCTTCTTGCATATCAAATCTGAAATAAATGGCGAAACCGCCCATCCGATTGCAAGCCAAACACCTGCTGGCGTTTCCCACGCTTCTGGGTGTTTCAAACCTTCAGCCAAACAATTTGAAATTATGTTGTCCAATAGTGAGTGGTCAACATTGTTGCTGACTTCGGGTATCATCAAAAATGCATCAGCAATTATTTCAGTCATTGCTTTCACCACGACTGCTTTTTCTGCTTTGTCTATTGTTTGTGCTATCACGGATAGAGTGGTAGATGTTGCTAAACCTTCAGGTTGTTCTGGTCCAAATGCAGCAAGCACCAACCCATTGACTAGCGCAGTTACTGCTAGGTTGCAAGCGTTTGCATCAACCCAGGCGACTGCATCCTTTACGCCGACTTCTACTCTTTCCCAACCTTCTTCAAGTGCTGGAAGAACATATTTGTTCCATTCCATAGCCAAAATGTCTTCAACCCTATGGTTAACTTCAGGATGGTCATGGATGTACTTAATTGCCTCAGGAGCAAGTCCCCATGTCTCACAAGTTGAACATGGACCATCGCCACCAAAGCCGTACCATCTCACATAGTCATCGCTACAATCTGAACGATGATAAACAATCCCGTCGCCATTTTTATCAGCCATTTGAATCTCCTGTGTCTCGTGTAATTTCTATGGTTGTTTCTGTCGGGTCAAACCCAAGCAATATTTCGGTGCACATGTTGTCAACTAAACAAATAGGGGGATGACAATTTGGGTCTTCCCAATTCTCTGGGTCCTGACATGAATACCTGTAGCTTCCGTTATATCCACAAGATGAAGTTACAAGAATTAAAAAAACACTAAAAAAAATCTTTTTCATTAGTCTTTTGAAATTTTCTTAACCGAATTATCAACCTTATTGAAAACACTATTTATCTCGTCAAGACTCAATTTGCCGTCATTCAAGAAGGCTCTAGACAGGCCCTCGACTACGGTTGCTACTCCGGCGATTCCCGCCATGAATACAGATTTCCAAATTGGAACACCAGCTATTGTGCCGGCACCAACAACACCAAGACCGCTAGCGGCAAAAGTCGCAAATATGCGAAGAACTATGTTTTGTAGTTGTTCCATTATTTGCCTTTCGTTTTGTTTGAGCCTTTTTGAAACTCTTGTTCGGCGTGAGTAGCAAGGTGATTAAACAAAACTTCATCATGTTGCTCAATCTTGTTAGCTAACCGAGAGATATTTTCACCGAGATTGCTTTCGACCCTGTCGATTGAGCGACCCAGATTCGAGCCGATGTCCTCAACTCTTTTGACTAATGCATTATGTTCATTGGTGTTGTTTTCCCACTTTTCTTCATCCTTGCGCCCTCGTCGTTCAATAACTGCAACTAGAACTAGGGATGCTGCACCGATTAGGCCCACAAGAACTTCCATCACAAACCAAGCAGTTCTCTAACTTTTGGACCAGTCACAGAGTCTGCTGCAAGCTTATTTGCAACTTTGAATGCCTTTATTGCTGCGTCTGTTGCGGCATCTTTTTGGCCATTTATTTCCCCCTTATAGAAACCCTTGGCCTTCAATGCCTCTTGCAGCTTCCTAACGTCATCTCCACCTGCTGCAGTGGCTGCAGCAGGTGGTCCACCTGCCGGCGCCGTAACTCCGTTAGCGTCCATCCATGCCTTAACAGAAGCTGGAATATTGTCACCGCTTACGTAGCGAAGATGCCATGGCTCGCTCGGAACAACCTCCCACGAGAAACCAAATTCCTTGACGTTTGCAATCAACCAGTTGAGACGCTTCGGTTCAGATGCCGAATGAACATCAACGGCCAAACCGAGGTTATGCTGCGATTTACCCGGTGTGGCAAGCATCGCCATGCCCTTCTTGAGATACCAAGTCTTGCCTTCAAATGTCTTAGTGCTGGTTCCGTCCACTTTGTCAAGTGTGTAGCGGCTCAGAAAACCTTTTTTTTGACTTTCGTAATCGCGATATGTATCGCCGCTGGAAGTCGGTTTTAGTTCAACGCCTTCAGCCTTGGCCTTCTCCACCATTGCCGTCCATGCAGATGCGGCAATCCAATGCATTTTCCCACCACCAGGGACTGCTTTCAAAAGATTGGCGGGAAGTTTTCCTGGCTCAACGCCCTTAAGGTCTTTCGGAAGGACTACGGGTACGATGTAATTCCATGCAACTTTGCTCATTTTAGCTCCAGTACTTTTAGCTAGTTACATAAGTTTATATCAAAAATAACTACACCAAAAGCACTGAAACAATTATTCGTCGTCTGGTTCCTTCATATGCAAGTACATTGATGCAGTAAATGCCAAGACCGTTCCCCATAGGGCAATTTGTTGCGTTAATCCAGAGAGGGTGAAGTACATAACCGTGGCACCAGCAAGGGTGAAACCAGATGCCATAACTCCGTAAACAAACTTTCTTGTAAAGTTCTTCCAGTCCATAACTCTCACTCCATCCTCATATTTGTAAATAGATATCTGCTTAATCCAATCTGGGCCTTCGCCTTCGATTGCTCCACCCTCTTCTGTCTCTTCTTCTTCTTTCCGAGCCGCGACATCTTGTCGTGGTGCAGAAGGAGTTGAAGGTCCAGGGGTTGGTATTCCACCACCAGCAGCAGCCAGAGCCACAGTGCTAGTCACCAAGTTTACCGCAATCACGCTTCGTCTCGTACCAACATCTATAGAAGAACCTAATGCGATATACGTATCAAACACACCGGCGAACACATTGATTTCTTCTTCAAATGATTCCTTAACATCGGTTGGGGCTTCGGTGAGCGCCTCTGAAATTTCAGCACCAGCCTCTTCGGAAACTTCGGAAACAACTATTGCATTAAACACTGCGGATGCTTGTTCGCCGTCAATGCTTTCAAGAACTTTTGCACTCGTTGCAAGTTCGGTTGCTTGTCCTGACTCAATGCCACCTTCTTGCTCGATTACCAACGTAACGACTTGTCCGACCTGCTCGCTCGTAATTGTGTCGGATTCCAACACGTCCACGATTACTCCAACTGACTCGGCATCTAGTTCGTTACCCAATACAGCGGTAAAGGTTTCAATCAAAACCTCAGTGCTTACTTCTTCGTCAAATACCGCACCAAGAACAGTGTTCAACAACTCTGAGGTGATTTCGTCCGCCAACACATCAACGATGAGGTCAATTGTTTCCGCATCGGAAAGGTCATCGTCAAACACGCTGTCAAAAATTGCTTCTGTTTCTGCTTGGCTAAGATTTGTTTCAAGCAAGTCGTCAAGTACGGTCATAGTGTCTGCAACGGAAATGTCCTCGTCAAATACTGCGTCCATAACTTTGTCTAGGTCGCCAGAACTAAGCGGACCATCAAAGATTGATTCCAAAGCCGTCACCATATTCTCAGCGGAAGTATCCTCCGAGAATGCTGAATCCAAAACTGCCGTTAACTGTTCGCTAGTGATGTCTGCATCCAGCATCGTTGTTAGTGCTTCGGTGAATACATCTGCTGAAACATCTTCGGTGAAGACGGCTTCTAGGACATTGTCAAACTGGGTGTCGGTAAGTTCTGCGCCGAGGAGTGTGTCAAGAACAGCGCCAACCTCGTCAGCCTCAATATCGGTTGTAAACGTATCCTCAAGAATATCGTCTAATTGACCAGTAGAAATTGTTTCTCCCTCTTCTGGGAGGATAAACTCGTCTGGTGGAATTACTACTATTACCGGTTCGGTTTCTGTTGGGTCTATTCCAATTGGTTCTGAGTATTCTGGAATTGTCTCTGTTGGCAATTCGATTTCAGGTTCTGTTTCTACGGGAAGCGGCACCGTTGTGGATTCTGTTTCAGGCTCTGGGTATTGCGGGAGTGGCACTGTTGTACCGTTTGGGGGAGTCGCGACGACAGGAGCGACGGTCGTACTGGTCGTAGTTGTAGTAGTAGATAAAGTAGTTGTCGGGTCAAGAACAGTTGCATCAACGGTTACTTCAGGACCATAGGTGCAACTACCAGTTCCGACCCCAACACACTGACCGCTCATTGCTTTAATACCGAAACGAACTGGTCCGTATCCAGTCGTGACAGGATTGCTTCCAGAGAACATCCCAGTGCTCAACGAGTAGTTGGTTCCTTGATTAGTCCAAACTCCCCAACCACCTGATGTTGCTCCACCAATTACGGTTAGGTCGTAAAAACTAACCGCGTAACCGTAGATAGCGGTATTGCTTGCCGCCGATGCATCCCAATCAAGGTCAACACTGCCATCTGGGTTTGCAACGGCAGTCAAGTTTGTAACTGGATTCAGGTAGGCCGCAGTAATTGTGTTGTTGGACTCCACATATCCAGAGCCCGAGAAATTATTTGTGTTTAGCGCAGTGACACCAAATGTGTTTCCAGTGGCTGTGGAGAAAGAGTTCGCACTTACTCCGTTGTGCACGGAGGAGCCGTTATTCCAGTTGTTAGCAAACTGAATAGCGGTCGTGTTGCCATTGAATGTGTTACCTGAAACCGTTTGGTTGCCAGCACCAACCGGCCAAGAGGTGGGAATCCACGATGAGAAGTACACGCCAACACCGTTTGAAGTAAATGTTGAATTCAGAACTTGCTGACGGTTGAGCCCTCCTA